AAGACTTCCCCTTTCGGAATGTTTTTTCCATTGTACGCCCTGCCATGGATCCCGTCAAGCAAAAAAGCTGCCGTGCAGCTTTGGAACCGCACGGCAGCTTTATGATAACAGGTTCAGAAAAATGCAGGAGTTACAGCTCCACGTTGAAGTAGCGCTTCAGCAGGCCCTCAAAGCCGCGGCCATGACGAGCCTCGTCCTTTGCCTACAATAGTAGATCGCCGTAGCATCGTTACTTAATACAAAAAGATATGTATTTTGCCCACGTTTTGCCCACAAGAATTCAAATGTGGGCAATTTTGTGGACAAGCCAATCAACCGGCTCTTAAAAGTTCTCCAAAGTCAGTGTTGGCATTCTTATCAAGAAACTCAAGAAGTGCTTTACGGGTTACTTTACGACGACCCAACACGATGCTTGGCAAATAGCCCTTTTCTATTAAAGAGTATACCACAGGGCGTGTGGTTTTCAAGAGGATCGCTACTTCTTCTACGTTATATACAAGCTGTTGGTCAATTGGAATAATCTGTTCTTTCATTCAATCACCCTCTCCATCTTCTCTTCCCCATATTTAGCCACACACACATTATAAAGCAGCATCGCCCTGGTCATCAGGCCAACTCCACCGATACGAGGGGTTACTTTGATACCATCCATATTATAAACAGCGTCAGAACAGTCGCCATGTTGTTTTCCGTTTTCGTCATAGTTGATGCCAACATCGATGCAAACCTCTACTCGGTCAATACCAAACGGTGTGATAAAGTTACGCTTGCCCACAGCAGAGATGATCACATCGACCATATCCATTGCAAGAGCCGTGCACTTCATAAAACTTCCGCTGCTATTCACAGAAATCACATTACAATGGCGCTTAATCAACATATCAACCAGCGGACGACCTACGATATCAGATTGACCACACACAAGCACATTCTTGCCATCCAGATCGTACCCGATGGAATCAAAAATCTTCATAACGCCAAGCGGAGTACATGGCTGAAATTTGGATGTGGAATTAAAGCCATCAACATCAAGTTCGTCTGGGATACAGATAGCATTGGGGTTGATATGATTTGGCAGTGGAAGCTGGACGATAATGCCGTCCACATATTCCCAATTATAATCTTCCAGTATTTTATTGTTTAATTCGTCTTCAGTGATATTTTCTGGTAATTTGATAAGTTCTGCTTCGATTCCAACCTCTTCACAGTCACGCAGCTTGCCGCGAATGTAAGCGTTGGATGCAGGGTTATCCCCTACTTGATAAATATATAAAACAGGAGCATCGTTAGCTTCTGCGATAATATTCTTGATTTTATTTTTGATATCTTGTGCAATAGATTTGCAATCAATAATCATTGTGAACCTCCTTACAGCATCATACCGGCAATGGCATGAATGACTCTCTCAAATATCTCGTGATTGAAAACATAGTCACCAAGGTCACGCACAAACGAGATGATATTATTTTCACGACCTTCGATTTTAAAATGTTTAAATCCCTGTGAAACCAGCATTTTGATTTCATCTTCATTCATAGATGTACCAAGAAGAGGATTGCTGTTTCGAGTAGAGCCGCAATAGTTATATACTATCGCCAACTGATTTTGCAGCTCCGTAATATCATCACCATTAACAATAGCCTGACCCAGCTTTGTATTCAGCTGATAGTGACGGCCAGCCATGGGACAATTCGGCAGACACCGGTGATTGACAATAAATTCTACTCGATCATGGTCATGCAGGTTTTTAATAAACTGCTCGTCATGGATTTTAAATGGATTCACAACGACAATATCAAAACGGTCAAGCAGACGATTATAATATTCGGCAGAATCATTCCCAAGACCGACTTCAACAGACGGTTTTACTTGCGAAGAAATCAGCTCAAGATTGGGATACATATAGCGAATATAATCAGCCAGTAAATCGGACATAACAATAACGCCGTTACGGTTTGTAAGACCATTTTGATTATTATGATCGAGGTGACGCAACATAATATTTGAAGTTTCATCAACAAGATCGCCGCGTGTAACAAACGGGCTTGAGAATGTCAAACGAACTCCAATACCAAGTTCATTATATTTATCTGCTCTGGACAGAACTTCTGACACAGGCAGATTTTTCTGTGGTGGGATACGACCACCCTGTAGGATTGTGGATATACTTCCAAATACATATCTGATGCCATTTTTCTCACAAGCCATTTTACAAGCTTTATCAATATCAAACATCATTTCATCATGGCCGCAGAACGCACCAATGTTCCAATCGATTTCACCGCCGTAATCTTTTACAAGCATCAAATTCTCCTTTCTTTATGAAGGTCTAGTTATTAAAACATCACGCCGCAATCATTCGATAGATAGCAGCCTTCCAATGAACTTGCGACTTTGCGATACTTATTATCAAGCTCAACAAGAAATGTGTTTATCATCTCATTATAAATATGTGCGGCTTCTTCGTAAGTATCAGCAAATGCATAATACGATTGATTTGTATTCACGCTGATTGTGCGATTTTTTGTTTTAAACTTCGAGTTCCAATAATCCTTATTATGAATAGATCCTTGTACCGGCTTGCAATTGATGCCGGCCTTCGTATCATCAAATCGAAATCCAGTGCACCAGACTTCTTTATCTTCTGGAACAGACATAAGTGTATAAGTCATATTCTTTATTCCTTCTATTATCTACAATATGCATGTAAAAAGGCAGATTCTCTTGCAAGCAATCTCATTCTAATTCCACAAGTGCATTTGCACTCAGGACATTGTATTTCTGCCGGACGACCTGTATCATCATAATTTTTTACCGTTTCGCTAACAGGTCGTGCCGGTAGGGGCCATACATGGAATTCAGATCTTTTAGCTTCAAATACACACCCGCAAGAGTCACAAGTCACTTTATATAATTTTCCGGAATCTTTTGCCAGATGAGTTCCATGCTTTATAACATTCATATATTTATTCCTCCCACCCACCACTGCAATTATGTATCAGATACCGAACTTGGCGTTTACCTTTTTCAGATTGTCAGCAGCCTCGGCATAAGCATCGCGTGCAGCATGATAATCTGCCATCTTAGCAGCCAGAATTCGTTTTGCTTCCCGCTCTGCGATATCAGCATTTGCGAGCTCCTGATTCAGCTGAAAACCTGCCGCCTTGATGCCACTGGTAAAACCCTGTAGATCACTGGATGCAACCTTTTTCTCAGCGATATAAGTACCCTTCTTACCGTTGACAACAGAGTCTGTGTTGAACATCTTTACGATACGATCAGTAGTGCCATCATTAACGTGATAAACATAAAAATACTTTGCCATAATTTAGCCCTCCTCAACTTTTTCAAACGTATAAATTGTATGTGCGGTTTCGATTTCGACAGTTTTTTCATTTTCTGAAATCGAGACAGAAGTAACGGGAGATGTGTGCATCCCTCCAGGATATGGATAGCCCTCATTATCTTTTACATATCGGAATTGAGCAATCCAGCCGACAGGAATTGGACGGAACTGCATTGTCATACCGATCCATTCCGGATACCATCCGTCAGTACGAGTTTCGCCCGTGTCTACGTAGACTGCATCCTTCATAATGTAATCGCCTTTCGGCATTTGGATAATATCGTTCATTAGTCTCTCCAATCAAAAGCTCCGCTTGCACTTTTTATAAGCTGCACTGATACTGTTGCAAGATCTCGATTGGCAATATAGTTCGACCCTAGTTTAATCCAGCCAGTTTCCTGCCCAAGATTTGCTTCAACCAGTGCTTCTATTTCTTCTTTCTTTTTGGTTGCATCCGATTCCATAGCTTCTCCAGCCTCTTTGTGGCTCATTTTATCGCGATAATCGGAATTTTCATAGTCAACTGTAAAGCTATGATCTATGCCATTTCTTAGGCAATAGTTGACATTGACAGCCCAGCATCTATATGGTTCAAATTGTCTTTGCTCTTTGACTTCTTCTGCCTTTTCAGGTTCTTCTGACGGTTTTTCTTCTGATTTATTCCAGAACATTTTACATCACCCGCTCCTTTTCATCCCAGTGTTTGATACCGTATTTGTCACGAACACGATTTAATCTTGCAAGAATTTCTTTATATTGCGGATTGTTTGGTTCTGTCTCGAACATTGCCGTCTCTGCTTTCCCAAGTTCTTCGTTATATCTATAACCACCATTTCTTAGCTTTTCCCCAATGACAATCAATTCGTCATCACTTTGTACCGATTCGTCATAGATACCATTTTCATCATAGTATTTAACACGTCTTTCTACATATGGGGATTTAACTGTATATCCAAAACTACATCGCATAAGCAATACTCCTTAATTGTTAAACACCAGTGCTTCCGAAGCCATTATCACCACGCTCAGTTTCATCTAGTACTTCGACAACATCGAACTGTGCCTGATAATACGGAACGAACATGAACTGTGCAATACGGTCACCATGGACGATTTCCTGTGGCATATCAGAGTGATTGTGTAGCGGAATAAATGCTTGGCCACGATAATCCTCATCCAACACGCCAACTTTGTTCGCAGGTGCCAGACCCTTCTTAGATGCCAGACCACTGCGGGCAAATCCGAGAATAGCCCAACCATCAGCAGGAGCAAAACGCAGGCCGGTACCGATCATACGGGTCTCATGCGGACGGATGTAAATAATAGGATTACCATGCTCGTCATACAGGTCTGCCTGATCCGCTGGGATATAAGCGTAAACATCAGCACAGGCAGCCTTCTCAGTGCCATAAGTAGGGATTTGAGCGTCAGGATAGATCTTATTGATTTTCACTTGCGGATGACAAACAGTAGTAATCGCTTTATTATTTTGGAACATTTCATAATTACTTAAATCCATAATTTTATTCTCCTTTTAACATTTTATCCAACATTTCATCGTCAATGCCATAATTACCAGTATATTCCAACCCACAACTCTCATAAATTTCATCTATAAGTTCTCCATAATGAAAAGCCTTTGCTGTTTCTAAAGCTGTTCTTTTAGGATTATCAAATGTTGATTTAATACTACCTTCATACATTTCAACAAGCATTTTATCGTAATCCCTTAATTCTGTACGACGTGGGGACTCCTTAGGATCAACAGTGATATACTGACCAATAAGTCTATCATCATTATCATCATCAAAGTCATATGGGCGATTCAAATATTCCGGAGTAATATCGACCTTTTCAATATGATCAATCGTCAAATGCCAATAAAATGACTCCGCCCATTTTCTTTTCACATCTGCTTTACTTGTGGCAACCATCCGATAAATGTATGGACTTGGGCCATTCACTTTACTGTGTGCCCAAATACAATAAACGTATTCTTTTTTAGATGACATATTATGTATTCTCCTTTTTATTATTCGGATTCCACCAAAGAACTGGTTTTTTACAGCAAAGACTTGCATAACAGTCAATTACTCTCTGGTTGGAACTTCCCATATACGGCAAAGAGATATCTCGTTTAGATTCAATATATGGGCCATCCACCAGAACATCCACATAATTCAAATGATCCCAGTCTTTGATTTGGTCCCACTCGTATCCAGTCCACATCCAAATATCCTTGGTGTCACCGAATTCTTTGCGAACTCTCTCGCAGATATAACCAACGATAAGTCGATTCTGAACAAAGAGGGGGTCTCCTCCGCTGAATGTTAGCCCTTGAATGTAATCGGGGCGAAGTAGATCAAGCAGCTGTTGCATGGTATCTTCAATGAACGGAACACCTGCATTTTGATCCCATGTCTGTGGATTATGACAGCCAGGACAATGATGACTGCAACCCGAAACGAAAAGACTTACGCGCACACCTTCGCCGTTCGCTATATCACACGGGACTATTTTCATGTAGTTCATTTGTTTCACATCCTATCATGCCACCACACCCACCCTACTTATTTTATTTACTGCTTCTTACTGTTCGCAAATCTGCCAAAGATAAGCAGCCCCAGCCAAATACCAGTTGCTGCCCATAGATTAAAGTCGGGCCCAAGCAACTTCCAACCGCCATATAATATAACAGTCGTAATGAACCACGACAGAATAAAACCAAGAAAACCTGAAATGAATTTTGCAATATCATTCATGCGATATCACCTGCCTTTCTGTTAATTATCAATGAATCACGCGATTGTGCGGCTTGTTGATTGTTGTTTTCTGAATTTTTACTCATACCAAACTCTTTAATTGTCGCTAAGATGAACAACTCTATCTCTGATTTCCTGAGTACGTCCCTGATTCCAGAAATTGCTTCCAATGTAACCACAGGTACGCCGTGCAACATTCATCTTACTCTGGTCACGGTTACCACAATTTGGGCACTCCCACACCAGCTTGCCGTTATCCTCAACAATTTTGATCTCGCCGTCGTAGCCGCAGCACTGGCAGTAATCGGACTTGGTGTTCAGCTCGGCATACATAATATTATCGTAGATGAACTTCATTACACTGAGAACTGCCGGAATGTTGTGCTGCATATTGGGCACTTCCACATAGCTGATAGCACCGCCCGGGGATAGCTTCTGGAACTCGCTCTCAAACTTGAGCTTAGTAAAAGCATCAATATGCTCACGAACGTTTACGTGATAGCTGTTGGTGATATAGTCGTGGTCTGTGACATCAGGAATAATGCCGAATCGCTTTTGCAGGCACTTGGCGAACTTATATGTAGTAGACTCCAACGGAGTGCCGTACAGAGAGTAATCAATGTTTTCTGCTTCTTTCCATTCTGTGCACTTATCATTCATATACTGCATGATAGACAGCGCGAACGGTTTTGCTTCAGGATCGGTGTGGCTCTTGCCGGTCATATACTTCACACACTCATACAGACCGGCGTAGCCCAGGCTGATGGTGGAGTAGCCGCCAAAGAGCAGCTTGTCGATCTTCTCGCCCTTCTTCAGGCGGGCCAGTGCGCCGTACTGCCACAGAATGGGGGCGGCATCGCTGGGGGTGCCCATCAGGCGCTGATGGCGGGCCTGCAGTGCCTTGTGGCAGAGAGCCAGGCGCTCGTCAAAGATCTTCCAGAACTTCTCGAAGTTGCCGCCGGAGGAAAGGGCCACATCCACCAGATTGATGGTGACAACACCCTGATTGAAGCGGCCGTAGTATTTGGGCTTGCCGGTCTCGGGGTCCACATAGGGGGTCAGGAAGCTGCGGCAGCCCATGCAGGTGTAGCAGTGGCCCTCGCCGTTCTTGTCCACCTTGAGTTCCAGCATCTTCTTTTCCGAGATATAGTCCGGCACCATGCGCTTGGCGGTGCACTTGGCGGCCAGCTCGGTCAGGTAGTAGTAGGGAGTGCCGGGGCGGATGTTGTCCTCTTCCAGCACATAGATCAGCTTGGGGAAGGCGGGGGTGATCCAGACACCGGCCTCGTTCTTCACGCCCTGATAGCGCTGACGGATGGTCTCCTCGATGATGATGGCAAGGTCGGCCTTTTCCTGTGCGTTGCGGGCTTCTCCCAGATACATGAACACGGTGATGAAGGGGGCCTGACCGTTGGTGGTCATCAGGGTCACGACCTGATACTGGATGGTCTGGACACCACGGTTGATCTCGTTGCGCAGGCGGCGCTCCACGATCTCCTTCTTGCGCTCCGGGGTAACGTCCAGCCCTTCCATCTCCGCTTCGACTTCAGCAGCGATCTTCTTGCGGGAGACATCCACAAAGGGAGCCAGATGGGTCAGACTGATGCTCTGGCCGCCGTACTGGTTGGATGCCACCTGCGCAATGATCTGGGTGGCAATGTTGCAGGCGGTAGAAAAGCTGTGTGGTTTATCAATGCCAGTACCAGAAATAACAGTGCCGTTCTGCAGCATATCCTCCAAGTTGACCAAATCGCAGTTATGCATGTGCTGAGCAAAATAATCTGCATCATGGAAGTGAATCAAACCCTCTTCATGTGCCTTAACGATCTCCGGGTCCAGCAGAAGACGAGCGGTTAGATCCTTTGATACCTCACCGGCCATATAGTCGCGCTGCACGCTGTTCACGGTGGGGTTCTTATTACTGTTCTCTTGATTGATCGCATCATTCTTAGCGTCGATGATTTCAAGAATACTGGCATTCGTCTTTTCCTTGTCGCGAATTTCCTGACGGAGCTTTCGCCAGTGGCTATAAGATTCAGCTACATCAGCAAAAGGACTTGCTTTCAGCTGCTCAATGACGATATCCTGGATCTGCTCAACAGAAAGAGTGTCCGGCATCTCAGCGATATGATCTGCAATTGCATTCGATACACGAGAATCAATACCGCCTGGAGTGGTGGTCATCGCCTTTTCGATTGCATTCACGATCTTAGACTTGTCAAACGGAGCTTTTACGCCATTACGTTTGATTACATACTCCATATTCCATCGCCTCCTTATCAATAATAACGCTGCTCGCCCATCATTTTCACAGCATAATCTTCGTACCAACGAGCCTTATCCTCGTCCTGCTCTGCAGCCACACCGGGCTTAGAACCATCACGGAAGCGATACTTGTAGGCATTGCAAATACAGAACCAGCGAACTGCCTCGTCGCCAAACAGCTTACGCATATTCTCGATGCACTCGGTGCCATGATAGTGAGCAGGGCCATCTACATACTCATACGGCTGTGTATCAGGCTGTGTATTGGTATCATCTTTAATCGGGTGCGGCCAGTCAGGATGTTCATCTTCCTCACAGGCACAGCTGTCGCCATTCTCTTCATCACGATCATCCAACTCTACGAACTCGCAGTTATCACAGTCGCCATCACACTCGTTGATATCGTCCTCATCGTCGTCGGTGTCATCGTCACAGTAACAATGATCGTCAATATCGATGTCCTGATTGTGTAAATTCAAAAGCAGGATTCCACGAGTCATAGCTTCAGAATTTTTGATATCACAAATCTTCGCCAAGATATGAAGAGTGTCAGTATCAAGCTTTGCAAGGTTGTCGAAGTCAAAGCGGCCAATATGGTGCCCCTTTTCCCTCATACGGCCAGTATCGGTAAGAGTCAGATAATCAATAATACCATCATCGTCGCAGCAATCTTCACAGTCACAATCCGGGGTATCGTCATCCTCAGCAGCTCCATGGAAGACTTCCTCATACAGGTCGTGATAATTCTGATAAATATCAGCCAATAGACCGCGCAGAATGGGTTCTTCCTCGTCAATATTCAGCTGTACAATATAAGTGGCCCATGTTTTTGCACCAAACAGAAACATACCACTTTTATTGAACTCATGGTAAGATTTTGCCCTAACCATGATCATAGGAGGAGTGTATTTGTTAAAATTGTAGACAAGACGTAGGACACCATTTTCATTCAGAATATCGCAATTATTGATATCCATAACAGATTTCTTATTCATATGTACGCTCCTTACTTCTCGATAGTTTTATAAACATCTGCCAGCTTCGGGTGACGGCCACAGCAGCGGCTCCCCTCGGGACAGAACGGATACTTGGGATTAGCCTCACAGGACGGAACCATCCATGCGGCGAGTTCTGGGCAAACCTGAGCAACCTGGAATTTGATTGCCATAAACAGTCCCCGGATCTCACGCTGAGCACGAGTGCAGAGCCGCAGGTGGCTCATTTCAATCAGTGACCGCGCATTGATGGTGACATATAGCTCAGTGCAACACGCATTTGGCAGCACCGCACGAGCGTCTTCATTGGCAGCACCGTGATACTCTTTCAAGATGCGATAGTCGTTGGCGATATCTGCCATCATACCATCAAATACATCCGCGTCTTCCCCACTGAATGGATTGACATACTGCATAACACTTTCATCACAATAGCGCTGGCTGCGAACACTCAGACTGATATGCCGATGACGGCTCAACTGCGCCAGAAGCGCCCGACTGACACCGGTGACATGGAACGTAAAGCTGATGTGTTCAAGCACCGAGGTGTGCCCGGTCGCCTTACATCCCTTTGCGATTCGATAAGTCTCGGTCGGCTGCGAATCGTAACAGACACTTGCTGCCAGCTCTGCGATACTGAGCGGATTCTTGTCTGCATCCTTCTTTACCGGCTGTGAATACGAAATCAATTCGACTTTCATTTACTGCCCCTCCTTGATAAAATCATCCACTGTTTTTCTGCCTGTCAAAACCTGTTTCATTTGTTCGGGCGACAATTTATATGTAATAACCTCACCACATTCATATCCGTAGCGCCGAATCTGACGCTCGCATTCTGCTGTGGCGCGTTCTTTGCGGCCAAGCTCTCTTTGATTGATCCCTCGCATGGGACCTCACCTCCCTCCTTATTCGGTATTTACGATCTCTGTTTCAATGTCATATACGTACTTGCCATACTTTGGGAATGCAATCATCGTGCCATGTGCCCAGAGGAAATAAAATTCATCCAGTTCTGCGACGATTTCGAAGCGTTCTCCATAGCGAAGCCGCCAACAGAGAGATTCATCTTGATAATTAAGTCTTAGATATCGACGTGTCCAATTTTTCATTGCGAATCTCCTTTAAGATTCGGTCGAAAGTTTTCTCAGCGTGAACGAGATCATCAATTGCGCAATCGATATAATCAGGCTCGCAAAACTCAAAATGATTTTGGGCGATTGTAATTTCTCGTAATGCTTGTCGATACCTTTCAAAAAGCCACTTCTCATTGTTCATACACCGTTCCTTTCAAAGCTTCGAAATATGGGTCGCCATCTCGTTTTTCCAGCTGAGTCAATTGGCCATCATCGGCCACAGAATATAGACGAAAGTTTTTATAGATCTTATCGCCTTTGATCGTAGCCAGAGACGTGATGACGTAGTTGATATTGTGTTCTTCTGTGCCGTCGGTAAGTTGAACTTCGAGCCGTTCTTTCTTTGGGATGGCTAATTTACTGAAATCAACCATAAGACACCTCACAAATCAGTAAGCTGAGCAGGAGACCAGATATCCGGAATATCCCAATCTTCTTCCGATTTTCCATTATAAATTCCGTAGAAATATCCTTCGGACGGTACATAAACGACTCGTTGCCAGCCATTCATTCCGTGTGACTCCTTTGGCTCAAAATCACGAGTCAAAATTCTACGTCCGCCGCTGCTATAAGCGGATGTCTTTGTAGGAACCTCGATACATTTGTTGTCCAAAATCCGAAGAATGTGCTTAATGGACTTCTTAGAAAGATTCATAACTTTCTCCTTAGCCGTAGCTTACTTCGTTCTTATCGTCTCGGAATCGCACAAAGGTCGGGAATTGTAGGGACTCAAGGCCAGTCTTTTTATCCATTGTGACCTCTTTGTACTTTAATTCGATGATACGTCCGATGTAATCACCCTGATTCGCCCACACGGCAGCTCTCGTAGCATCATCAAAACCGGAACCAACACGAAGCTCGTTGCCCTTGTAGTCAACAACCAAAGCGCCCATCGTACCAGCCAGACGGTTCTGACCCTCTTCAATTGCAGTGACACGAAGATCAACAGTATAAAAACGCTTGATTTTAAGACAGCCTGTGTGACGCGCCCGCTTATAAGGAACCGATGTATTAAGCATGAGCCCTTCCCAATCATGTTTGACTGCATAATCGAGCCACTGAGGAATCACACTTTGATCAGTACCTTCGTAGACCATCGGCACGACCTGGATATTTTTGAGCCCTTTCTGCTCGATCGTAACGGCTAAATCTTCAAGCCATTTACGACGGAGTTTATATGGCGTAACAAAAGAACCATCTTCATAAGGAAGGCTGCCTTTGCCGTTCTCAAACTCGTCAGTAGGAATCAAATCAAACACAACGAACTTGATCTGGCTTTTATCTCCATCCGAGTTCAACATACCAGTGCCAACCCGAAATGCCTCGCCGTCTGATAGCCCTCTGCTATTACGGTATACTAGCTCGCCATCGTAGACGTATTCATCAATCAGCGATTCATCACCAAGCTCTTTGATGATGTCGTCCTTAATATGGTCGAGGCCGGTAAACTCTTGTCCCTGACGAGAAATGAACTTGCCACGGTAGAAGGTGCCCCGGTTACCATTCATCTTGCGGCTGAGACTGAACCAGGTGCCCGGCTTGAGTTTGACTTTATCGATAGGATATCCCTGCTGGACTTCCCAGACCGGAATTACCACTTTGCCAAAAATCTTATTGACCGTAGCAGCTTCAACACCCAGAGGCAAATTCTTGGTGAACACTCGAATCAGAAAATCTTTATGTGAAGCATTCCAGTAGATATAACTGGCTGCCATTGACAAAGCCATGTCAGAGCCGGTGTTGCACTCCGCCAGGAATAAGCAGATATCTTGGAAAGTGTGTGGAAATCCATCCACGATTCGCACCTTCTTGTTAATCTTCGCCTTAGAGATTCCTGTTGTGATCTGTGGATCGAGAATGAAATCAAGGAAGAAAAATAACGAATTCTCACCGATCTCGTTTTTTGCATCCAACAAGACTGTTGCCTTATCGGTCTTTTTTGTGGCTTTCTGGAGCTTTTTTGTCAGTGTTTCCAGCTTGTCTAGCAGGACACCGTCCAGAATCAGCTCACCTTCAAAATCAAGTGATGATGTCATCTTCAGTCCCCCTTCTTGTTCTCTTGGTTTTTTGCGGTAGTTCATAATGGGTCAGCGCTTCACGCATTTCGTGGAGAAGAAACGCATGAATTAGCCATGATGTGGTATCTGGCTCACAAAAAATGATCTGACTGTTATATCGAGCAAGCCATGTGGTGAGACTGCCCAGCAATGAAGCAGGTGTCATCTTACTGCGATATGCACCGCGATTGATCTTTTCCCATGAACCGTTTTCAATCAGTATGTAAGTTTTTGCTCCGGCTGCTGCCGCTCTGTCGAACTCTTTAGCGAACCGAATTCGATTCGTTGTGAAGTTGCCGCAGATTTCATCTATGGAATTTTTTCTCTCAATGGTCACCTTATCTGCCAACGAGAATTTTTCGCCATTGGGCAGTGTTACTTCAGCACTATAGTCACCGAAATCCAGCCGCTTACGCATATAAGCACATGGGAACGATGAGAGCCGCTGATGTAGAAGTGGAGTATCCTTTTCGCGGTCATCCACAATAATCACCATTGACTTGAGGATCTGAGTGATTTCGTTATATGTCACTTTGTCACCTCCTTTCACCGCACATGAACGTATTTACGAAGAATCGTTTCTTTGTCGGTCTTGGATTGAACCCACTGGCCCTGCTCGTCCTTTGACCAGCGGCCTTCTTCCCGCTCTTCATCAATGCGAAGGATGTCGCCTTTCTCGATTGGGGCAGCTTCCAGAGTGCGGCCTTTCACCTTAAGCCGACGCTGTTGACCGGTTTTGAGGACGTAGGCGCTTACAGTTTTATTGGCGAACTTACCATCAATATCCAAGACGTAGATGTAAGAATCTTTGAGCTTCGGCATTGTAAGCTGGATGTAGCCAAGGTTGTCACCCTCATACTTTATTCTGTCAGTGATAGGAGTCTTTACGGTATCTGTCTTTTCGCAGAGCAGCCGAACGATTTTCATCCAGTCTACGTTAACATATTTCTTTTCAGTCTCTTTCTCACACAGTTTGGCCATGATGTCGTGAGACAGAAGCTTGTCCATCTCGTCCTTATTGAGCTGTTTTGCATCAAGGAAGTTATTGAAGATATCAACCTGTTCCAACAACTGATTGGGATTGCCGAATTCAGAAAAGAAATCAAGCTCAATTAGAATCCCTAACTGCCGACTGTCCGCAATTTTTCTTTTCTGGTTCATCAACAACAAGTCAATGAAAGAATCGAATTTATGGTTGCTGAGCTTATAAAACTCCCGACTAAGCCGCTTGTTCAGGTACTTGATAGACTCCATTCCCTGATAGATTTTCTTATCTGTCTTATCGTAGACATATTCATCCCGGGAATGGCGGAACTTGATTGGCATGATCTGGATGCCACGTTCGTTCGCAAGCTTGGTCGCATTGACGATTTTTTCTTGCGTATCCGCAGTGTTCAGAAGTGCCGTTACAAATTCGTGAGTGTAGTAATAGCGATAATACGCACAATAATATGTAAGGATTGAGTACCCGGTAGCATGGTTCAAACCAAACTGATAAGAGGCCGAATTCTCGATAACCTGCAAGAATTCTTTTGCTTCTGTCTCAGCTGTTTCTCTTGGCTTCGTTGAGTGATTACAATAGCCGTTCAGGATACGAGGCATTGCCGCATCCAACTCCGCTTTGTTCTTATGACCGATTGCACGACGAATACTATCTGCATCACCGCCGCTCATATCACAGAACTGTTGGAGGAATGCAATGGTCTGTTCCTGAAAGACAAGCCAGCCCAGACTATCTTTTAACAGTTCGTCGATTTCAGGCGATGGGTTGTGATTTGCTTCGTGCCGGAAGAGCTTATCTCTATAAGAAGCACCGCCGGGTCGAATGGCTGCTGTGACCAAGCTCAAATCTGCAATGCTGTGAACATCATATTTTTTGAGTGAATCAAAAGCGAAGTCTTCAACGAACTGGAAAATGCCAACCGGAGACGTTTTCATATCTGCCCAGACTGCCTGGTCATCGAAATCCATTTCCCAAGTGTGCGGGTACGGAATGTCAGCCAGCTTACAGGTCTTATCAATAACAGACACTGTATCAAGACCGAGGATATCGTACTTTGCCAGACCAACTGCATGAGATGCTTCCATGTCAAGGCACAGAATAGGTAGACCGTCTTTATCTTGGAAGACACCATACCTTTTATAAAGGTCGATTGGAGCGATGATGACACCAGCCGGATGGTGAGACAGCGACACGATTGTTCCCTGCAATCCATCGAAATAGTAGAAGATATCAGGATGATCCGCACGGCACTTTTCAGCGCTGACATCGTATTCCTTTTTCACTTTTGCGATTCGATCAAGGGAATAAGGATTCTTGGATTCATCTACATCTGGGTTTTCTCGCTTCCAGACTTTAGCAAGGGCTCGTCCAATCTCGTCGATTGTCGCTTTCCCTGCCAGAGTACCCATAGCCAGAACGTATGCACATTTCTCGCGGCCGAACGATTCAAAGATGTGGTTGTAAATCATGGGGCGATAAGCATCCGGCACATCGATATCAATATCACCAATCTCAACACGGTTTTCATTACAGAAGCGCGAGAACACCAGATTCCAGCGAGCCGGGTCAACATCGATAATGTCTGTAACGAATGCACACCGGGAACCTGCAACAGAACCACGACTTGGTCCGAACGGAATACCGTCATTTTTGCCCCAAATCATCAGGTCGCTCATAGAAAGCATAAATCCCAGCATGTTGGTTTTCTTAAAGACTGTAAGTTCCTCTTCAACATCTGCCCTAAACTGTGCGACTTCATATTCAGGAATGATACCGCGACGAATTTTGTCGTTCAGCATATCATGGGTTCGTTTGATATAAACCATGGCATCTGATTCAGCAGTTCCGGTCAAGATGGGATATCGTGCCTTTGTGCTTAGAGTGAAATCATTGATACTATCGGCCATCCGATTCGTATTCTCGATTGCTTCCATCCAGACCTCACGAGGAAGCGCATCTTGCACAGTAAACGCATCGACTAGTTCATTGTAAGATTTGAAAGTTAAATCAAACTCGTCCTCGCCAGTGAACTCAATTCCCTTGCCCATCATAAGGATCTTACGGCACTCTGCTTTATACGCATTCAGACTATGGGTGTCAGTTGCAGCAATCAGTGGTTTGTGATATTTCTTAGAAAGCTCCCAGAGATACTGGTTATATTCCTTTTGATCGTCACAATCGTGATACTGAATCTCATAATAGTCATAAGTCTTGCATAGTTTGTCATAGACTTCTTGACGAAATCCATCACATTCTGACGTGTATTTACGAAGTGGACTTGCCAGGCAGGCAGAGATTTTGATGATGTTATCAGACAGACCAAAGAACTCTTCAAAAGTAATGCGCGGCTTATAATACTTGTGGTCAGCATCATAAGATGTGCCCATTACTTTGTTTAGCTCCAGAACACCACGAGCATTTTTGCAAAGAAGAATCGTATGGAAGTTGTCGCGAACTTTATAGCGTTCGGCATCCATCATTTTACCGATTTCCTCTTGTGCTTCCTGCGGGTCCCATCCCTGATAAGATTCATAAACCTCGTCTGGAATCTCTGGATAGTGATATATCTCAGAAGTAAGATACACTTCGCAACCAACGATAAACTTCAACCCCTTCTTTTCTGCGTACTGTTTCTTTTCAGTCCAGTTAAGGTTGTAACCATGGTTGGTAGAAGCAATCGCTTTCATTCCGTAAGAAGCAGCGAGATCAACATAGTCTTCCCATTTTGTACAAGAATCAAGGAGCGAACCTTTATCGTCGTGCAAATGGTATACAACATAGTTTTGCTCCATGAATCCTCCTTAAAACAAATCGTCTATACCGACCACGTTTGGGTCTTTTGCCGCATAAAACGGCCGTTTGTTGATGCAATCCCGAAGCGGTTCACAGGTTTTGCGATGACCACAGAGATTGGTACAGAAGAAATTGGGATTGCCATTTTTTTCTTCAATCTCTCGTGCAGGCCATTCGCCACTGCGTTTCCGCTCCTCGAACTCGTCCGCTGTTTCGTTTATGTAATCGATACATTCTTTGCGCAGTTCATCGGTGACAGGATACGGTCTGACATATGTAGTCAATTTGAACTGGCAGCGAATATCTTCCGGCAGATCATTGATATCGTTTGATTCGATAAATGCCTGGGTAACAATTTCGATCTGCTCATTGTCATACCCGGCGGCTTTCATCTTGGAACGAACTGTAGACCGCAGCGTGTAACCCACTTTGCATCGATCGAGCACCTTTTCGGCTGGTTTTGCACGTTTTCCGAATCCGGTTTCGTATGTAATCTTGCAGTATTTCACCATGATCCAACAAGGAACGGCCGTTTTGAACCCAGCCTGTTCAAGCGCCAGAGTGTACGCGACCAGCTGACGACCATAGTGAAGCAGGTCTTCATCCTTAAACTGACTGGAAGTCTTGATATCTAACACCTGCAGCCGCCCGTCTGGCAGGACACGAATCAAATCCGCATAACCTTGAAGATAGCGATCATCACGAAGCTTCAGAATAAGCAGCTTTTCGACTTCGTACTCACCCTTTGGACTAACCCAATCACGAGCCATACAACGCATGTTTGAGATCCATTTATCGCGGATGCCATTGCCGCCATCTCTCGTTTTGGGAAAATCAATCCCAAGCATATCGAGTTCGTCCAGACCGTTTTCAATGGCAGGACCGATATCCGCTTCCGTGTTCTTCCCTTCAATGATTCCTTCCAGCGTATCGTGGACCACAGTACCAAGAGATGAGTACACATTGGCACACTGTTCGCGCTTTTCGATATATGTAAGATACGCATTATACGGACAATCATGGATGGTGCCGAGCTTTGAATAGCTGTACACCTGCGCCCCTTTGTCATACAGTGCCTGCAGCTCTGGCGCGATTACTCTTTGTCCCATTTACATCACTCCTCTACCCACTTCACACACTTTGTTATTCCCTCTTTGTAAGCGTCTTTACCAAGATCAGCGATATTCATTTTGGAGCCCTCACGAATCAATCCATCAGGCCAAATGTATCCGACCTTAGTTTTTAAGATCGGATTGTTCACGATAAGTTTTTCACATTCGTTGACCAGGTGCTCTTCTTCAAGCCCTTCATCGTAAGCCAGAATGATTTTCTTTGGCAGCAGTCGTTTGATGTATTTGGTTTGCGTATCTGATACATGACAGCCACACGTTGCAAGGGCAATATTGCAGCCAAACGAATCGCACTGCTGGACTGCCTTTTCAGATTCAAACAGAACGATATTCCCTGTTTCCTGAATCCGATGATAATTCTCAGCGTACCCAAACAGTGTTTTACTGCGTGGACAAGCGATCAATGGATACCAGCGTTTATCGTGTTCACACTCGTAATTGGCGCGGCCCATGATGCCAACCAAAGAACCATCGGTTGCACGTTCTGGGATCGTGATTCGATTTGATTCCACATCATAACCAACACCGAATTTTTGCTGAGTATCCAGGCTGATACCATCTTTGATGAAGCGGAGATTGTATTTGTTGGCATACGGTTCCAGAGTCTCCTCCGGGTACGTTTTCAAATCTTCCATCTCTTCTTCATAGTCGGGCATCAGTTTTAAAAAGAATCCACCGAACGGCCAATGCGTTTTGATGTTGACTTCTTCTTCTGAGATGCCAGCCTTTTGTGCAGCGAATTTCAAAGAATCTGGAAACGAACATCTTTTGACATCCATAATCAGACTAAAAAGATTCCCCTTTTGGTTTGTAGAGAAAACAAAGAACCGAAGCGTGCCGCAATCAAGCATACAACTGGTTGGATTTCGCTGCTCTTCCCGAGCGAACCGCAGATTATTTTTGAGAGGATTGAACTTGATATTTTCAAAGCCAAGTGCTTCAAGGATCTGAATGATTTTGTCTGGCTGATTTTCAAGCTTAGACGTTAATACATTGACATCCATTCATATCGAAGCCTCCCTTCTTATTTATCTGCGGTCGTATTGGCCATGGTCATTTACAATGGTACAGAAACCAATTTCGATCCAACGGTTCCAAGCTGAATCCCACTGATAAAGAAGGGTTTGACCATCTTCATCAGAACGAGTTTTATTCAGAAAAAGAACCATATATTTTTTGTCTTTATCCATGATGAATGGCTCTTTGATTTTTGGATTATCCTTATTCCGCCGATAGGGATTGCAATCAAATTTCTCACCGGTATATTCGTCCTGCCAACATGCCCTGGCAAAGACAGCTTGAGCCACCACTTCTTTTATCTGTTTTGAGTTTGACAGACAAGTTGCGTCAAGCCAACGCTGATTCGTAGTATGTAATGCCAACTGGAAAGTGCAGATCATAGCGACCTGTTCTTTTGAAACGGTATTAAAAATGCGACGGCTGTTCATCAACAATGCCTGCCACATCTTATCGTCAATACCGTCATCCGATTTCATGGTGTCGTAGATGATTGCCTTTGTGCCAGATCTTGCAAGACGCTTGATGTACTGAAGCACTTTAGAAGTGTCGTTTTCGAACATTTTTACAAAGCGAATATTGGAATACTTTTCTTTTGTAATAGCTGCTGCTTTACGAAGCATCTCCAATTCTTCTTCATTAAAATGGCCAAGACTGAGCTTTTTACGAGTGATTTTCCAGTAGTCCAATTCTTTCGTGAGAATGTGAACCAGTAACATGTTTTTATATGCCTTGCTCTGCATCTCGTTTGAAATAATCGCAACGCCTGTACCACCTTCTGCAAATGGGAGAACCATATTTTCAAAGATAAAACTTGATTTTCCTGTGCCGCTGTGACCGGCAAACAAATACATATCCCCAACAGGAGCGCCAAGTGTCAGGTAATTCAATAGAGGTGCTCCAGCTGCATAACTGATTCCCTGATCCATGCCGGCATTGCACTGCTGGATGTATTTTTCATCAACAACAAGATTTTCGATCTTTGAATCGTTGCCGGTTGTCAGCGCCACGCTGTTATTGAGCAGCTCGAAAGTGTTATACACATCTTCGTTCGTAGCATCATCAAAGCGTTCTGGGTGACTGAGCAGCTCATCATACTTGGTGGCTAAGATTTTAAGCGTATTCATTTTGGCGATTTGGTTATAATAGCTGTCCGTATTTTCTGGATCGACCAGATCCATCATCGCCTTACAAGCACGCCAGCCGTTCAGCTCTTCGTAGTGCCGACGGAGTGTTGGTTTGTCCGCCAGATATGTATCGAGAGTGATATTATCGATATTAGAAAAACCCTGCCGACGAATGCCGCGACCGACCATGAAATAGAAGACCTGTTCTTCACAGATCAAGGTTTTATCTGTTCCTTCGTTGATGTTTTTGTAATCGTCGTATCGCTGGGGATCTTTCCACAGACAAAAAACAAAGCTTGCTTCGGCCTGTACACGATTTGCTTCGATCTTTTCAATCGCCTTGGTTAAATCCATAAATCGTCACCTCCTAGCAAGCTGCTAACATCTTTTCCTTTGTGTGTAGTACCGATCATTGACAGGTCGATCATTGTGTCAAGATTTGGTTCTGCATTATTCTTAACAGTCTTTTCTGCTTTATCTTTTTCACGCCGGTAAACAGCGCCGATATTGTTGCGAATGATCGCCATCAGATAACTACACTTTCCTGCGTCATCCTCGAACTTCTTATTCTGCATTGCCCACCGAATCGACTTTTCGTTTTCATCCATGGTTTGCTGAATGATTTCATCCGAGTAGAAATCCAGTTCCTTCAGCCTGCGAAATACGATTGTTGGCATTGGCTGGCCATTTTCCGGGTCATATCCAATAAAATCCGCAATCGTATCGCATAGCTTCCTATAAGATTCCATCGTGCGGCCTGGCTTCTTTTGAGGAGCTGGCTTATTCTTTTTCGCCTTTTCCCTGCGCCGCCCGGCCAACCACGCCTGATAAACCGCTTCCGATTGAAAGTAGCGATTGTTTGGCGCTTTATAAAATTGACTTCTGGGGCCTTGCACCCCGGTAGCCATACATTTAACTGTAGGTTCCTTTGCCATATTTCCTACCTCGACATACCCACCATCCCGCCCTGCGTATTTACTTCAGAATGACCATATAAAGTGTGAATGGTTAGACCAAAGAATAAACGCGTTTTAATGCGTCAATAGGAAATTCCGGATCAGAGAACTTAAGACCAACCTCATCGCGGATTGCCTTGATCTGAGCCTTAACATCGGCAGAAGCGTTACCAAAACGATCCTGGATAGCGCTGATCCACTCGGCACGGTGAGGCTCGTCCTCTTCAGCCTGAGCTGCAGCACGATTTTCTGCATCTTTACGACGAGCGATTTCTGCCGTCTTTTCCTGCTGTGCGGCCTCTTCCTTCTGACGGGCAGCCATATCAGCGTCAGTCATCGGCTTCATAGTGGCAGAGTTCTTAACGCCCTCTTCAAACGCTTCGACAAAAGCCTTTGGGGTGAAAGGAACCTTTTCAGGCAGACCATGGAAACGGGAACCAGCATCCAGACTTGCAGTAGCACGCAGATACAGGACACGATTTTCTCCAGTAACCTTCTTATCCTTGATTTCACGATCAAAGACCGCCATCATAACCATCTGGGCGGTGTCAGCAATAGCACCATACACCTTATCCATCAGGTTATTGGTCCAAACCTGATATTCTTCACCAGTGACCATATCAGTACGAGTCTTTTCCTTGACGTGAGACAGGATGAACACGGCGATACCGGCATCTTCCAGACGAGTGATCTGATCTTGAATCAGTGCAATCACACGGTCAAGCCCACGACCGTAGCCTCCAAATGCATCATTTATGCTTTTACACGGCTTACCGGTCTCCTTACGAGACAACCGAATGGCCTCCTGTGCAGCGATATCATACAGGCAATCCAAGGTATCGATTGCAACCAGCTTAATACCGTAGTCCTTATTGTTCTCGACGATATCATCAACAATCTGAATGAAACCACGGCTGTCGGTCTCTTCGTCGTAATCCTGATTAAAAACCTTCGCTTCTTCAACCTGCAGATCATCCAGAGCGTGATAACCATTCTCAGCGCCACAGGAAATCAGTAGACCCTTGGTTGCGTCACCATACTTCTCTTTGATCAGATCACGAATGAAAGTAGTTTTACCGATCTTGCGAATTCCGAGCAGCATATAATGAGGATAGCTGCCAAGGTCTGCCTTAATACGATTGATTTTAAAACCCATTATGTATTCTCCTTTTTAATTTTCATTCCATGGTAAATCGACAGAATCAAAACATGGTGTCGATATCGTCCTCGTCGTCTGCCGGAGCCTCGACTGCAGGAGCAGCCTTTGCCTTGGCCTTAGCCTTGGAGCCGCCATTCATCATATCGTCCACGCTTTCATCAGCCGCCGGGGTCCAGATCTCATCCTCGAACTCACGAGCAGTGTAACCAGAATCAGCTGCAGTCTTGCACTCCTCAAACTCGCCAGTCAGAATGGGCTTTACCAGACGCAGCTCCTTTTCCCGATCACCGAGGATATTCCCACGCGGCTTGAAATCTTCCATCTTAGAGATACCGAGTTCGACCTGTTCCCGCTGCTGTTCAGTGAGGCTGTCCATAGTAAACGGAACCTCCTCAGCGCCATTGACGACAGCAATCTGCCAGTTCATATGGACAGGATTGCGAGACTTGGTTTCCAGATAGCGCATCTTGTAATCGTGGATTGCCTTGTGCTTCGGCTTGTCCATATCAAAAACAGCTGTATTGAACACGGTGTCGATCTGGAACATCTTCTGTGCGCCATCTGTCTTAGACCACATCGGGGTGTAGCAATGCATCATAATCTTGCCGTCATCCTTCAGAGTGGTTGTATCCATGCTGTCCTTGTCGTAATACAGATCCAGATTCATAGTCAGATGGGGAATGTCCTTCTCGCCAGGCATATACACGTTCTGGATCTGATACTCACGATAAACCTGATCCTTGTATTTACCGGTGCCTGGACGCAGAACGAACTTACCAGTAACAACAATATCGTCCTCATAACCGGCCAGAGCGGACTCCAGATACTCGATCATGTCCCACTCGGTGATGAACTCTTTGCGCTCGCCCAGGTTCACTGTGAACTTTTTGGTGCTGGCAACGGTCTTGATCACATCTTCGTCCAGACGATTACTCCACGCGACCTCGATATTGTTTCGGTCAATATCCATGGTCTTGATCTCGTCATTCTTAAAGCCTTCCAGCTTGACATAACCAAGATTATTTCCGGCTTTGATACCAAAGTTAATGCTGATTTTCTCACCCTTGTCGTAGGTGTCGCGCTTCACGAACGGGACCTTTTTGGAAACGGTGACCTTTCCGCAAAAGCTAAAGCGAGAGTAAACGTTGTTTTCCTTACTTGCCATATGTACCTCCTATGTAATCAGTTATCAATAATCGGATTCTTCAGTAGTCTTATGTTCCCACTCCGGCACCCTTGGGGCAAAGGGAACAACGAGGGGTTTGTGTTTGCATCTGGACATGAATTCATCTGCCAGCTTGTCATAACAGTCAGAGCAGAGAGAGAACTTCATATAGTCCCCATCACGCTTGCTCCCGTAGAAGAAAGGCAGTTCCAGGTTACCAAGATTGGTCTCATCGCAGGTGTCCAGAGTCTTACCACAAAAATTACAAGTCATATTGTTTTCTCCTATCTAATTTGACGAAATGCTATCGAATCAAATCAGGAGATGCACGTCCATACAGCATCTGTACTCCCCTTTCGATTTACTATTTATAAATTCACTTCAGTTCAATGATGTCATCAAAGAGCATCACGTATTCATCCGTGTATTTATTTCCATGGAAGTGGCCAAAGTACCACATCGGCTCTTGGTACGCCGGGAATAAGGAGTAGATTTCATCAAAGAATTGTTCTGTTGACTTGTCTACTGTGCTCTGATCAATGCCAGAGATGAAAAGCTCAGTTGGCTCGAACCGCAGTGGGCAGGTATGGGTCAACATAATATCGATTTGTTTTTCCGTTGCCATCAACCGTACCAGCCCCTTTGTGAGTTCATTTGGCTGTTCGTCCGGCCACCAATGCCAACCGCGCCGCAGACGATAATACTTATCAACCGAATAAGCACCGCCACAAACAAGTGCAGTCAACACACGGTCGGATGTAAAAATCGTATATACGGCACCGTCGATGGCAAAATACTGGTTAGGGTGTTCTGCGTGCCACAACATCGGACCCTGAATCGCTCCCTCTGTGACTTCGACTTCTTGATATCCATCTGCTTCGGTAGGCCGCCGCTCGTGATTGCCATGAATACAGAACAGTTTTGCTGGAATTTCATCCGCAATATTCTTGATGTACATCTCCTGTGGGTGATCCTCGCCATAATAATTCAAACCGACATCTTCAAAAAAAATCTTTACAGGCGGACTCAAATTTACAGCCTTCACAGCTGAGAACTGCTGCCAGCCTTGCATGACATACCTCGCTGATGCCTTCGTTTTCTTTTGTGAAGTTCTTAAAACGATCAAACGAATATTTGTGGCTCATTACACACTTTCTCCTTTTTTAATCATACAAATGAGAAATTGGTGTATCAAGATCGTTGCAAACACTCTCATATTTGCATTTGTTGCAATTCCAGTCTTTCAATCTCCATGTTATTTCTTTAGGCCGATATTCATGTTTTTTGCATTCAGTAATTGCGTCACTAATAGCTTTTTTAAGATTTTCAGGCGTTGTCATCTGTGAACCCCCATTCGATTCGTTTTTTTTTTTTGGTTGTGCTAGTGTGACTCGAACACACGATCAGGGAGTCAAAGTCCCTTGCCTTGACCGACTTGGCTATAGCACATTATATAAGGCGGCACCCAGTGCTACCTGAGCACCGCCGTGAGTTTTAAATCTTAGAAGTTGGACCACGGAAGAGATAACCAGCCGCAAAAGAAGCCAGCATCAATCCGCCCACAATCCAAATTGCTTTACTGATTTCAATCCAGATCAATCTGAATCACCTCAGTTCTCAATTCGCAGGAAACTGATGTCCGTAGACTGGTACACGCTTGCATCACTGCTTAGAGTGCCAGCAGCTTTATCAGCCTGATACTTTGCATTACCGGAGCCAGTGATGATCAATCGATTCTGATCAATGCCCTGAGATGCCAGATAATTTGCAACAGTCTGAGCGCGATTGGCGCTGAGCTGCTTGCCAACATCAGTCTGGTTATCTGCATTGATATTGCCATTGATAACGATCATAGTTCCATCCAGAGTCTTAGCGATATCCACGAAATCATTCAGGACAGAGGCGGCGCTTGCCTGATCGGTAAACACAGAAGAATCAGGGACAAATGTTACATTGGCGGTCTTACTCAGCATAGAATCATAATCCAGATTATCAGTGACCTGCTGGGTGATATTAGCGCGAATTTCGTCACTTACAGTCACCTTAGTGGTAGCATTTGCCGCAGAAGTAGACTTAAAATCACCTTTCAGAGCGTCAATATAAGTGGTATCGAAAATCGTATTCACAAGGTCGCGATTGACAGATTCGCCCAGAGCCTCCCAGATATCGCACATCTGGTTATAGATCATGGGAGCGGTATCGTTCAGAATGTTGTAATTATCCTTCCAACTAGCCATCTTTGCGTTGGCATAAGTAGCGTCGATATCTGCATCACTGGAAGTAGAGTACATCGGGAACACTTCACGGGCTGCTTCGTAATTGATGGGCTGATCATAAGACATCAGAATACCCTTGACGAACTTCTTGACAGTATCTTCGTGAGCTGCTGCCCAATCGGCATCAAACACAATGCCGTCCATGACCAGAGAAGAAGAGGACTTGGTATCAAAAACAACGGTGCTGTTGGTATAGGTCTTGGCCTGAGTCAGGTACGGCTCCCATGTTGCAGCAACATCGATCTGACCAGCAAAGTATGCTTTAGCAGTATCATCTGCCGTACCGAACATGATCAGGTTGTTCATAATGGTTGCCTTATCCGCATCGGACAGGTTGGAATTATTGACAAACCAAGCGACCAGGGTTTCGGCCTCAGAGAATTCAGGAACGCCGATCTTTGCATTGACCCACGAATTCACATCCGCAAACTGAGTGGAAGCGATAATACCGTCGCCGCCATAGCTGTAGTTGGTAAACACCGGCATGATGATATTCTTACCGGCATCCGTAAACTTCTGAGACAGGAACGCGACACGGTTCGTAGTATAACCAGCGGCCTGCAGATCACCAGAGATCAGTGCATTGCTTGACTCAGTAGCGTCGTTGATGACATTGATATTCACCTTGATGCCGAGCTGGTCAAATACAGAGCCTGGCTGAGTGGTGAGACCCCCATTTGCAGTGATACAGCTCAACCATCCCGCCCACTCATCCAGAGACAGATTGATCGTGTCGTCGCTAGTTGATGCATTCGTGGTGACATTCGTGGCAGGCTTATCAGACGCAGTTGGCTTTTTCTTGTCGAACTTGATCACACCGCCCTTGATGCCACCAACGACACCAATAGCAACAGCCACAGCAAGGACCACACCAACAACAGCGCGGCCAGCCTTAGTCAATTTGAACTTAGACATGTTATTCTCTCCTATTTAATTTTGATTTTATTTCTTGGACTGAGTGTTCAATCCAGAAGACTTTGTAAGGGTATTCAGATCAGGAATGCTGTAAGTTGTTACGTTTGGATTGCTCTTTTTAAGACTATCCAGATACGAACTCACTTTATAGTCGGCCGTGTTTGCATCCGCCTTATCCAGCTTTCCTTCTCGACTGGTCTGATACAGGACTTTTGCGCCCGCTGCCTTTTCGCGACTCTCCTGCAGACCATCACGAGTAGCATTGAGCATTTTATCTGTGCCAGTGGAGGCACGCAAACGATCCAGATTAGAATATACATCTGCCACCTGTTCGTTCGCCTTCAATTCGGCTACCACATCCTTGCTTTCGCGCTTCAAAGCAACCAACTGATTTTCAAGCTTTTCCTTGATTGCCTTGACCTCTTCTGCCGCTGGTTTCATTTTTTGGAACTGAGCAGATAGGTTCTCGGCTTTATCGAGCTCTTCCTGTAAAAGACGAGCGTAAGTGGTTGCAGACTCTTCATCACCGCGACTCATAGCAGCCTTTGCACGTTCATCGTAACCCTTCGCCTGCTTCTGACAGACAGCGTAGTTATCCTGAATCGTCTTGAGCTTACCCGTCAGGTCGCGCAGAGTATTGCAGGCATCTGTGTATTTCTCAGTCATCTCATCGATCTTCTGAGCATAGATAGCGCGGGCACCATCTGGTGTCTTGGCTGTATCCTGCACAAAGACCTGCAAGAAACCACCGGCAAGAGCTTTGAGCTGCTGACGGAATGACGGAAACAGAATTAAACTGCCAACAAAGGCGAAACCAACACAGAGAAATGTAAACTCAGCAATCGTGAAAGAAAACATTACTGGGCGACCTCCTTCCCGGCGGGCTCCGTCTTATCCTCTTCGATAAATTCCTCGATAGAAGAAATCATCTTAAGTTCATCCTGAACTGTATTGGTGATCTTTTCGATGGCCGCACCAGCTTCAACGTTGCGATTCGTCAAAGCTTCGATCTGTTCCTTCATAGATTCGATCTGCTGGTCGTTGCTCTTCATCTCGTCAAACAGAGCATTCATCTTGTCGTTACCAACAGCCCGCAGAAGCTCCTTGCGCTGCTTCGCATCAGAGATAATCGCGGCCGCATCATAACCAAGCGTCGTCATCAGGTTCTTGACCGTTGCTCGTTTTGTTTTGGTGGGCATCTCAGACGGGAATGTATCGATCACATCTTTGATCTTGTAGACAGTAACAGCGTCGGCAGGATTCATACCATTGGTCTCATAAACCGCCCGGACATCGATGGTATCGCCCTCAGGAACCTCGACCTGAACCGGTTCGTCCTCTGGGAAATCTCCATTGATGTAATGATCTCCGACGCCACTACAAACGCGAAGCTCATTCGTGGTATCCGGCATATCATACTCAGAAGCAGCTACACCCTCAACAAGACCGAGTTTTTCAAATAGACTTTTCTTCGCCATAATTTTTCTCCTCGTTTTCTTTTTTTATTACGCCATAACCTACTTGCTTTCCATCACGAATCTCAGCAAAATCCCCACAATAGCACCAATTATGTGACTCAATAAATTCAATAAATAAACTTATTGACTCCTCCCAGCTTGTATTATCTGGAATACTCAGACATCCCATAATTTTAATTTCATGTGCCATAATTTTTCTCCTTATTTGATTTATAAATTGGATCACCACTAGTCCCGTCCGGCTTCACATAGTAACCATCTCGAATCTCACTAAAACCGCCACCGTAATACCAGCCATGAGATTCGACAAAGTTCAGAAACAAATCTGCAACCTCATCCCAGTTGGCATCTTCTGGGATGGTCAAACAACCACATAATTCAATTTCGTGCGACATGTTGTCCTCCTTACGAAAACTTCCACTTGAAAGCCTTCTTGATACAGATATTTGTGACCCAGTCAAACAGAATACTGAAAATCACAATGGCTAAAATACCAACAAACACCAGAGATGTACGGCCACGAGCGGACGAAGTATAGATCAGATATCCAATACCGTACTTCGCATTCACTGTCTCGGCCACTGCGATATAGGTCCAACCGATGGCATACATTGTGGCGAATGACTGACAGATGGAAGGTGCTGCGATTGGGAAGATGATTCGTGTTACTGTGCTAAACTTCCCTGCTCCATCAATGCTGGCCGCCTCGATCACATCATCACTGACATCATCCAGAGCGATTAAAACGCTTGGAAGCATGAACACAAAGCTGGCTACAAATAAGAAAGCGACCTTCATTTTCTCTCCGATTCCAAACCACATAGTCAACAGTGGATAGAAGGCAGTGACTGGCAAAAACCGCATTGCTCGAATTGCTGGATAGAGCAGCTTTTGAAGCGGACGACAGATTTTCATCAGACAGCCAAGAGGAATGGAGATGCCGGCACTCAAAGCGGCTGCCACCGTAATGCGAACCAGCGAATATCGGAATGCTTTCAACATCGTTCCATTTTGGATCAACAGGAAGAATTCCCGAAATACAGCGCCTTTCTGTGGAACAAAAATTGGCGAAGTCAGAGCCGCGCCAATGTCCCAGATAATCGCCAACAGAATCAGAAGGATCACACGATAGATCCAATCTTTCTTCGTCGTTTTCATTTTGATACCTCACAATATTTAATTTTCAAAAAATGGCCTGTACCGGAATTGAACCGATGTCTCCGCCGTGAAAAGGCAGCATCTTCACCTCTTGACTAACAGGCCATAGTACGCGGCAAGCAAGATTCGAACTCGCGGATGTATTTACCATCAATGGATTTCAAGTCCACCGCTTTAAACCACTCAGCCATTGCCGCATATAAAAGAGGGTTATCCGCCCTCTGTTTTTCTTTTCTCGATCTCTTTATCAACATCTTCCAGAAAGCTCATCCAGTTTTGAAGATCAAACTCGTCTCCAAAATCAAACCCTTCATCCAGACGCTGATATAGATCCCGCTGAAAGCACCATAGCGTTTTATCTGTCAACTCGCTCAGATGCGGTGTAATGAAATCGATCACAAGACCAGGCATATATGTTCTGCGCCCGACTGCGTATCGAACAGCACAATTACAAATGGCACCGAAGTCATCATCATGCGGATCGATCATTGCCATAATCGTTGAGCTCCTCTTTAATTTGTTCATTTCTGATTTGATTCGTCCTGTGCTTCGCAAGACGCTTATCGCGAAGTTTTGCCTTTGCCTAGTTATTTCGAACTCCACTCCAACGTCCGTATCGATGTTCAAATTCATCAGCACCCCAACCCTGATGGCCTATGATGCCTTTGTAAATTTGCTGCTGTTTCACAAGATTAGCTCCTTTCTATAAAATAAGGGATACTGTTATGTAATTTGTTTGGCACGCCCAGCTGTTTTCGAAACAACACATACAGGTTTTAGAGACCTGACTTCTACCTTTGAATTATGGGCGCTCATACTGGTGCGACCGGTGGGTTACGATCCCGCTACCCCTTGATTAAAAGTCAAGTGCTCTACCAATTGAGCTACGATCGCATATAAAAGTCGGCTTACGCACCCTCGCGAGTTGGCATCATCACCGATAATCAAGGCTGCCATTGTAATAGTAACCGCCCCTAAAAGGCTAATCCTTTGTTCTGCGCAATTTAAGAATCACTTACTTGGTGAGCCAGGTTGGAGTCGAACCAACGATGTTTCAAATGTCACAGAGTTACAGTCTGCTATCTTCGCCACTAGATATACTGACCCATATAAAATGCCTACTCATTTCAGAATGATGTGATGATGTACACTTTCAACAACATAATGAACTTTCGGACTTGTCGTGGCCGGAGTTTAACCGACATCAAGCAGTTTCCTGCCGTGCTACCTTTTGTTCTGCTACACGACCATATAAACTGTTTTCGAGTTGGTGAGACTCACGCACAGTTGCGTTCGGAATGCGGATCTTACATCGTCAGCGCACGCAGTTTAACCAAGCTTGCTACATCGACCACTGACCAGCCCTGTGAAGGCTCGCTATTCCTGATGGTGGTCCCGGCTGGAATCGAACCAGCGACACGGGGATTTTCAGTCCCCTGCTCTACCGACTGAGCTACAGAACCATATTTACCTTGCCTTTTTATGCCACTACTATGATTCTCGCAGGGGGTACCTCCCCGCTACATAGGACAAGGAATAGTAGACATAATTTTGAAGCGAGTGGGGTTCGAACCCTGCATCTCTGGTGGACCGTAGCCGCCAGCACTTTTCCCCTTTTAAGCTATCGCTCCATATAAACGGCAGGTATTGTTACGCCCCTGCCAAGGCGCTCACCATCTACCAGCCATGTGGTAAACAACGGGACTTATGTAATCGATCCACAAACCTGTGCCCATGGATTTTATAAATCTTTGACCTGTATGCTTTGTTCTTTGACCTTTAGCTAAGAGTTTAAGCTTTGAACTTTCAACCTTTAACCTTTAATCGTAAACTTTAAGCTTTCCGTACATCATCCATAATTGAGCGATATAGCGCTCGATGTTTTTGGATATCGGATTTGAACCGATGTAACAACCTTTATATGGTTGCGTCTTAACCTCTTGACTAATCCTAAAACCAAGTATTGTTCTTTAAAATATTAGAACACTTGTATTATGACGGCGTATCAGGCCACCTTTTATAAGTGACGACTTGCTTTTTATTATTTTGATTTCGCCAAAAACAGTGCTGTCACCAGCAAAAAGCGAACGATCACAGTTTGTTATTTTCGATAGACAGTGAATACAGTGTGCTTTCTGAGAGATCAGTATTCGATGGTGATCTCTGTGATTGCATTAGAAGCAGACAGGACTGCATCGACCTCGGCTTTGAACTTATCGATCTTGGCGGCGAGTTCATCCTTAGCCTTCTTGATGTCAATACCATCGATCAGAACCATAGTTTCGCGCTCAATATAGCTGTCACGTGCGTCTCGAATAGCCTCAGGGTCCATGTTGCTCTTTTCAGAAGCAGATGCAAGACCCTTAGTGTAATCATCCGCACGATCACTCAGACGGGCATTGGTCGTTTCGATCGTGGCAATGGCGCTGGAATACTGACGCTCCATCATAGCGAGCAGCTCACGCTTGAACTCGATACCGTGCTGATTCATATAGATAGCCTCCGCAACAGTATAGACAACACCATCAATGGTCACATGAGTCTCTGCATTGGACTTTGAGATCGCACGCTTGATCGCATCGTGACGAGCAATCAGATCCTTGATGGAGTCCAGAGAACTCTGTGCGTCCTTCTTGTAATCTTCGATAGGCACACCGTTTAGCTTTTTCATGCTCTGCTTGGCTGCTGCACAGAACTTGGCTCCGGAAATCGTCTTAACGATCCGATTTTCCAGAACCTTCAACTCGGCCAGACCACGATGGATTGTCATAGTTTCAGTAGTCATAATCATTCTCCTTATGTAATTTATAATCTTTGACTGCGGTTGCCCGCTGTTCTAATGGTGCTGGAGACAGGGCTTGAACCTGCAACCTGAAAATTACAAATTTCCTGCGCTGCCATTGCGCCACTCCAGCATATAAAGGTGGATTCACTCCACCGATTGATCAGATCAAACAGACGTTTTTCTGCCGCCCGATCTTTTTCCTACTGTAAAGAATTCAGATAAGAAGCGAGTTCGCTCTGATATGTAAGCACCTGTTGATGCGTCTGGTTGGTATACCGACCTTTCCTCAGGTACTGTTTGTACTTCCCTGCTCCGATCTGGTAGCGAAGAAGCGCCGCCGAATCGTTACCAGTGTACTGTTTGTGATACGCCAGCAGCTGAACACCACATCTGATGCCTGTTCTATCATCCAGCAATTCAGACATGGATCGAACGCCAAGCGTCTTGTTTAGATAATCAAAGTTGACCTCGTTGACCTGCATCAGACCGTAATCGACTGTGCCGTTTGAATTCACGTGAGTCAGGCCGCTTTGGAACCTGCTTTCGTTATAGATCACACCGAGCGCCAACGAATAATCGACATTGTATTCGTCACACACCGACTGCGTATACGACTTTAGTTCATCGCTCCAGCTCTGATATGTCTCGACCGGACCAGCTGCTTCCCCGCTGAGCAGATTCGTCAGCAGATAAACGCCGGTTACAATAATGGCTGCAATCGTCTTTCTCATTTCAATCACCTCCTATTCTCTATAATGACAGTGTAAAGTGTGAATGGTAAAGGAAAAATTCAGGGGCTGGTCAGGCCCCTTCATTTTTATAATTTTCTTGCTTTCTCGCGCATTATTTGATACTTTCGGAATGTGAGCGGCGTATCATATTGGTTCTGTCTGAATTTTTCAGCGACATATTCGATACCATACTCATGCTCTTCCGACATAATCTCATAGAATTCGCGCAGGTTTTTGATGGTGCTTGTTTTAACAAGGATGTTTTTATAGTTAGATGTTGGCGGAAGCCCCTCGACGATCTTCTTTTCTCTTCGATACAGATCCTTAAAGTATCCAATTGGCACAGGGTTATCATTGGAACTGTCCCTGCTTGTACGAATAAGATAAGGACCATCGCCAAGATTCATTTCTAACTTCCCAAGTTGCCCCCTTGCGTGGTTTTTGAAATATGTGGTCGTGTTTTTAGCCTTACAGATGATCGACCATGCAATATCGTGATTGATATATTTCCCGCATACAGTTCTGGTGTCTACATCAACGTCTTTTCTTTTGACAAGACGGATCTCTTCAGACGGGAATCCGTAATACAGCAGGCACATAATTGCACCTGTCATAATCGCCCCTTCTTCCGAGAACACAGAAACGACGTAGGTGAAGAAATCATCTTCTGATGGAAATACATAGTTTTCAGCCAATTCATCGGTACTCTTGTTTGCAATGGCTTCCAGCTGGTTCTTTACACGCTCAGAGCGGAAGGTGGAACTGGTATCTTTCTTTTTCCATCCGGACATTTCCATGTCAAAGAACGGATGCTGATAGTACCGCTGCGTTGAGAGCAAACCCTCATCTCTGCACCACATAATATACTGCTTGAAAATAGACAACACAAAGATGCTGTAGTTTTCATTCAGTTCGGAGATCCACTTCGAGAACAGATCGTTTATAAATTCTTCGTCTTTGTCAGACTCGATCTCATAAAAGTCTTTCTCATACTTCTGTTCGAACGCGGCAAGCTTATGAAAAATGCTGCGAACCTTGTTATACCTGTTCTTACTCTTAGCAAGAATGATATATTCTCCAGCGGAATCCTTGGCTGGATCTCCGTTTGAATCTTTTTCGCACATTTTATCCAGAATAAATCTGGTCTTGAGCTCTTCATTGTAATATTCCGCACTCTGTTTCATCGCTTGCTATCTCCTTACACAGTGGGTCGGTATATGAACTATTAGATTCATTGTACACTATGTAAGAAGATTTTGCAAACAGAATCGTAGATTTTATGATGCAGAGACCAGATTTGTACTGAATGCCGCCGCAAGCATCGGACACTGGATCACCATGGCGTTCGCTGCGCGCTGCCAGTTCTTATCAGAGAACGTTCCGATTGGTTCGCTCAACTGAGAGTTTAACAGTGTATCGCGGCCTTCGATCACAAGAGTGGATTCATGCGGTAAGCCATCGACTTCACCCACACCAAAATCAACATGGACCGGGTTGCGGCTGTTCCAGCGTTTTGTGGTGAATGGAATCACCTCACACTGGCCAGAGTTTTTGTTGTAGATGTTGTTACTGACGATCAGATAAGGATGAACGCCATAATATTTATGGACAGTTTTTCCTTCCTGCTTAACATCTGCGACATAACCGAGACGAATCTCACCGATTTTTGGGACACTTGAGCCAGCCTTAAACATATTATGACCTCCTTGCTGACCATCTGTTTTACTTTGTGTCCTTATTATACCACACTCATTCACACTTTACAATACCAATCTAAAGATTTTTTAAAAAAAGTGTGATTGGCTCCTCTGCACAATCGGATGAAATAATAAGGCGCTCCGACTTTTTCCCCCTCTCAACCTCACAAGAGAACACGTTACCTGTAATGTTGCAGCAGCAACAAAGGATGTCTGACCTAGGATCAAACTGGCATTCGATACTGATGTAGCTGTATCGCTTACCTTTTCTCAATGCAACGCAAGATGACTTGGCTTTGATCATGCAGACATTTTCTTCGTTCCGGCTACCCCAGAACTCGATGATGTCGCATGACCTGATATGTTCGTACATTTCCTGGGCAGTATATGTGATCCGCATTTTGCCCTCCAAACAACTAAAAGATGTCCTGTTTTTCTAACCAAATTCAGTTCGGTTGTTATTTTACCATAAAACATGGCGCATTTCAACCCGAAATAACAACTTTTAATTGTTTAGAACCAGCCACGACGTTTCTTGCCATGAACAGCATCATCTAGCATTTTGTTCGTCAGCTTCTCATAGTTTACGCCGCAGACCTCGTCCAGAATAGCATCATCATACGGAATACCCTTGGCGTTTAGATGATCGCGGAACCAAAACTTAGTCTGATAGTAGGGACCCATACGGTCAGAATAATCGTGTGGCCATTTACCAAGACAATTTGGACGACAGTCTGGAATGTTATGCCATTCTTTTCGAACGCGATCATGCATCTGGCGGATTTCCGGGTTTGACCGGTCAGTGGCTTGTGCTGTATAAATTTGATCCAGCTCTGCCTGCTTTTTCATCTGTTCAATTCCGTTTTTCGCATTTACCGCGCCAGAAGCTCCCAGCCCCAGTAGACCTAAAACAAACGATACTGCTCCACTCATAATAAACTCTCCTTTGTAATTTATATAGTGATCTTATTCAAATAGATCTGGCCGACATCTTGGAAGATATGACCGACTATCGAGACGAAATAGTTCAGCAGTCAACTTTCCACCGCCCCAATCATCAAGTTCAAATTTCATCACCATTTCAACCAAGGCCATCGTATCCTTACTCTCTCTTCGCTTTTTAAGAGCTTTCTTCAATTCTGATTCCAAATAACACTTCTTTACCGCGTTCGGACGAGTTAGCTCGATTGCGTGCTCGATATCCAAAATCTCGTTGCTCGCATCTGTCAAGTCCTGATAAGCTTTCGCATATGTATCCTTTAGCTCTCCAAGCGTCTTGTCTACGATTTTTAAATTGCTCTTGAACTCGGCAAGCTGTTCTGAATCTACAACCGGATACGAAACAGCCCCTGGTTTTTGAACCGCCCCCAAGACTGTCCCCCGCTCTTCTTCTTTTGACTTTGGTTGTTCTACTACCGGCTCTTGCTCAACAGGTGATGGAGGAGTATCATCAATTCGTTTTGGTAAATATCCATTTTCTCGATATGCTCTTGGCAGCGTCGATAACACATTCCACGCCTTCGCTTCATTCGAATATGTAGAAGCACAGCTCATATTATAGGTTTGGGTAAATTTACCATTTGTCTTTTTTGTAATGTAAGTTGTTCCATTCGCGAGAATGTAGCTCACATCAACACGTCCTTCCTACATTATTATAATAGGGATCTGTAAAACCCTTTAGTGCTCTTTCAAAACAACGGACTGGCCCCGACCCATGACCCAACAGTTCTTGCCAGCATAAGCACAGTCCTCGCAGTGACCAGAACACTCGCAAGCAGTAGCAGGAGCATCACAGGTCCCGTCCTTAAAAGAGACGTAGGCAATTGGAAGATTATGTGGGTTATTCATAGTATAACTTGGCCAGGAAGAAAACAAAATATGTAAATTACAGGGAATTATACCGCCTTTATCCAGAAATGCATTAACAAGGTCGTATTTCTTTGTGAATGAGAGGAACTGGGTACGAGGCAGTTTATTGGCGATGCGGCACATCATATCAAAATACCGTTCATCCACGATATCTCCACTGACATGCCACCGAAAATAAAAAGACCCATAAGCGGCTGCAGTTGCCTGCATTTCAAAGCCGTCAGGGTCTGTTAACCACAGATTCAAGTTGTTGTCATAGGCGTTTCGCACTGTAGTTCGCCAGTCGAAATGACTGACATAGCACGTCTTTGCACACGGAACACCCGGGGCACAGGTTTTGATACGAGGCATCGATATCGACCTGATATTCCCCATCTTGCTGTTTGCGTTCGACACTGACAGCTTTAACATATTCAATTTTTCATACCCTCGTCCGTGGAGGGTATACTCCTTTCCTATAATTATATCATCCTAATAGTCCGATAAATTACACTTCTAAAATCGGTTCATCAGGCATCAATGGCGCAAATTTCGCTTCCGCGTCCAGATCATAATGATATGGGATATCAAGACGATCTAGTTCTTCCTTAAAAATTTCAGCCAATTCATCTGGCGAATAGTCTTCGATTTTCATTTTACATCACCGTTAGCGCCATTCGATTGATAGTCATAACTAACTCGTTGACACGGTTTCTATCGATGGTGTCCGGCAAAGCAGTGTTCGCCTTATCGTACTGCAGGCGCTTTTCATATTCTTTGTGGAAATCTTTTACATCGTGCTTGATATAACCGTTAGCAGCCTGGAATTCACCGTTTCGAGCCATCATCAACAGGTCGTGGTTCTCCGCCCGATTCGTAACAATCTCACCCTTTTCCAGAATATCAAAGACCATAAGGTAAAGACGAATCATATTCATAATGGTTTTGTTCATTCGCTTCTTTGTGATCTGATCTTCTGGGTGTTGATTACACCATTCGCCCAAAGTGACTGCCTTCTTGAACAATTTATCTGCAAAGCCACCAAACGAATACACGACCTGTCTGGACAGGAACAACTTCTTATTATCCATCAAAAGCTTTGTGGCCGGATGATAGCTGATGACAAGATCGTCAGCATTTCCAAGCTGCTCTAACATATTTGGATTACCGCTGCACATGAGCTTAACTGCTTTGTTAAAGCTGAATACCGTTGTATCAGTAGTTTCATCGACCCAGTGATCGAACGTGTCCATGCCAAGCAGCTCATGTTCTGTGTTAAGTGCGACCCCCCGGATATCAACGTCTGACCCTTCCACATTTGTTCCATAAGCATGGCTGCCACCAATGGTCAAAAACATCACTTGCTTACCCAGATTCGGATTGGTGCGTAGGAAATCATACGGTTTGCTATCAATGATACGCTGTAATTCTTCTCGTGTCATTTTTTATCACCTCACTCAACCATCAATACTTTCCCAGATTTCCCCACGATAGCGATGATAATTATAGCCATCTGTAAACGTCTTGATCATATATGTAAGATCATCGAACGAGAATTCGCCAGGATCGGTCTTGAGCTCTGGAATAGTGTCAAAATCAATATCGCAATCCTCTCCCAGTTCATCTCGCAGAGATTCGTCCGAATCATACCACCAGAAAACCGAGTTGCAAATCATTTCATTATCAAAATCAATGATCAAATCGCCCTCGGACCAGTATTTTTGCTTATCCATTACCTGCTCAGAGATTGCGACAAGGCCATCGTTGCGGGAGCCATCGTCCTTAAACTTAACATTCGGGAAGCGCTTATCGAACTCCGGCTTATCCTCAAAATCGATGCAGCCTCCATTGGACTCCATGAAGCGAACGATACGCAGAATCAATTCGTCCTTTGACGTGGTATCTTCCCATTTGACATTTTTAAGGATCTTCTGAGCTTCGTCCAGTGCGCTGGTTGTATATGCAGACCAGTGATAATAGATCGTGGCGATATCCTCGTCAAACGCATGAACCGTAATAACCAGCCGCTGTCCCATTATTTTAACTCTCCTTTTTCATATAGTCGCTTTTTATATTCTTTTGATTTTCGGTGCGCTTCCCGCATTGTTTCTGCATCCGGGCGATAATACATCCAGTGCGTTCTGTTGTATTCATCGTTCTTTCGTTTTGCCCGCTGATCAACAATGAGCGAAATCGTTTTGTGCGAGACATTGTACTCCCGTGCCAGACCCCGGAGTGAGTATTCGCCGGTTTCAAACTTACGGGCGATTTCTTCTTTCTTGGCCTTGGTCAACTTCACCCGACGATCCTGAGTTTCTGATAGCCGACAGGTTTGCCACTTGCTTGCCAATCAATCATCCTCCGATTCCGCGAACGCCGATTCAAACTCATCCTCATAGCTTTCGATCTCTCCGTTATCATACTTTGCCAGAGCCTGCTGCATTGCATCGTCTGTATCTTTTGCATCCTTGATATGTACTTCGTAATAGCGATTTGCTGTAATATATACTGTGTATCCCATCTTGCCATCTCCTTTTAACAATGACAGAGCAACCACGAAACCAGATCATCATGCTTGAACCAGCCCGCCGGGAACCCGCGCCAGTTGTTTTTATCCGTCCAGCTCCTGGATTTCATCTTGCCGATTTGCTGAAGCTCTACTGAAAGACGCACCATGAATTTCTTGCAGTCCGCTTTATTCTTCATTGCTGTCTGCATTACAAAATTATCCTGCAGCTTGCCATTGACGACCTCACAGATCGCACACGGACAGTTGTGACAGTTCTTTTCGGCACATAACAAACAGGGTGACATAAAATTCCTCCTTATACACCAGCAATATGACTGGCCATCATATCTGCCGTGTGAGTCCACAGCACATTCTGATATTGGCCAATGGCTCGACCATAATACTTCCATTCGTTCGTATCTGTCTCATAAGCCCCCATATGCCATCGAATACACGCAACTTCTTCCTCTGTCAATGTGATAATACTCGCCAACATGCAGATGGACTTTTCGCCGTGATGACTGAAAATAGAATCGTTTAGATACTCATACGTTCCTTTATCCGGAATAAAAAGATACTGATCTGTTTTGCAAACGTCATGCAGCAGCCCAATTAGATACGGAGAACGTGGATTTTCCCATTTCAGTCCTAATTTATCTGTCAACGAAACAAGAGCCTTCACAACAGCAATGCTATGCTCGGCTAAACCACATGGATGAGAACCATGATATTTTGCAGATGCAGGAGCTACCCAAAAATTATGTTCGTTCAACCATTGGGTGAGTTTGATATAATCATCCCATGTCAGATATTTCTTCAGATCTTCATAGATCTCATTTTTAAGTTCAGTCTGTTTCTTTTCGATTTCTTCGTTCATATCTATTCTCCTTTGCAAATTATTCTGGCAGCGGTTATGTCTGCCCCAGTACCGCCAATCACCTGGCATCCGGACGTTAACCGAAAATAATAATCTCTTCCATTGATCACACCTCAATGTCAAAAGAAAAAGTTCCGTCCTCGTTCTCCCGATAATTCATTTCAGCGAGAGCATCGTTACAAGCCTTTAACTTCCTTTGTACTTCTTCTACGTTTGGATGCCTTAGAAAATACTGAAACCGTCTTGCTTCGTCAGCGTCCAAAATAATATCGCTATTAACGTAGTGCATTTTATTCCTCGTTTACAATTTCGATTTGGCACATCTTCATAGCAGCCAATGCGTTCTTGTGAGACTCAGGAGTAACACCGGCACAGCAGCTTGCATCCACAATGATAGGGACTTCAGGCAGGGCTGCCTTAAGCAGAAGCGCATTCGAAATCACACAGATATCCGTACAGAGACCAATCAAGGTGATAGAATTAACTTCCAGCCCAGGTCTTTCGGTTATAGCTCCATAAATACGGATGTCCTCCTGTAAACCGTTCGAACCAAAGGTGAATTTATTATAAATAGAACAATTCTCCTTATCGGGAATCATCGCGTCAACCGCATCAACAAGCTGCCAGCCCCATGTACCTTGTACACAATGCTTTACCGGGAGATGCTTTCCTTCCTGAGTTTCGAGATAGTTTTCAAAGTGCGTATCTCTGGTATACAGAATTTCGCCCTTCCAGTTCTTGATCTTCTCCACTACCTTCTGCACGATGGCCTGAGCTTCAGGAGTACCAAGAGCGCCGGTTACGAAATCGTTCTGCATATCAACAACGACAAGGATATCAACCTTTTCCATCATTAGATCCTCCTGTTACCACTCAACTTCGTAAACGTCAGGGTTATACACCGGCATCGGCAACAGCTTGAACACATTGGCATCGTACATCCGATCGATCTTGGCTGCAGTTGCAGTGTCACCGCCGAAATCACCAGTGCGAATGTACTTGTCGAGGAAGTCGTAAGTAAAGCCGAAATTATCCTCGTCGGTTTTGCCAGTCAGTCCATCTGCAGGTGCTTTCTCGATGAACTTTTCAGGAAGACCCAGTTCACGACCGATCGCCTTAACTTCGGTTACGGTCAGCTTACCGAGAGGACTGAATTGACCAGCGCCATCACCAAATAGCGTAGCCCAGCCGACATAGTCCTCCGAATAATTGCAAGTGTTAGCCACTCGCCCATTCCTGCTCTGAGATACCATGAACAGGGTCGCCATACGGATTCGCGCCGGCAGATTCACACGAGCCTGCTTGGAATCGCACAAACCCGCCGCCCGGCCATTAGCCAATAATGCGTTCACAGTTTCGGCAATATTGATTTCATGAGACTGGATTCCCAGATGAGCGACCAGTTCACGTGCCACATCGATATCACTCTGAGCGCCCTGCGGCATCAAAACACCGATCACGCGGCTATTACCCAAAGCTTCACAGCACAGAGCTGCCACAATGCTGGAATCCTTGCCGCCAGAAATACCGACCACAGCGTTACACTCGGGGCCATTCTTGCGGAAATAATCCCGAATCCATTCGACGATTTCATCCTTTGTTTTTGCCGCATCAAATGCATACTTGCGTTCACACTTGCGCATATTATTTACCATCCAATCTCCACAGTTCCACGTCAACGTCTTTAAATGTAAAATCGATGATTTCTTTCACAAGTAGCCATTTTGCGCCGCCACGAACACAGCCGATTCCATACGGCATAGCCACTTTGACTCCTGATGCCTTGGCGATTTTGGCCACTTCTTTGAATGCTTCTGACAGAGCACCGACAGATGTGTACTGCTTACCATTATCATACCCATAGGTATTCTGACCAAAGCAATTGACGATCCATCGAGAACCTTTTTCATCAACTGGAACCATCTGAGCGACACCCAGCATTCGTTCAGGACAATCTTTGTTGCTTTCGCAGTAAGTGTGATATTCCTCGTACACCTTTGGATACCGCTCACGAACTTCTTTGGCAACACCTGACCCCATAACACCCTGACAATTCACCTGATGACAGATGATCTTAGCATCAGAATCAAATACGTTGCCCTCTTTGATAATTACAGCCATAAACTCACCTCCGATTTAACTCTTTGATTCCAAAATATTGTGCTCCTCGTTGACTGTGCAGATTAAAATTCTCAAGGTCCTGCGTCCATACCATCACGTTCAGATTGTCAAACGCTCCTGCCTTAATCAGCTTCACAGCATCTTTCCGCTCACCTTTCCAGATAAGTCTTTGATTACTCCAAAACTGAAGAATCGGCTTCTCCATCAGAACTTTCCTTCCCACAGCCGGTCGCGGACTTCCTGCAAACTGTATTCCTTGACCATCGCGCCATTACGGAATACGGTTTGCAGCATGTTTCCGTCAGAATGAGCAGCGTGATCCATCAGGCCGTCAGTACAAACCAGCTTTCCAGAATCATCCTTAGTGACATAACACATACCCTTCAGACTCTTCTTAAAGTGATCAGTGTCGGTCTTGGGGTCCTTGAAGATCTGAATCTCTTTGCCATTGACAACGCCATAAGTTGCCTTCACAGCCATGCCAAAAGTATCGCGAGTGAACGGCTTCAACTGGCCATTCTGCTCGATACACTGCATGGAGAAGGAACCAACGCCGAGACTGACATTGTTGCAGGCGAAACCGTGTACTTTGAGTTCGGCATAAATCTTTTCACACCGCTGCACCGTAATGGAATCGCCGTACAGAGCCTTGACATGAGAATCGAGCACCTTGTAGCCCTTACTGTTGACTGTTCCGCCGAAGATGTCCCACAGATGGTAGACAGTCTGCGTAACGATTTCGACCGGGTCACCAGAATCACCACGGATCAGCAGCGTACCATTATGAGCCATGATTTCATCCTTGAGCTGCGGCAGGATATTATCGACCAGATTCCAGTAGTCGTAGGAATCAGACACCATGCTGAAACTCATATTTGGATACAGCTCCGTCAGCGCCCGGCGGATGAAAGTGATCTCGTCGCCATCGACAGCGAAGTTAGAACACATCACACTATGCTCGGTACTGACAGCGCCAAACGCAACGGGCTCTTCTTCGCAATTGCAGCGATACATTTCTTCCAGATACGGAATCGCAGGGACAGTAGCCGTATTCAGGAAGCTCAGGCACCAACCAGCGCTTGACTTGACTGCCGACTGCATACACTCCTGCCCACGGAAACTGAAATCACCCAAAGCACGAGCATGAGGCACTCCATCTTCGACGGTTTCATCGTAATACTTGTTCACGATATCGCGATACAGAGTTCCGACTGTTGCAGAAACCATCGGATGCCAGAGTTCGGAACTCATAAAGGACTCCAGAAACTGCGGAACCCATGCGAAATCAGGATGCGTATTGCTCATCTCAAGGAACGGTACATGGATGGGGCAACGAGTACCTTCTGGCAGCGCCTTGATCTCGACAGGCAGATAACCCAGATCATGCAGAGCTGCAATCTTGCTCAGATCGTAAGCATCTTTACCAATGGTCGCATCAAGGATACGCTTGTACTCGGAAACGACTTCATCCTTGGGTTTATTGAAGAACTGCTCCTTGAAATATCGTACCAGATAATCCTTGCAGAATGCCTGAATGCCGAACACGACGACTTCATCCACGCCATCCAGTCGGCTCATGCGTGGAGTAAAATAACTGACCAGCTTAGTAGTGCCGGCCGGGAACTGCTTACTGTGAGTCGTCTTGTAGAAATCGCACAGCAGCATCGGGTTGATATTGATCATTTCAAATCCTCCAGTCCAATTTCTGACCACATTGTCCGCAATAGTGATCATATTGACCAATTAACGTTGTATTGCACTTTGGGCATCTGTAGCTTTCATACTTTGGATCGATTACAACTTTCTTGCTCTCGATTCGATCGAAGTAATCACTCAGAACATCACTTATCATTGCTTTTTCAGACCAGTATGCATCTCCATATTTGATACTTTTCGTTAAGCGCTGATATGCACTAAGGATTTCACCTTTTGCATACTTCATATCAGTCCTCGTCCCAATGACTCTCTAAAACAGTGATCTTGTCGTGATGGCCGGTGAAGATACTGTCTGTGGTATAAACCATATGAATCAGTTCCGGATCGTCAAACAGATGGCCACGCTCAGAATCCAGGATACTGTTTTCGCAATGGCTGACATACATATCGATATCGCCAGCGCCCAGTTCTTTCAGCTTCTTGGCTGAATAAAACATCGTACCACCGTAAGAGCAAATATCGTCGATCATAAGAACCTTGCCGCCCTTGGGAGGATATCCAGTGACATCCAAGCCGAGAATCTTACCCGTTGCCCAGTCCCGCTTTTTATCGCCATGGATGATATAAGCACTGCACTTTGCTCGATCCAGTGCCCAGTGAACGGTTTCCTCATAACGCTTCATCGCGCCGGCATCCGGGAAATAGATCACATCCGGCTTGCTCTCCTCAATTGCCTGACAGATTTCACGAATCGGAGTATGTACTTCGCACCGATCAATTAGCGCCGGAGCCACATCACTATGAGGATCAAACACAACAACACGGCTGAATTCACACCGATTGATCTCGTCAGCGAACCACTTGAGAGTGAACACATCCTCGTCGTGATAGGCACGATCCATGCGGGCATTCGGAATATACGGCATAAACAGCTCGACTTCTGCCCCGTTATCCTTTGCGTCCTTTGCGATCATAATGACCGTGGGAAGCTCGGCCATGGATTCAAACGTCCAGACGATGCTGATTACATTGAGATAATTGATGTCCAGATCCTTCTTGATCAGCGGAGTGCCGTCAGGAAAAGAACTGATTTTATAATGATTTGCTTTGACCATATTATTTCTCCTTTGCGAAGTCCTTAAAATCGTTCCACTTGATTTTAACGATTACCCGATTGCCACGTCGATCTTTCAGTTCAACTTTCGGGCGACCAACCAGACCTTCCATATAAATGCTATCAATCGAAATTGTAGACTTCGGATGCTGACATACAAACTTAATACCGTCTCGAATCGTTCCCGTGAATAAAACAGGAACCGCTTGGATGTCAAACATCTGAGCAGTCTTCTCAACCCATTCCCTATTCTGGTAGTTATCACCGATCAGGACATCGAATAAGATAAACCACTCGTCAGGCCGGTATCCATGACCACATCCCTGAATCTTGCCACCGTAACCCTCGCCAAAGAGGACTACTTCTTTGTCACCGTAAGTTTGTTCAAATAACTCTTCTGCTTCAGGGGTACCAAAGATTTCATTCAGTGCGGCTGTCAGATTCTTAGGAAGTTCGGCGCGTTCAGTTCGTCCTGCAAAACTTACCCTATGACCGTCCCAGCAAACACGCACGTTCGTTCCATCCACTTTCTCAGTGAACTCCCACTCGTTATTTTGTAGGAACTCGATGGTCTCATTGCGAAAATCTCCAAGAATCAGTTTCTTTGTGCCAACAGTGTCTCGATTGAAAACCGTCTCAATCTTTTCATAGGTGCGCATCAAATAAGCCTCCTTAAACCATGTAGTGAATGTCTCTTTCACGAGCACGAGAGATGATGACTTTGACCACGCCATTGTCCTTTTCAAAAGCTTCATAACGATCCTTTTCATCGTCATCGCTCTTGGAATACGGATTGATCACATCAACCTTCTTTCCATCAATGAACTGCTCACCGTTGGCGGGGTTATACTGGATATCCTCGGTGTTGATGTAGCAATCAGGCCAGTAGCCATCCTTCAGCTTAACATCAAAACAGATACGCTGTGCGCCATTGAACATATCAAAACGCTTAGTACAGGACGCACGGTAACCATCCTTGAAGATAACAGTGAGCTTATAGCTGGTCTCGTTCATGTTGATGATATTCAGATCCTTGATGGCCTCTGCGAATGGAGTGCCCAGATTCAGTTCAAAGGCGATAGACCGCAGGCAGTCGTAGTTCAGATCGATCTTGCCAGAAAAATCGACCACAGCTGGGATCTGATCGTAATACTTCTCTTCAAGCTTATCCTTGAGATAGGTTTCGACCTCGTCAGCGCCCGGGTAATCGAAGCGGAAGTGATAGTGGAAGCGGCCGGGACGGTTGACCAGATAATCGTTCAGGCCATTGAGCTGGTTACAGGTGACAACGAACAGCTTTTTGCCCGCGCTGGTGCCATCGAACAGACTCAGCATCGTATCCTGCGGACTTTCATTGTCCCTGGCCTTGAATGTCTTATCAAACTCGTCAAACAGGATCATAACTTCCTGATCGATGGATTCGATGAAATTGGCGATACCGCCGATATAACGGTTAGCCAGAATGACAGGATAGCCCTGCTTGACGGCCTCGATTGCAATCATCTTAGCGGTCAGAGATTTGCCGATGCCTTTGTTGCCGCTGAGGATGACACCCAGATTGCGGTTGAACACTTTGAACGAATTCAGCACTTTGGCAACCTTGCTGCTCTGGACACCATACACCTTTTCGTTGATGACCATATCGGGGCGGCGGGACAGATAGAAACCGGTCATCTCAGAACAGTGGATATCATAGGTACCCGCCGGGATCTTGTCATACGCCTTCATATCGTCGCCATACAGGAACAGATTGCTTGCGCTTTCAACAACTTTCATGTTTGATACTTCCCTTCTCAGTTCAGCTCTTCCAGCTTCTTCATCAGGTCCTCGATGCCCATGTCTTCCAGCGCCTTATCCTTTTTCTTTGCCACAATCTCCATGATCTTATCACGCTGTGCCTTCTTCTCGGCGGCAGACACACGCTCCGCTGCCTCAGCCAACTTGACAGACACGATATACCTGACGATATCGATCTTATTGGCCAGATCTTGATCCTCGGCGCTCTTAGTGGCCAACAGAGAATCCTCGTCGGCGGTTTTCTTCTGACGGTTCAGCATCTTGAAGATGGCATCCAGATCCTCGACCCGCAGACTCCACAGATCCTCTACGGTCATAACGCCCTTGTAGTTAAAGCGATAGCGATTACGAGTTGCGATTTCAAACAGATTCTTTTCCATGATAATTTCCCCTTTCAGATTTACAGAAGTGATTCACAGCAACATTCATTTACAGCTAGACCAGAAAACATGTCATCAGTCCATCTAAAATCATGCGTTTCTTCTACGATATAGTGCCCGTGAGAAGAATAATTTTTAATATGGACCAATTGCCCACGAAGTTCCCACATATCCAATGTCACAATGTTATTGTTGGCTTTTGGATGGGGACCAGACCTCATATCGTAAAATGCACCATACTTAAGATCATCTCGAACTAAAACAGCGTCGCCTATTTTATATCGATACTCCATTTGACACCTCATAGCAGAGATTCACAACAGCACTCTTTTTCGTTCGCCAGACCAACAAACATATCATCTGTCCACAGGATTTTCTGATTCGTTTCTTTGATGATATATCGATTGCGGCAATACTCAAGAATCGTGACAACCGTTCCCTCCAAAGCTTTTCGTGCGCGGATCGAAGCTTCGCTCACACAGATCACATTACAAAGTGGATGCGAACTCCCAGAGCGCATATAGTAATCTTTACATTCTTGAATCCCATTGATCACTACGACACGATCACCCGGCTTATAACGATAATCCATCAAATCACCACTTTCAGAACTCGCTCGGTTGCCCCCTGCACCTTAACGATGAAACTGTTATGCTGCGTCTCAGAGAAGCCAACACCGGACAGCTGGTCATCCACGGACTGAACTGCCATCTGAGAACCCAGTGCCTCAAACACACGCTTATGCTGCAGCAGGTCCGCCTTCAGGAATTCATTGTAGAAACCATTGGGCTTTTCCGGATTGACGCAGTCTTTGAGCATGAAGAAGTAGTGACGGTTGCCATTGCCGGTCTGTTCGTCCCAGTAGTTCGGAGAGTACATCGCCACAGACACAGGTACAAACTGATTGGAATTCACACCCCAGATCTCGCGGGTGCTGGTAGAACTGGGTAGCTGCTCTTTGATAGAGAACTTGCCATCCTTCAGCGTGACTTTTGCCACGGCGACATTCTGACCACCATGCAGCGGCTTATCGTAGTTAAACGAGTAGATATTGCCATCGAACTCGATCTCGGCACGGAAACCAGTTTTACCGCCACGACTAGCAAAGCAGTTCACATAGAAGCTGTACTCGCCTTCCTTCATCTTCTTAATGTCAGGCCAGGTAATGTTCTCAACAGCAGCCTTATCCCGCGAAGGATGGGTGATATCCACATCCAGGCGGCCATCAGTACGAGGGTGCCACTTGTTGCCGAAATAGATGTGATTCTTATTGGGTTCAATGCAATGAGCATCCTCATCGTTTTCATCCCATTCACCCGGCACATCGTTCCACTGAATCGAGAAACGCAGTACGCCATCCACCTTACCGCCAGCAGCCTTAACGTTTTCGCGAATATCGCTGTCTGCCATATTGCCGGTATACGCCCAGCTGAAACCATTGGACCACTTGAACATGCTTGGCGCGCTCTTATCCTGCGGCGCAATAAGAGATACCATGTTCTTCGAGAAGCGATTCTCCATGAACAATTCCAGACCTGCCGCAGTAGGCAGAACTTCTTTGACGAATTTTTCGATGCCGATTTCTTCTGCGCGGCCGAACTTCTTAGGATCTGTACCCAGAGACTTTGCCATTGCCTCGAACGGATTCGCAGCGCCCATCACACGAGGAGCAGCATCACGGTTGCAGAACAAGATGTTGTTTGCAGTGATGTCGTCCAGAGTAGCAAACCGGCGACCCAGACTGTTCAGATAGCCCAGCTCAGTGACGGTTTTCTGTGCGTCTTCCAGCATCTTCTTGGTGAAAATCGCCTTGGGGCGCTTATAGTTGGCAGGAGCAACCACCTTCTCAAAAGCAGTCACAGCAGCATCCACGTCCATGCCCTCGCTCAGGTTCACCAGCAGAGTACCGATTGCCGTATTGCGGATACGAAGCCGGTTCATCGACATACCGCCGGGAGCCATCCAAACATAAGCGGACTTCTTTTCATCAGGCAGACGATCATACACTCGCTTATCGATTTTGAAGCCACGAACCAGAGATTCAAACTCCTTGCCGCGATACAGACTGTTTTGAGCAATCAGCTCAAGCACAGTGTCCACGGCATCCATGGTCAGCTCCTCCAGAGAACGCTTGAACACATTTGCGGAGTCACGCCACTGAGCCATCTTGGTAGCTACGTCATCTCCGCTGGTAATGAATCGCTGAGGAATCTCGACAGCGAAATGATCCCAGGTGCGAACCGCCTTATGATCGGCATCATACTCATAGTTCATCTCTGTGCCGAACTTGCCATCAGAGATCATGTTACGGCTGACGTAATACGGATTCACGACGGCGCAGGTTTTCACATAGGCAGCCAGCGCATCCACAACCGGCTGATAAACGTCAGACTTGGTGTCGAAATCCCAGACGGTGATCATCTGACCATCCATGAAAGAAACCAGCTTACCGATGTTCTTCACGAAGCGACGGCAGCAGGAGCAATCATACTCACGGCGCTTACGAAAAATAGGATTCGTGCCAGCCGGGAAGCTGTCCAGATAGAGGTCATACAGCTTATCCTCATCGGCATTGGTGATAAACAGAGGTGCGCCATCCTTGACCATCTCATCGAAATGCTTCTGAAGCAGAGTGCGGAATTCTTTGAAGTTTGCCATTGTTTTCATTCTCCTTTTTTGATTACAGTAAACTGTCACAAATGCATTCGGTCGGGCTTTCAAACATCGACTCAGTCCATAGCCATGGAATTCCCTTTAGCATATAGAAATCATCGTCATCGGCGTAACTCTCGATCTCATAAGTTTTGCCGCTATAGTTGACCATATCGTCGTTACAGAAAAGATCGCGCTTGCCTGCTGACGGTCCATACCAGACAGGATAATCGCGGTCGCCAACCAAATCCGAACGGATCGTTACCAGATCACCCGGCTGATACAATAAACTATCCATCACCATCACATTCACCTCACAACAAAGATTCGCAGCAGCATTCGTTTACCGACATCGGCTCAAACATTTCATCAGACCAGTACAGATGATCAGGGTCATTATCGATTTTGTAATAACCCAGCTCATAAGAAATGATTTTGTGGACTGACCCCTTATATTTTCCGATATGATATACAGTCCCGGGTTCGCATCCAGCTTTGGGACCGGAACGCATACGATACTGCATGTTTCGATCAATATCGTCGCGAACTTTTACGAGGTCGCCAATTTCATACAGGTATTTCCCTTCCATAATTCACCTCACAGCAGCGGCGTACAGATACATTCGTTGGGTGCTGCGAACATCTCATCCGTCCATCGATCACATCCATAATCTTCGTCGATGTAATAGCGACCATTGCGCTTGCCGGCAATATGAACCACAGTGCCAAGCCGCTGCGCCTGAGAATAAGTAAGGGTGGCACTGACATCGTTTGCTCGGTAACCGGAACGCATATAATACTGAACACCGCGTTCCAAATCAGGCCGAACAAACACTTCCTCCCCGTTTTTGTACTGATAATATCTTGACATCGCTCTACTTCCTCCATTCCATTACAGCAGTGGATCACAAACGCACTCGTCCACGACAAGCGGCTCAAACATCTCGTCAGTCCAGATGCAGCCATCGATTCCCTGTGCTTTATAAACACCGCGAGCTTGTGCGATCTCTTGAATGACGATCTCTTGTCCTGCGTATTTTTTCATCCATGGAAGAGCCAGCCAGCACTGACCTTTATTTTTGCCAGACAACATTTTATAGTCTTCATTTTCCGAGAGATCAAGCCGAACGCGGACTCTGTCACCCGGGTGATACATATAATCAATCATTTTGTTCCTCCATCATCGAACCAGTCCGACACACGATCAGACATTTCGTCCATCTTATCCTGGTCGGCCTTGACATAATGCATCGTGACACGCTGACTGCTATGCTTAAACTTTTCTTGAAGCATCTCGATCGTTTGCCCAGATGTACCAGCTTTTTTCGCTGTCTGAAGTGCAGCCATTGCATAAGTTTTGCGCATGGTATGAGTGGACAGATCGATATCCAGCTCACACGCTTTCCCTGCTTCTTTCAAGATCCGATAAAATCCGCGCACTGTCAGAGGGCCACCCTTGCGACTGCGAAACAGATAATCAGATTGACTGATCTCGAAATTCTGTTCATCGAAATAATCCTCAAGAATGTCGGCTGCCATCTTAGGGATCTTGCACACATTGCGCTTACGGGTCTTTTCTTCGATCAGTTCGACATGCTCTTTCACACTGCCATCCTGTTCGTAAACATCGGCCGTTTTCAGACTGAGAAGATCGCCACAACGAATACCCAGACTGCACCCGAACACGAAAATCGCCTTGTTGCGCAGACGGAACTTAGGGTCGCCGTTGGAAGCGAGATAATTCGCCAGTTTCTGGAAATCCTCTTTGGAACGAATCGGATCAGCAGGCGAAGGTTTGATGCGGCCATCCTTTGTATAAAGGCTGTTGGTTGGCTTTGTCTTGCGCTTTTTCTTGCGAGCGGCAGCCACGATGTCCCAAATCATTTCCTTTAGCTCGGCTTCGCTCATGGTGATGTGAGCTTCGGAACCAGGCTGCTGTGGAAACTGAACCACACGATCCTTACGCTTACGTGCCGGTTCTGCCATTGATCTTCATCCTTTCTATGTAAATCAATATCTGTGTTGATATTTTTCTCTGTAACGCAGGTTATGAGTGTATAGCTCGTTATCGAAATCGTTGATCATGCGGCACTTTTCTTTGTATTGGTGTTGCTGTGTCAGCTCGATTTCGACGTACTGCTGGCGCTCCCGACAATGATCGTGACACCCGGGATAACGCTTGGGAGCCACACAATAATGGCAGGGATTCTGCATTTTCAAATCATTCCAATCATAGTAAACTTTCGCAAACACAAGCGGTATCGTATTCGTACCGTGCTTGGAACATCTGATCCGTCCAGGCATATGATTTATTGTCTTCTTCAATGAAATATTGACCATCAAGATGTCCTGAGATATGAACGGTCTTGCCTTCGAACTCCTTCATTCCGTCAGCAATATCGTTGTATGTGTATGTATTTGGGCCAGACTCCATAAAGTAGTTGCATCCCATTTTGAGATCTCGCTTTACGACCACTGCGTCGCCCTTATTGTATCTGTATTTCATTGTTTACCTCACAGAAGAGATTCACAACAGCACTCATTGATAGAAATAAACATCTCGTCGGTCCAGCCATAATCAGACTCTTCCAGAGTGTATCCAGCTCCTTCGTGGCGAGGACCATGAATCGTAAAAACCTTTCCAGCCTGATCTACCATTTGATCAACCACATTGTAGGTATAGTCCCCATTGTGGCGGCCTGACCTCATACAATAAATTTCACGGCAGTTCAGATCCGGGCGAATCATTACTTTATCGCCGGGCTTATACATCAATTCCATACTTCTACCTCATTTTCTTTTTTATCAAAATCACTTTCTAAATCCGATGCTCTGGAAACGGGAGGACGCACGATCGGAGACTTCGTCACGCGGCCTGGCGCGTGACCTCGTCTCGGATCGAAGGACGAGTGTTTCCTGACAAGGATTGGTTGAGGCCAGCTGCACGATCAGGGCCCATGGCGGAGTGCAGCGGCCGGTTGTTGGTGTATTCTTCTTAACATCCGCCTTGGGCGTGATGCTCGCTCTTTTGGAACGATATACAAAGTGACTTTTTTGTTTACTGATTACTGATCGGGCTCATCGAATTCGATTTGTTCGCCCATGGATGCCGCCGTTTCACAGACTTCATCAAACAGGACATCTCTGCCGGCTTCCAACATTGCCTGGTGAATACGCGGCTCTGCGGCGGCCACAATGGTATCGCAGAAATTGGTATCGTCTGTGTTGATCGATTTCAGATTCAAACTTTCCACGATCTCTTTGACATCCTCAGGACCCCAAAACACCAGGGCTCGCCGATCCTCTTCGTAGACCACCTCTGTTTCGATGCCCGTGGAATAGTAGATCATATCCGCGACCTTTTCGAGTTCTTTCGACGGAACCTTTCCATCCCGACACATAATTTCAATCATAGATCATCACTCCTTGTGTGTATCTCCATTTTTTATGCAACAACGCCCTCTTTGGGACGAAGATCCTCTTTAAGCATCGCCACAATATCGGTGCCGAACTTTGCATTGTAACGACGGATCAGTTCGTCGATCACCTCGGGCTCGACCATATGATAATAGTTGAGCTTGCCATTGAACTTTTGCAGATCTTCCAGCTCCCAGGTTCTGCCGTGCTGCTTTGCATCGATATAATTCGTCATAGCCGAACGGAACATCTTAAGATTGCGCCAGCCAACCGTGATCTGATTGTCCTTGTTCCACATCAGGCCGAGGCACCAGTTCTTGCTGGAGTGCCGGTTGCCGTAATGCGTTTTCGTTTCGTTCAGAGTAAACGGTGCATGGAAGAAGTTCAACGCATCAATGATGATCTGCTGAATTTCCATTGGGTCAAAGTGATGATAACAGCTGATAAGGATATCATCTGCATATCGTGTGAAAGTGAACTCGCGATCGATGCCGTCCTTTGCTTTGTAGCCATAGCACAGCTTGCGAGTGATACAGTGGTCAAACGGAATCATCATCACATTGGTAAGCCACGGACTGATGGGAGCTCCCTGCGGCAGACCGTTGCGAAGGAAGCACAAGTTGACCGCCTTTGCCAGTTCATTTCGGCCGCGTGCATCCCGCATGATCAGAGCAAATGGATAGATCACACTCATCATGCCGAGCAGAAAATCCGGTGTCGTACTGGGAAAGAAACCATGGAAGTCGAACTTGACCGCCCAATGATTCTGATAATTTACGACCTTTTTCATGCCGGTCGCCTCATCAACGACAGTTTTATTGTGGCCTGCCTGATGCTTACGGATCGTATCGATAAAGCTGCGATTGGGAATATATGCGAAAGCATTTGTGTGATAATCTGCGATCATAAAGCTCTTCAGTAGTTCCCGCAGCTCAATCAGTGCATCATAAAGAGTTTTATCGGGCGCATCAATGGGTCGCCAGCCGCCAGATTTCTTTGGAATCTCAAAGTGAGAATAGTGACTCGGGATATCGCTGGATTCAAGCGCCGCATACTTCACATTGTAGGCCGCCAGCTTCTCGATCATCTCAGGAACATTGGTGATAGCGCGAAGTTTGGCGTTTAAATCGTTGCGGCACACGGTCATTGTAGATGTGTTGCTGCCGCCATAGTGCAGTGCTTCTACATTCTGGACACCGGCGAGGATCTCATCAAAAGTGATCTGCCGGGTCTTAGGAGGATTCAGATATGTAATGTACATTGTTTCTCCTTTATGATTTCATCGTGATCTAAGTGGGTTTCTTGAGGCTAAATAGCGTGCTATAGGAGGTCCCGATCATGATTGGATGCTGAGATTGGCTACATGACTGCCCTTCGGGTGACCCAAAAATGTCGTTTTGAACTCTATGAGAGCGCCGTTAGCCGGCGGTAATGTTTAGTATTGCTATGTTAAATGCCTCAGGGGGAGGACCCCTTCTTTTTAACAATTCGATACACTTGGCTTGGCCTAAGTGCGCTGTTTATAAAAACAACTATTCATCACGATTATTTATTTACGATTTATCAGAACGCCATGACGCTCTCTTCACCCAGAATGAACGGAGTTGCAACGATCTGCTTTTTCAGCTGGTTACCTCTCACGAAATTGATAAAGTTCGTAACCGCCAGACAGCAGATGAAACGAACGGTCGGTGCAACACCCTGAACGATGCCACATGCAGACACCGGCGTACTTACCTTTGCTTCCTCGTGAGTGAAATTCATGGAGTTCTTCAGATTGTCGATCTGCTTGCGATCCTTCCAATCGGCCGACCAGCACTGTGCATCATACAGGCCAGTGCGGATATCGAACACACCGAGCAGCTCAGGATTGTACTTGTTCTTCTCCAGGAACTGCTTGCGGATCTCGATGCTGTCCACGGCCAGGAACACATAACCCTTGACGGTTTCGCCCTGCCAGCCATTTGGCATCAGAACCAGATCCTCTTTGATATCAGGATTCACATTGCACAGAATGTTCCCCACAGCTTCCACCTTGGGATGGGCGATATCCTGCTGGAAGAACATCTGGTTGACGATATTCTTGGGTTCGACAAAGTCCATATCCCACAGAGTGAACTTAGTCAGACCGTATCGTGCCAGCAGTTCAGCCACAGTAGAGCCGACCGAACCACAGCCGATGATATGAATGCGACCCTTAACAGACGCAGGGTCAAACACCATTTCGATTTTGCTCAGATCCATTGTTGTTTCCTTTCTTAGTCCTGGAATGCGTCAGCGTAGGGATAGCAGCTCGAATTCCAATTGTTCATCAGGTCATTCGGATTCTCCTGATAATACTTCATCAGATTGGATTCGCTTCCCTTGCTTTTGGCTGAATCGATCTTAGGGGCGGCTCCACCCGTGACAGTTTTCAGCGCCGGGTTCGTCGTGGCTGCCGGTTTCGTTTCTGCTTTTGTTTTCGTGGACGCGGCTGCGGTGCTTGTGTTACCAACGAACGCGCCTCCCTGATAAGCTGCTGTACCCGCGCTGTAGCTGCCGGAGTAAGCTGCGCCATTGTAGTTGCCGCTGTAGCCACTGTTGTAGCCACTGTATGTAGTTGTGACCGGCTTTTGGACAAGCGCTTCCGCCTGTTCGAGAAACCCTTTCGTATCGGCCTCTCCAATCGTCACCTTGACATCATCGCCGCTGTAGATGGCATTGTCCGCCATATCCACAACACGGACGTTATACTCCCGCCGCTTGTTCCAGATCATAAAGATGTAGTAGTCCTCAGAGCTCAGGGTCTCAATGAGATCCCACTGATTCTGCATATCCACGCCGCTGGGAGAAGTGCCCATGTTCACATGACTGTGGCCCTGGAACCGCAGCGTATTAAAGGATTCATCGTCCAGCTCATACAGCCAGGTCGTATACTTTTCCTGGTCCGTATTCACTGTTGCGCCCGTGACCTGCTGCGGATAGACCAGGATCTTGGTGATCTGGAAATGAGTCTTATCAATGCGATTCACCAGACCATGCCAGGCGACCTCGGTACTGAAGTGATCGATCAGGGCACACATCTCGTGATAAGCTTCCAGAGTGAAATTCACCTCGACTGCGTCCTTAGCAGGCTTGGAAAAATTTTTGTTAAAGGAGAACTTATCCGTCTGCAGATTACCCAACGCAGAAGCCTGTGCATAGAACTCCTGCAAAATCCCCTGGATCAGTTCGTCATTCATCTTAACCGGCTGCATACTTCAAACCTCCTTATGCCGTTTCATTGCTTTCGTTTTCCAGAATCTCAATCACCTCTCCGACGGTGTAGAGATTACCATCCTTATCTTCCAGACACTTCCTGTTTCTATAATCACCGAACAGCTTTTCCATCATCCATTCGACAACCGTAGAATCCGTCCAGTTGATATAAGAAGAAGAGGTCACCAGAGTAGACAAAACGCCGATGTAATCACGACGAAGAGCCAGATCCTGAAGCATACCGCGATAGCCGCCGTAACAGGTAAACCGGTCGATATGCGGCTGAGGAAAACGATCCTTCATCAGGTCTTCCCGGTGATTCATGTTACTGCTTCTGATGGCTTCGACGCGGCAGTCATCATAGACGATCCACTCGCAGTAGACACGCAGATTGAACCGGTGCTCTTTCCAGATAGCCAGGAACAACTTCTTGGTGAGATCCATATCATACGGGCTCTCCTCGTAGATGTAGCTGGACATCTTATCCTGCTTTTCGACATACTGCTTAAAGATATCTTCGTTGTAGTCATTCAGATAGCAGTTCACGCCGACCCACAGCTGATTGCCGGACTTATCCAGAGCGATAAGAGATTTGTTCGCCTTGAAGAAATCGACCAGCTCCTTCTCATCGTCTCCAGAGTTGCAGGCACGATTCCGGAGTACCAGAAGCTTCATCTGCTCTTCGTCCACCTGCTTCATGGCATCGCGGGCGCTGCTCATGTAATCATTGACGTTGTTCTCTGCCCGGCGGACACATTCTTCCTGATCGTGGATCGAGCGGGTGAAGTTCTGACTACAGAATCCCTTGAGCATGCTTTCGACTTTCTTGCCGTAGAAGTCATAAGTTGCATAGATCTTGTCGATTGCTGCATTGAACTTGTCATACTTCTGCTCGGCCAGCATCTTCAGCAGATCGAGTTCGTCCCTGGTTGCCGGGTGATCCTTGAATGCCCACGGAAGCAGACGAGGTAAACAGCTCATCATCATCTGCATGACCTGGATTCTCTTGGGCGAAGGAGCGAACACCATGGTCGCCTGCTTTGTTTCGTTCTGATAGACCAGAGCGTCACCGCTGCGATCGACATACAGAGAGACATCCTCAAGACGAACCCAGCCCGCCTTCTTGTAGTCCTCGTCGAACGTTTTCACCTGCTTGATGTAATCGGCTGCTTTCTTGTTGGGGATGAAATGGAAATACAGACCGAGCTTGATCTTTGTGAACGGACCACGCTCACCAGCGTAATAGGCTGCTGTCAGCTTCTCATCGTCCGGGAGCCGGATCTCGTTCTCGACCACCAGAGACTGCATGATCCCCTTGTTCTCGGGGTCAGCGGTAAAAGTCGCCAGCCGCTCCTCGTTCATCACTGCCCGGAGAACGGTCAGGACGGTGTTATCTTCGGTTTCGAATTTGTTCCTGCTCTTGATGTCAGAGAAAAATTCGTTGCATTCGTTCGAGCCGAGCTTCGTCAGCAAACCAGTGAATGCCATAGTTACTTCCTCCTTAAATTCATATCTTGCATTTAAAAAGCCCAGATACTGGACACATATAAGGCAGACTTTAACCGGCCTGCCAGCGGCTGCAATGCTACTTATCTGTTGTAACCAGAACAGATTTATATTCGGACTTTATTCGAGATTCGCTCGAACAGATTCAGGATCAAGCTCCGTTAATCCCTTAACGGGCGTTGTCCATCTTCTGAACACAGACCAGATAAGCCTTCTCGGTAACGTTCATAGCGGCGAAGGTCTTGTCCATGTCGCCAGGCTGCAGAACACAGCCATCCAGAGAAGTCTGACCAGTAGCGTAGTTGATATCGTTCTCCTCCAGGCACTGACGCAGGGTAGTGTCCTCGGTAACCATGACAGTCTTACGGTTGGTGTTGGTACCCACAGTGATCTTCAGCATAATTATGTACTCCTTTTTAATTTGAAAAAATTATTGTAGAAACGTCAGATTGACGAATCATCTTAAACGAATGCCGGACGTATTGCGCTGGAACATCCGGCGTGGAACCATAGCGACGGTTTTACCCGGCGGCGCTCTTACTCGGCGGCGGCCTCGGGCTCAGCGTCGTTCTCGATGGTGATAGCAGCGTTCATAGCGGCCTCATCAGCAGCGATAGAGCCCATAGCCTCGGCGATCTGCTCCTCGATCTTGGTGCAGTTCACGATGGCCAGACCCAGCTTCTCACGAACGAACTCGTTGATCTCCTCGACAGTGGTCTTGCCGTTGGGCAGCTCGATGCTCATGGTAGCGACCTTGGGAGTAGTGACGGAATTCTTTGCGAAGGTCACGCCCATCTCATTGGCAGAAGCAGAACCGCTGACACCGATAGCGCAGACAGGCTCCTTCTCTTTGCCCTCGCCCTTGTACAGAACCAGAGCCTCGGGACGGAACTTCTTGACCTTCTTCAGGGTCTCGATGTCGTAAGCGGAAGTGACGAAAACGTTGTTGTACTTAACAGTTGCCTTCATAATATTGATCTCCTTTATAATAAAAAAATGTTATGTAAACGAGCCGGTTTGCTCGTTATACCGTTGTTGTTAGCAGCTCTTTCATATCGTCAAGAGCCTCGTCCCATGTGTCGGCCGACTGAATGAACTGGCCATTATCCGCCGACACGATTTCATAATGGCCGTCCACATACTTGATATGCATCCGTTTTCTCCTTTCATTTGACAGTGTAAAGTGTGTTTGGATGGCGAAAAAATTAAAGCAGAGACTCGCAGCGGCATTCACTGGTTGACTCTACAGGTGCCCACCAATCATCATACAGGTGCTCGATCAGGCGAAATTCTGGTCTGCTCCATTGGTACCCATCGCAGAGCTGCACTTGAAGACAATCGGTATCTTCTGTATACCCAACAACGATTCCCTCTTTACCCTCATTGGGATCATCAGGACCCCACGGAGACTCAAGCCTTACGCGATCACCGATACAGAATTTTCTCTCGTCCATGTTACTCAGTCCTTTCTATCCATTTCTTTGACCTTGTCGACCGCATAATCGATCACATCAGTAACATACTCGGTGGCGTTGTTGATGTTATCCTGCGTAAACATATCAGCGGCGAGCATCTTGTAGCAGGTCTCCTCAGAAGGAATAAATACGGCACCAATCAAACAAAGGGATGTGAGAAAAATACCGACCTTTCGTACCATGTGTTTCCGTTCGCCACAGACAGGCTCACCATCTTCATCGCAACAAGATGAAAAAACCAAAACAATCAGCCCAGCAGCTACGCCAGCCCACATCAATCGATACAGCACATCACTGACACTAATCCAGTAGAACACCCAAGGATTGATAATGGAGTTCATACGGCTGTTCCCTCCTTACTTGAGCCCTTTTAAGATATTTTCCTTTAAGACTTTGCACAAGGAATCAGTGTATGCTTTCTTGGCCTTTTTCGACATCTTCGTACTGTTGAGCCAATCAATGGTAGTGGTAATCATGCTGTTTCCAACCACTTCCATCACGTCGCCCTTATCTTCTCCCATGTCGAGAGTAATATCAGTCAGTACGCCGTTAAGAGGAGTTGTGCTAATAATCACTTTCATAATACTTCGTCCTTTCGGTTTTTTTTTATTGTTGTTAACATTCGAACATGGTGCGGCTAGAGGGACTTGAACCCTCACCCGAAGACCAGATCCTAAATCTGGCGCGTCTGCCAGTTCCGCCATAGCCGCATATAAATTAGGTACACCTGCACTCCCGATTCTCCAAGCAGGACAACTTCCATTCCGGACCACAATATCCGAAACATTAGGGCGCAACAAGGAAGTCGTGGCTATTTTATTGATCGTACTTTTACCACCATGTACCTATTCCCCATTTTGTTAGAGACCTAATGGGCAAAGCTGTCTACCTACACCGGTTGTGGACGGACTTACCCGGCTGGATTTATATGTAGGAGTCTCAAACCGTCGCACATAATGGAGCAGCGAATGGGAGTCGAACCCACATCTCCAGCTTGGAAGGCTGGCATATTAACCGTTATACGACCGCTGCATATAAACCCGGCTTACAAAGCCTTGTTGCTTTCGATACGATATAGACCGAAGCATCGTATCAAAAGAGCCGGGAATAACAAGAATGAGGTAAAAGGTCCCTGCTGAATAACATACCTAAAAAGACAGGAACCCTGGTGCGATTGGATGGGTTTGAACCATCGACGTGCATTCAGCCTGCTGCTCTACCAACTGAGCTACAATCGCATAAGATACTCGGCTTACAAAGGCACGCTGCACTCTTTCGAGCGAGCCGAGAATAACGTACATGGAAAAATTTAACATTCCCCACAGGGGATGGTATCTCGCACAGGCGCGGCCGGATCTGACCGCTAAAGATCCTACCAGTACGAGATTGGTGCTACAGGTGGGATTCGAACCCAACAATCCATCGTTTCAGGCGCTCCGTCTTAAGCGGAGTGTGTCTCGCCAGTTGCACCACTGTAGCATATCAAGAGCAGGATTTCGTACCTGCTACGACTTGTTCAGTCACGGTGATTCGTGTCTGGAACCCATGAACCACTTCAAACACCTTTTGGAAAGGAGACAGTTTGGGCGACGCAACTCACCCATGGTGTTTCGGATGGGACTTGAACCCACATGCTTGCGCAGAAGTTTTTGAGACTCCCCTGTCTGCCGATTCCAGCACCGAAACATATATGCTCGTCTTTCCGAGCCGCCACTGCTTATGCAGATTAGCCCTCTACTTCAAACACCATGTAGTACATGTGATTATCTTCACCATCGCCAACCGATGTGCCGATAACATACTCAGGATATGGGGTCAACTCACATCCGCAAAAATCAGCGTAGGATTCAGTGTCAACTTTCACTGCATCTTCGTACCGAGCGGCCTCATCTTCAGGCATCCCATTGAGAAAGCACTGAAAACTAACAGCGGCAAAAGCAACCGCATCGTCTCTTGATTTGAATGCTTTATCAATACTTACTGACTTGTAGACATTAGCTTTCTCGTTGGTGTAATCGCTTGCGACGATGTACATCTGAATCACTCCTTATCAAAGATATCGGTATACTTGGTGTACAGCTTACCGTTATGATAGTAGGTGTTGTAATCGCACTGTTCAATGTACCACCAGCGTTCCTGATGACCGGCCTTCAGGAAGTCATGCAGATGATAAGTTGACTCGTAGTTCTCGTCCACACGCTGCCGGAACGAAAGCTCATCGATCTCGTTTGACGTTTCGACATAATCAGCGATTCCATTGATTTCGTCCTCAGTCATATCGTCGTCCACAACAAAGACCACACGAACGATTTCGTTGCCTCGACGACAAACATTGTCCATCTCATCTGTCGTATGCAGGTGGTATACAACACGGTCAAACTTATCAAACGGAAACAACATAATCTCGTGATTGTTTTCTGCATCAAAGTAACTAGTATGCAGTTCGGTCCTGCGCCGAGAGCGTCGGCACATCTCGAAAAAGCCAAGCCACCATGCCTGATGCTCCCACCAGTGATACAACGGATCGCCGCCACCAGACACAGATACCCAGTTGCAGTCTTTGCATTCGTTATGAAGAACTTGCCACAGCGGAGCGTAAGAAGAATACTCCCCTGTCGGTGTCATCTTGAGCTTGTTATTGCGGACGATACACTCAGGGCAGCTGTAGTGGCACCCGAAGTTCGTGATAATACTGAGATACTTATCAGCCATCTTGATTTACCTCTTTCTTATCTATTGTTTTGTGAATTCATGATTGAACATCGTTTCGATTTTTTCGGAGGTTCTTATTTTTAATCTCCTTATTAACCAAAAACGACTTCGCCAAACAGTGCGTACTGGACAATTTCGTCGGCGCAGGTGGCATCAATCTGCCCGCAGTCAACGGAGCCATCGGAGTAGTCGATCGCGTCATAGCTGTCTCCGCCTTTTTCCAACCACAGCTTGAAGCCGGCAAGGAATTTGTCGCGGTCGAGCATATAGCAGGTCTTGTCATCCTCAAACGGCTCATCGATCCAGACGGCGAGCTTTCCGCCGCGCGAAATCTGCTCGCTGGCGTACTCACCGAGGTAGTCACCCTGCACGACAACGCGCCAGCACCAGTAGTTGATGCCACCTTCAAAAGCGGACAACATGATGTCGTCAATGTCCTGCTGGGTCAAATAAACAGTAGTCTTAGTGCAGATTTCAAACTTTTTTTCTGTTTCCATTTTCGCAGCCTCATTTTACTTGTTGATATTCGTACACATTTGGTGGGACGTGAGGGATTCGAACCCCCGTGAAGAATTAACCTCATCACCCGGTTATGAGCCAGGAGCTTTAACCAACTAAGCTAACGTCCCAGAGAGAAGGATTTAACCATGTAACGGCATCGGCGAGGAGCAAGCGGCTTACAAAGTTTGCGCAATACTCAGTCGCGTCAGCGGATACAACACATAAGCGAATTGGTCTCTTATGGTGTCCATCCTCAAAGGCTGCCCTTTCAAATTCACTCTCCGATACTCTGGGCACCGAGCATCTATGCCACTTACGCAGGCAGTGCCATATTCGCCTACTCATAATAGAGCCATGCGCATCCACTGTGGCGGGTAGCTACTCCCGTTGCATCATGGTTATTATTTTCGGTCAGAGCGTTATGGGTGTGTCAGAGGGGGAGTATGATCACCCACGGTGGAATTGCGCCACCCCAGCAGCTTTGTACTACACTACGCCGCTGCATCGAACCTAGCTGGAGCCCAACAGAATCGAACTGTTGTACGACCATCAGCTCCATATCAAAGCAGGGTTATCGTACCTGCTCGGCAATTTCAACCACGAGCGAAGAAAAAGGAAAAGTGAAAGAGAAAAAACTTCGCTTTTTTGCACAGGGAGAAAGGATAAAGCCCTATGCTATGGTCCAAGTGACAGGTTACGATCCTGCTGCCTCATGCTCCCAAAGCACGCGCTCTGCCAATTGAGCTACACCTGGTTATATGCCGGTCTTTCCCGGCTGCCAGCCTCAAAGGCTAATGGAGGAAGTAGATAGCTTAGATAGCTGCCGCCACGATCTTTGCAGCCTCCTTAAACACTTTCATGTTCTTATCAGAATGCTGGAAGATATCAGGAGTAGACTTGGGCGGCTTATTGTGAGAACGAACATACGCTTTACGCATCCGATCCATCTTGACAGTGCCGATCGCGTCATAGATCTTTGCATAGGTAACCCAATACCCAAGCGTCTTATCACCCAGCTTTTTTGCAATAGGCTCAACGATCGGAAGCGTAATACTCGGCTTGTAGTAACAATATTTCTTTTTCGGCTCTTCAGCCGCAGGAGCTTCAGCCGCCGGTGTTTCAATCTCGATTGCGTGAGCCTCGGCTACAACGACCGGTGCGGGTTCTTCAGCGACGACCTCAGGAGCAGGTTCTGCCCTATGGCGAGTAGGGATCATATCAGCAGGGATCATAGGCGGTTTCTTGGTGAGTGCCGACTTAATACCCTTTCGGACCTCAGCGTCGTGCTTTTCGTTCTCATACCGATCCTTCATAATCGACATAAAGATTGAGCTCCACGTTTCACTATCCTCGATAATGTCCAAGCCGCTGAGGTTCTTGATGTCACCCATGTAGCCGACCCGCTCAACATACGCTTTGCGTTCGTCTTTGAAATACCAGCCATAGTTGCTGCCGATATAATCATAAGCCTGTTTCAGAACCGCATTCAGCGTCAGACCAGTCATGCGAGCGATGGAGTTGCCGAGCTTGTAGATCTCAGTCCGCCATTCGCTGCGTCCTTTGTATGTAGTTGTGTGGGTTTCCTTTGCGGCGGCTGTGGCAGTTGTGGCAGTCTGCTCAGGCTGCTTCTGCGGCTGACCCATCGAGATAAGCTTTCGTTCCAGCTGCTTACAGACGAACAACACATTGTCGAGAGCGTTGCGGTCCTGCTGGCGTGCGGCTTCGAGAGCGTCCATCTTGGATTGAATCTCCGTCAGCGCCTGAGTCATCTTATCGAATCGCTCCTGCCGCTTGAGCTCAGTCTGATTGGCATTCAGCGATACGGTTTCACCCCGCATCAGAGCGGCGATCACATCCCAGCAGAAATCAATGAAAGCATTCGCTTTGGGTTGAGTGCTGTAACGGCAGATCTCCATTACACCTCTCATACTATATACGTAGGTTTGCTGTTTTCCACCAGGGGTAATCAAATTGATTAACCCTGAAAGCGGGTCAAGACGAGCCGCGTTGCGCTTGTGAATCGTTCCAATCGAAATTGAAGGATTCTTATATCCCAGCGCCTGACCGACCTGCTCACGGGTCATCCAGAAATCATCCTGAGCTCTGGTGTGATCGACCGCTGGATTCTCATAGACCTGGATCTCCATGTCACCGAACTGCTTGGTAGTGGCTACTTGCATTACTACATTCGCATTCATTTTTTACCTCATCCTTTTCGTTTGATATTGGAAAGTGTGTTTCGCTTGAAACAAGTATTACACAAAAACGTATCGTTGTCAATTGGAAAATATTCACAAATGACAGCATTACATTTTGTTTGTATTTGTTGCTCTTATCACAACCTTCATTATTATAATATAGGCGATTTGTGATCTAAATCTGTCTGAAGCTACTAGCTGGAGATGGTGATCTTTCATGAACCAGGGGTTGTGGCCCAAATGTGGTTGTTAGATGCGTCGGTTGGGGTGTTATGAGGCTCTTTCAGCCCCCTGATGACACCGGTCTGATGTGGCCAGCGATGTCTGGTACCTGCAGTCGACGCGTCTTCCGCCTTCCTCGGGGGTGTCCCCTCAGTCTAACAATTCGTTCCGTTCGGCTTGGCCTAAACGTGCTATCGTGGTAAAACCAGATAACAATTCATCACAAATCTGCTCGTAAAATACGGGATTGCTCACATGGGAGGACCGGTTTTCAACATAGTTTTCAACTCGCTTTCTTATTTTATTATGTACTTTTGTTTCAAATTGAGATCTAAATATCTGTGGAGTCCTGTGCCTCGGCGATCGTACCTGCAGCAGGCAGCGTTGATGAGCTGCGGATGAGCTGCGAGCGTAGTTCGGGATTTCGGGGTGACGCATTATCGCTGTATTTCTATTCGGGCTCTACCGTTAGTGCCGTGAGTCGCTCCCTGTTGGGTCACCTGCTGAGCTTAATGGTCCTTCAGTGGCAGCCACGGGTGGGGTGTCTCAGTCTAACAATTCGTTCCGTTCGGCTTGGCCTAAACGTGCAAACCTTTCGACTTGCTATTCATCTCAATCTGTTTTCGTGGCGACTCTGCTGTACTATGCGGAATCGTCGAATGGCATTACATTCATCTCATTCACCTCCTGATTCAAACCTTGCTGTTTTCTCTAATAGAATTACAAGGGAAAAACACCTAACACATCTCAGTAGAGTAATTTCATTACCGAACCATGATGTATGTTTAGAATACAGTCAAACTCTTTATGAATTCGGCTGAGAATTGATGCTGGCCTTATTCTGTCGAGCCGCTTGTACTTTTTTCATTCGCTCACGAAGTTCTGCACGCTGTTCATCGGTCAGTTCACGAGGCGCTGTCGGCGTTCCGAACCGAACCAGCTTACGCGGCACCGAATACCACTTGCACAGGATCAGTCCGTCTTTCGTGCGGTGGATCTTGGTGAGCTTGTACTCGTCAGGATGCTTCTCGCACATGGCATCAAGCTTGCGCCAGTAAACAGGATCGTTGGTGCACACATCGGTCGTCTTATCCAGGGCTCCAATGGTGATGATGGTCTCCTGTTCAGCTCTGGTCATCGAAACACCGCCATGCTCAGGAATGGCTTTCATTATGATTTCTTCCACGATTTATCGCTCCTTTTTCTGCTGGGCTCATTCATACCAACACATCGTGACAACGTTGGTGTAGCCAGTTTGGTATTTAACGCCGTCAATTCTGACCGTAACCGTGCCATAAGACACCCAGCAAGAATCGTACTCGCCCTCAGCAAGCAGCGTGCCGTCAGGGTTATAGACCTTGGCATAGTTCACCTTGCGTCCATCTTCATCTTTCGAATTGCCACCACATCCAGTCAGCATCAGTGCAGCAGCCAGTACAGCTGCCGCGATAAGTCTTCGGAATCGCATTTAAGCCACCTCCTTATTCGTCATCACTGTCAAAGACAAAACCTTCTGCCTTCCACATCGAAACAACAAATTCATCGTCACTTCGATCAGTTTTCAAAACCCCGCTCAATCCATGTGCGGTGTCGGTGATATCGAAAACAAACTTACTTCCGTAAATTTTGAACAGATGACCGTCTCTCTTGCGTTTGTTGCGGCAGGTCAGGTAATCCGTCCCACGGGTGGTCTTGCCCAGCTGAACCCACTTTGTAGGCACATGGATCTGCAAATAGGATTTCGAGCCGCACACAATCGTGAAATCATCGTGCTGCTGGACCAGTTTGAGGAAGTCCTCCGGTTTGAATTCGTGTACGCCAAGATCTAAGCTCGCCATAAAAACCCTTCTTTCTCTTTTTCTCCCTGATGGTTCTTTTTCCCCTTAACAATCTCCTTTATCTCCTATAACCCTCTTAAACTTAATCATCAATTTTATTTTCGCGTCGCTTGTTCATTGGCGATTGCGTAATTGAGTTTGAGTTCGAAATAGGAATGAATTATTGTTGCAAGCGAAAGAGTGAACCAGCGATTAAGTTTTCAACATTTTGAACAAGTGAGTTTTCAACAATTCGGAATCTCAGCAACGACCTGAATCATCTTGATTGAAGTCGGAATGAAGATTCGTCCTTGCAGCATGTTCATAAAAGTAAGCGTCTGAAGCAGATCGAACCAGTGCGAACTCTGTTCAGCAGGTGCCGCATTCAAATCAGCGATCAGGCTCTCCACGGCCTTATCGTCAAGGAAATCGAGCTGCGTACATGCTTCGCCGCGCTCATAGCTGGTTCCGATCTTCACTTTTGCATCGTATGTAATCTGTACTGACTTCATACTGTTACGCTCCTTTTTATTATACAACCGTTTGGAGTTTTGCTCAACAACTAACAGGCGTTGATTAGTCGCCATTTTCTTCTGAGTCAACGATCTCAACGCTCTCGATAGAGTTCGGCACGTACATGCGTTTTCTGAATCGCTCCATGGTCTCAAGCGCCGCCTCAAGGTGAATCATCACAACATGCTGCTCTTTTGATCGCTTCTTATACTCTGTATCAATGGCAGCACACAGCGTATCAACCACATCATTTGGCACAGATTCGAACTGGTAAGTAGCCCTCTTATAATCGAGCCGCATACTTGTTGCGATTGCTGCACGATATGTTACTTTGATCGTATACAAATTAACACTCCTCTTATTGCGTCGCTCGTTCACACAGAATCGCGGCCGCTTCTTTCAAAATACATACACCGGTCGCACAACTTGCCGCATTGATTCCATGCTGGCGATACAGGTTCCAGAGTCCGCCGTATGTAGGGATCGAATCGAGCCCGGAGCAGTAAAACCCCGCCGCATCATCCCAGGCTAACATCGGTGTATTATTGAACAGACGATCATTTTTGAATTTCGAAATCAAATAGTCAAGCTCGAACGGGATATACGGTTTAACTGCATCCAGACCGCCCAGATAATCGATGTAGCGAGTGTAGCGCTCACGAAAACCGAGTTCTTTACCAGTGGCCTTATCGATGTTATGTTGATGGATTCCTGTTGCTTCATTAAGGGTCATCGCTGCGTTACCTCCTTACTTGTTATTCTTTCAACGGCTCATCCGCTGCCAGCGCAATGATTTCGTCGATGTTGTTTTCGATCAGATACTTCCAATCTTCCAGCCGCTGATTGAGGATTTCTGTCGCCTGGATGATGACTGCGTCCGGCGTGATGTGCTCACAGTTGCATTTCAAAGCCAGAATCAAGTCATCAAAAGTGACAGGGTCAAGAATCGTATCGCTGGGGATCATATCTTTACCGAGTTTCCAGCTTGCCATAATCAGAACCTCCTGAACTGCACGAACTTGCCATCAGCGTAGCAAGGAGAGTAGCACTGCGAGATACAATAGTTATTTACGAAGGTGGCCACGAAGACAGGTTCGCCCTGAATAATGATTGCTTCCGGCTTCAACTTCTCGATTTGTTCGGCCATCTGCCATGCCATATCCCTTACTTTGATAGATGCGTCCGTAGGGAAAATCGTAGGCAATGGTCCATCATGAAGTACACCATCTGTGCACAGTTTGCGAGCTGCATCGAGTTGAGCGTTGGACCATTGGGCGATAGAAAGTTCAGTCATATTGAGAACCATTGCTACGTTTGCCTCCTTATTCTTGTACTGATAATTCTTTTGCCATGATTCTTTCGCGCATCTCGGCTCCAGTTGAGGAAAAGTAATCGCGAGTAAGAACCCATGCATCTTCTTCGCCGCAGATTTCAGCAGGCTCTTTGAACAAGCGAATGGATTCGTCTGGCTTTTTACCACCAAAGATTTCCTTCTTAGCTGCATCTGTGATACAAGGATCATTGTAGATGTCATGCCACCATTTTTCTTGTTCTTTAAGATACTCAAGTGCTCGTTCTTCAGTAGCAAAAAGACTGTAATGAAACTTGTCATCGTGAATAGTTTCATAACGGTCTTCATAGGACGTAAAAATTCCCCAGACAGACATACTGCGTAGCTCCTTTTATTCCATCTCGATTGTGACACTGTTATATTCAGGGGTTCGATACATCACATCAGCTTCCCACATCTTGGCACAATCATAGCTGGCGAATGCACGGCGGACCACCTTGAGCGGGATTTTGCCATTGTTATCGGCATAGAATGTGATCTTGTAATGCTGGAGCTGATAGTCAGCTGCGGCGTAATCACCCATTCTGCGATGCCTCCTCGTCTTTTAATTCAACAGAGCTAATCCACTGTTCGAATTTGTATTGAACTCCAAACATAGGGTCTGTAAAAGTATACTCAAGACTAGCTTCATCGCCGTCTTTATAATTCACATCCGAAACGTTTTCTTTCTTTCTGATAGAACAATATTCTTTGAAGATAGTATCAAATGCCACGTCAAAACTACAATGAGCAGATAGCGGTCTCGTTCCGTTATCATGCCAACCAAAACAGTCATTAACTTTGACATTTTGCATGACAATGTAAATTTCCATGTTTATGTCCTCTTTTTTTGATACTCTTACTTCACTTCTCTCGATTCGATCTGAACAATACGTTCAATCTCATCATCATACCAGTTTTTCCAACGATAACGAAGATTGCGTCCATTGGCATCGAACACGACGTCATAACACTCCGGGTCTGCACTCACCGATTTTGCCATTTCGGTCAACATTTTCATAGCACACTCGAGACTGCTATAGACATCCCCATTGTAATGACTGAACATCACACACGACTGTCCCTTAACTCGCTTGGAATAGAAATTATCTAAGATATGTACCGTCATTGTTACAACTTCCCCCTTTTTTACCCGCTGCGTTCTCTGCGGATTATACATAGCGGCGCTCATACCATGTAGAAGTAAGAATGCTTGATTTCGGGGGCATATTTGTCCCGAGCGACACACTCCAGCCCAATGATATGTTTGTTATTCTGTAGGAGCGCCTTCTGACCTGGCGACAAAGTACAATCAAGCAGTACCCGCATTGCCGACTGACCACCCTTCAAGATAACATCCTGATACTCGATCACATGGTCTTTGATTCTTGGCGGGAGGGATTCAATCAGTTTCGCGATGTTCATGTTGATTTCCTCTTTTCTTTTTGCGTGTGTATGCTATTTCGTTTACTACGCATGTAGTGGATGTGGTTACGTCTGCCTCGGTACCACCAGTCGCCCGACATGTGCAGAGTAACGCCCCGACTATTGTCAGAACGCTATTTATTTAATTGATAATACAATCATCCTCGATGCTGTAATAAGCTTCTGTCCATGTGAAGGGTTCGCCAAGGTCTTTTGGACTAATGGAATCAAGTTTCGCCATAGTCTCAGATGGAACATCTTTCCAAAGAAAAATGAAACCTCGTAACCATTGACCGCTTCGATTTGCCATGAAACACCCTAGAGCACATTTATCCTTCTGGCCTTGCCACGGATGAAGTTTGTATCTAACATGAAGCTTAATGTATTCAGATCCATTCCAATACTCATAAATATCAGGGTGGTCACGCATACACTGTTTTGCTTTTTCACGCCAGAATCGATTGTTGCTCATTTTACCAATTTCTTCAGGAGTGAATTCTGAGAACTGTTTGCCAGAGAGATTGGTTCCCTCAAGAAGTTCAAACTTAGGTTTTTCTCCAAAGTTCTTTTTCTTTCCACCTTTAGAAACCGCTTGAACGATACAACCATATTGGTCAGCCATTTTACCTGCTTCATCACAGATATTATTCCAACCCATATCGTCATCGATATCAATAATCCGAACCATTTTATTCACCTCTTTTCGTACAAAGCGTTTATTATATATCACACCAAAACTTCGTAGAGAGTATATCATCTGCGGTCCTGTCTTTGATGCGATTGGGAATCATTGTATGTAGGTTATTTTTACCAGCAGAGCACTTACTGTAGCGTTCTTACATCACCGGCGGCATCGGAGTACCATCCTGGCGACCACGGCGATACGGACCACGGCGAACTCTCCCCTGGGCAACAGGATAACAGGTAACCGGGCGATTATGCAGAGTGGCCAGCCGCTTCGTGATAACCTTCACACCATGAACAACCGTCATAGTAGGCTGCGGACGGAAACGATCATAGCGGCGGTCTGCAGTGTAATCCCAGGGAGTGATACTTGCATCGTCGGTCGGCACACGGTATGGGCCCATCATACGGGTCTTGCGCTGATTGACATTGACCGGAATCAGGAAATCGTAGTTCAAGCTGTTGTTCTTGACCTCGGTTTCGGTGAACAATTCGCCACCTGCATAGGCGCTCCACATTTCGATGCCACGACGGGTGCCCAGATACATAGGCTCATTGTTTGCTTCGAATTTAACACGGAAATACAACATAGGTTTACCTCTCTTCTTGCTTGCACATTTTGATTTGCTTTTTATGTAATATTTGAAGCCGCCGGGTTAGACCACAACAGCAATCAACAGAGTCAGGGCGATCGAGATGAGAAAGAAATTACGAATCGTTTCCGTCATTTCGATCGGATCTACGGTATCAAACCAGCGTGCCAGGGTGTCGATCACCTGATTGTAGCGGCGAAAACACCCCAGATAATATAGGCCAGTTCCGATTTGCTGGAGTGCGCCCACCAAAAGCAACATGGCGGCGAACACCCAGACGATGGGACGCTCAGACAATCAAATCACCCTCCTTTACTGTGAATGGCAGAGTCAGAATGTGAAACTGCAATTCGATTTGAACACGCGGCCGGAGTCTGCTATAGGGCAGGAAGTACGGATCAGCCAATTCGATGTGGCGCTTATGACGGCGCTCTTGGGATTGCATCCAGATGGAATCCGTGTCACTAAGGTATGCTGCGAACATAATTCATATTGCTCCTTTCTTACTGCGCTGCGGCGCTTCTTACGGCTGCTGCGGCGCTTATACTCTTGTGAATTCGTCCAGATAATAACGAGAGCCATGCATAATGAAATACGCACGGCCCTGATTCGTCTGATAGATTTTGTGGCGGCCAGCCTGTTTACGGCGCTCGCCATTGTTGGTTGTGACTTCGACACACGCCTCTTCAATCGCTGTGATCTCAAGCCCGCCCCAGTTGTTAAGCGGATACACGGCGATTGCATGTTTCTCTGGCGGGAAAACGTCTCTCATAATTCAACCTCGCTTTCTTGCTGAATAGAGATCTTGCCAGCGGAATCATATCAGGACTTTCAAACACGATAAACCCGCCCAGATTATTGATAGATGCAACCAGCAGGCCATATTTTTCAATGATGAGCCAATTCAGGCTGTTCGGATTGTACGGTCGGAATGGTTTCGCATCAGGAAATCCCGCCCTCGCATCACTGAAAAACTGCGGGGTCAGCTCTTTCGTATCCAAATTTACGACACGAATCGGCGTGAGGGTTCCGCTTTCTGGGTCCAGCACAACGGCGCATAATCTGTCATGCATCTGATAGATCTCTGACAAAATCATTAGAAAGTATCCTCCCCTTCCAGGCGGCTTACAGCTTGCCGCTCATAATACCCATCACAGGGATACGCTGACCTTCGCTCTGTTCGTACACATGGGCTTCAGTTGCGTGGCGATTGTGAACTTCTCGCTTAGCGACCTCAAAATTCTTCTCAGCCTCGGCGTAACTCTTGAAGGGGTATTCCATTTCGCCCATGATGGGATCGTTCCATTTGATTACGAGGACGTAAGGAGCTTCTTTGATGGCCTGTTTATAGCGCTGTTCCTCGGCGGGCTGCTGTGTCTCGGCGGACTGCTCCTTGGCGACGATTTTCTCGGCCAGATTCTTCAGCTCTGCAATCACATCAGCATTCAGACGCCGCTTGGCTTCTTCAGCGCGAATCATCTCGGCGATTGCATTCACATCCGCCTTTGCTTCATCAGCCAACTTACGAGCCAGGCTTTCAGCGCGGTGACCTGCATACTGATTGGCAATCTTGTCATAGTGCCACCACTTGTCGACGGCGGCGGCGCGGGCGTATCTGAGCAGTTTCATGTTATCCATTTTGTTTTACCTCTCTTTTTTGTTTTATTAAATGGCAGCAAATGCCATTTCAATCTTCCTCAGCGGCGTTTTCACAGTTGCACCACAAAATATCTTCGATGATATCATCGAAGTTGTCATCCGGCGTGCCATTGCAATTCATAATGAGGGTCACACTCTGATACATGGGCGGCACATCGTTAAGGTTGTCCATTTCATAGGCATATCCCCACACTTCGCCATTGCAATCTTCGATCATGCAGTACAGGAGCTGGATATTGTTCCCGTCAAGATCCTCGCATTCAATAACGGGTTCCTGGACGACGGTTCCGCTCAAAATGTAGCGCCCAGCAGCATTGGGTTTCATAGCAGCGGCGCTTACGTTAGCAGCGGCGCTACCAGCGGAGTCCGCGCTTGCCGCCGGAACTGGAATCATAAAGATTGTTGCGAACAGAATCACGGCCATAATCACAACGGCCAGACCACGATTGCTCTTAGTCATGCTTGAACATCTCCTTCCATGCCTGCTGCATCGAAATCGTCAGAGCGACACCAATAATGATGCCGCAGAAGAGAATGAACTCCGTGCTGAAATAATCCATATTGCTAAGCTCCTTTTCGTTTGATACTCAAATCTGGTTTACGGTTTCGATGACATAATCATCGTAATTATTGCCGAACGTAACGTATGCGTCCGGGCTGCACTTGGACAGAGCTTCCATCAGCTCTGCAACAGTCATGCTCGTGGTTTTGTGCTCGACGATATCAAGCAGAGCGTAACCGGCGTGGTTTTCACCGTTGATTCTGACGAATTTCATATTGTTGAGCTCCTTTCGTTTTTTTGTTTTATTGTGGTTACGGTTACGTCTGCCCTGGTACCGTAAATCGCCCAGTATCGCTCCTTGTGGAGCAGAGAAAAGAGGTAAAAAAGAAAACGCCAGCACTTGCATCTTGCGATTGCATTTGCTGACGTTGGGGTTGGTTATTAAATTAGGGCGGTTTTATGTCATGCCCCGGGACGTGAAGCATCAAAGCTCTTCGATTTCGACTCGAATAACGGTCTGATTTTCGCCATAATTTAATTTAATGGCGTATAAAGTCAAATCACGAAACTCTTCTGCTTCTTTTTTCGTAGCAAAATCGGTTGTCGTTAAGACTTTCGGTTCGTCTCTAAGGCAACTGATAGTTTTAACTACGAATTTATTTTCAGCCATTGAATTTACCTCCTATGCTGGAATGAAGTAGAACTAACTCTAATTATATAGAGTAGCGGAAGTAAATTCAAGACAGAAATCAATTAACGCTTTCCAGATTTTACAGGAAATTGAGGCTCAAGAGGACGATATCCTTCGGTTGTATTACCATCCATATATTGGGCCATTTTGTTATCCATAAAACGAATTCGACCATTCACATCGATCTGCCCGCCATAGATTTCTTGACTTGCAATCTGATATTCTTTTGGGAGAATAATCGGCGAGTTACCGGCACTACGACCGATTCCTTTACCTTTGAATCGACGAATGCAAGAATTACAATTTTCATCAAATGCGCCATGGTAAATAGCCGCCTCTCGATGCTTTGCGGATTCAGCCCGCTTCTCAGACTTGGATTTGATTTTCCAAACCTGAATTCGATTCTGATGAATTGCTTCAAGAAGGAACGCACTGATTTTAGTGGGACAAATTCGTATCCACTTGGAACCATTGTTCAGGATCACCATGGATGGATACACTCCAGAAGCAGTCGCACGTGCTTCCGTGATGAAATGAACACCATCAAACGAACCATAAAGCTCGCCGATGTTCACGTAATTGCCGCAGAACATGGTTTCCACACGAGCTTGTATGACCCATGCGTCTGCATTTCGGTAGTTTGTTTTCATAATATGTTTACCTCTCTTTTCTTGCCTGTTTCGGCTAATGCCATCATCAGGGGACGGACTTACACCGCCCGACAGGGAGCAGTTTAACGTCATGCTCGGGACACTAGCTATTATTTTTGATTTCATACCCGGCGGGGCTCCTTTCAGCAATTGAACTTGTCTTCAATCATGTACATCCATTCTTTCGATGGACTCAGGATAAATCCTTTGATAAAAACCGGGTCAGTTCTACCGTCTGTTCCTAGCAAATAGCACTTTGGAACACTTCGTGGAATCAAATTGCTGTGAAAGCAATATTCGAGGTTCCCACTGTTGAAATGGTAGACGAGTGCTACTTCCCAGATTCTTTCTCTTTGCTCGACAGGAAGGGCAGATAGCGCGTTCATGAGCATTCCCTTAACCCATTCTCTTGACTGGAATTGCTCATATAGGTCACGGAAAGGCCCGACATCGCTTGCATCCATGTACATTCTCATCTTCAAAGTCCCTTTTTCACAGAATGACTTCTTGCCCCAGAACAGCCGCACGAATGACACGCCCATTGTGATACAAGCGAACTTCGTCATAGAACGGGCCATCGTACCACTTGCTAGAAACACTTCTTTCGAAACGCTTCGTTGCATACTGTTCATCATCAGTTCTGAAAGAGCAAGTAGGAATGTCGGCATGAGTGACTACAAGCCACTCTCTCGCCATAGGCAAAATGATAGGTTCGTCGTACTCTTTGACGCCACGAACGGCGATGCTTGCACGAGTGACACCGTCGACCTTAGCAATAGGTTTGTCATTTGAGATGACTTCTTCTTCCTTAGCGGCTTTGCTCTGGTACAGAATTTCGCCAGTCTCATGGCTTGCAATGTCCCGCACGTTGAGCTGTTCCAGCATCTGGAACATGACGTGGTCGGCTACATCTGTGAAGTGTGTGCCATCCATCAGTCTGATGTTATAACTTGCCATAGTGAACCTCTTTTCTGAGTGTCTACAATGCGCCACACTCTAAGGCGCTACGCATACTGCGTTGGAAAGGGGCCGCTTTTGAACGGTGCGACCCCGAAAGGGTATCCGGCTATTGTGTGATTATGCCTTGGTAATACCGCCAACCTTGCCCTCGGTCTCAGGCTCTTCTGCCTTCTTGGTGCGGCCATACAGAGCGTCCAGAATAGCCTGCTTCTCTTCCTGAGTTGCGTGGCTCTTGTTGACGAGAGTGACGACCGCTACAATGTCGATACTGTGGGCTTCGTAATCTGCCACCTTCTTCTCCAGCTGCGCAATCTTGTCGTCTTTTGCCTTGACTTCATCAGCGGCTTTCTGCTCTTCGGCAGCCTTTTCAGCGGCCTTTTTCTCGTTTGCAGCCTTGGTATCAGCGGCCTTCTTTGCCTTTGCGTCATTTGCGGCCTTGCGTGCCTTTTTGAAGTCGGCGGCGCTGATACGGGCAAGGGGCTGTCCATTCAGAATGCGGGCAGTCTCAAAGATGAGATACTTCAAGAAGCAGTCCGAAATCTTGCTTGCGTCACCATTGGCGTCCGCTCTTGCATCTGCGGACACTTCGCCCATGAGTACGAGGTCGGGGACGGTTACGCTGTACAGGGGGCGGCGCTTGCCGTCTTTCTTGTTAGGGTCACGACTGCCCAGGCCATAGAACCACGCAGCCATGGACTTGCGTGCTTTTTCTTCGGCGGCTTTGAGGGCGGGAATATCTTCTTCAGCGGTGCCCTTGGCTTCACGAAGCATCACCATTGCGGCAATGTCGGAATACACTGCGTCAGAGATCTTCTTGACACCCTCGACAGTGGTTGCAGGAACCTTGAAATCTTCCAAGGACTTCTTAGTGATTGCGGACACTTCCTGCTCGGGGTCAGCGATTGCGATGATAAGGGTTGCCAGCTCGGTGGTTTTGACATTCTTAGCGTTAGTCATAATTTTTACCTCTCTTGCTTATGTGTTGCTCAGCGTGGCCGTTTTGCCACACTTGACGCGGCACAAACTTGCGCTTGCACCGTCTCAAGTGCCCACAAGCTTGCTACACTTGTGGGCACTGAAAAACTTTGCTTTTGTGCCCCAAAGAGGTAGTTTTAAGCCTTTTTTTGGGGCAAAAGTGACAGCTTGCACCACGTGCCTTGACACTTGCGATTGCACGTCCACCGCTAAAGGGTATAGCTAGGACTTTTGTGCAACGGCTACTTGTGAACGCTGTCACAGTGCGCTTTACTGGGGCGCACCTATGGCTTATTTATCCAGTCGGCCATAGTCGGCAAGGTATATACTATCCCCACAAAAGGCGCTTGAATGAGGCGCAAAACAAGTGCATACAAGTTGCAATGTCCGGCATAGTCCTCACGCCAAAGCGTGGTCGTTCTACCTGTTCAAGTTCTCAAAGTTCGCACCTGTTCGGGAATCTCACGACTGCCTACTTGGGGGCCCTCAAGCACCGTGGGTTTTGCGGTGGCGCTTGGGGCACCATGAGATTAACACAACACAATTTTTGTCAAAAATCCAATCTTTGTGATTGGCCGCTATATAAAATGTAAGAGAAAATTCCAGATTTCCAGCACTCGAATACCACCTAATAACGGAAGGTAACATTCGTTGAAAACCCGCATGAATCCTAGACTTTTCGGGTCATACCGGGGGGGGGATGTTAAAAATTGGAAAAGGGGTCTCGAGTTTGGGTCGTGCGTACCAGTTATTCCATCTCCCCAGCCCGTACCAAATCAACCGGTTTTCGCACCTCACCCGCCTCTCGCTCGCCCCCCTCAACGCAACAATCATCCATCCGCATTCGCCCCTAATTCGCAGTCGCCATCATCCAAAATCACTTGTTAATCGCCCCAAAATCGCCAATCACCTCCCCTATCTGCGCACCCGTAAAACGCCCATTTTTAACCCCGATTATGTCTCCGGTAAACAACGTATTATCGCTATAAAATACTTCGTGCCTAACGTGATTTTAATCCCAATTTCCACACGGTTGTGCCTCGATCGCCACATAACAGCATCTCAAAAGCGCCACAGAAACGCTCAAAATGCATTATTTTTGCTCGTTTTTGCTTAATTTTAATAATTTTTCTGCCATTTTTACTATATTTTATTTATTATTACAACAGATTATTTTATTCCGGTATTTTGCACAAAACTATTGCTTTTGCAGCGCCATGGGTGTATAATAAGGTATAAAGAAAAAGCCCGCAGTTCTCTCCACAGCTGCGAGCTTATATTTTCAGTAGTCAATCACACTTTACAATATCATTATTAAAGGAGGATCACCCGTTAATGAAGTTTTATGACACCTCCGCGCTTCTTGATTTGGGAGCTGCCGCCTTCGAACCTGCCAGTGTAACCGCTTCTAGTGCAACAGCCTCTGGTGCAACAGAGCCGTTTCTGATCGCCGACATGACCCTGCACGAGCTGGAAGAGATCAAGACAAGCGGCAAGAAAAGCGAAGAGATCCGCTATAAAGCCCGTACTGTAACTCGCCTGCTGGCCGAGCATCACGACGACAACACCTTTATGGTAGTGGCAGTCCCCATGTCTTCCCTGTTCTATATCCTAGATGGCAAACCGATCAGCGACAACAACGACGCGACGATTATGGCAACTGCCCGCTGGTATCTGGACGAGATGAAGCGCAATCTGGACGATGCGATCGAAGCCGGTCTCACAGAAGCGCAGAAACAGATTCAGGCCAACATTGATTCTTTTAAATTTGTGACCAGCGACCTTAGTTGCGCCAATATTGCAAGCGGCATTCTTTATCTGCCGATCGAATTCACCTATCCCGATGCAGCAGCAAGCTCCCGCAATGACTATACTGGCTAGACTGAAGTCGCTCTTAATGAGGGCGGCGAAGAGGCCATGGCAATGGCGTACCAGACCCACGATGAAGGCTATACATATCAGAACCTGTTTAATACTCCAGTGAATGGCTATCTGATTGTTCGTGATCCAGATACAGTAGACGATGATACGCCGGCAGGCAATGCGGTAGGCTGGCTACGATGGAATGGCAAGAAATATGTACCACTCAAATACAAAAAGATCAGTAATCGCTTCACTGGCGACGTAAAACCGCTCAATGACCAACAGAAGCTCGCATTTGATATGCTACAAAACGATGATATCACCGTTAAGATGCTGGCTGGAACATTCGGCAGCGGCAAGACAATGCTTATGGTGTCCTCTGCTATTGATATGATCGAGAAGCACAAAGTTGAGAAGCTAATCTGGATTCGCAATAACATCGAAGTCAAGAATACCAAGGAGTTGGGCGCACTACCCGGCACTCTACTAGAAAAGCTCGGCGCTGTTTCTTTTGCTGGTCCTCTGGCTGATCACTTGGGCGGCGAGGCTGGTTTGGAATACTGGATCAATAATGGGCAGGTAGAAGTAGCTCACCTTGGATTTATTCGTGGCCGCGACTACAAGAACGCAATTATTATGGTTTCAGAGGCTGAGAATCTGACCAAAGAACATGTACAGCTGCTACTCGGCCGTGTTGGTGAGGGATCTATGCTGTGGCTTGATGGCGATCTGAAGCAGACTGACGAGGCCGTGTTTGAAAACAACAGCGGTATGCGTAAGGCAATTCAGTGTCTGGCTGGCAACCCGCACTTTGGATATGTCTACCTGAACAAGACAGAACGCAGCGAGACTGCACAACTGGCTGACCTGTTAGATTAAGGAGTCAGCAGTATATGACAATCGATAAAGTGATGAACAATCTCTATGATGCTCTGAGCAAAAATCAAGATACTATCTGGTTCGATTATCAAGGATTCCGCTGGGAGCTTGGTCATGACCTATCTTTTCATCCACGACATATACTTCATTCAGGAAATTGTTCTGAAGATCGACATGCAGCTCAATACAGTTGTCCAATCCCCTACTATCCAGAATCAGATAACGAATGTATATGCGAGAGCTTATTATGACAGACAGAATAAATAATTTGATTAACACATATAGAGCCTTAGCAAATGCAGCTGGCGCTAGACTCCATAAGAAAAGGAACCAACTCAGGACGTTGATATATGGAGCGCAATATCATAACTCAAAAACAATTTTTGAAGGATAAGAAATAATGCGCGTTTTATTCGTAAGGCCATCGATCTATGACACAGTGTGCGACTGGTATGAACGCATGGATATTGTGCAAAAGCATCGCAAGGAGACAGCAATCTGTAAATCACCCGAAGATTTTTGGAATATATTCAATAAAGATAAATTCGGCGCACAATATACGACATTCTATTTTGACGATAGGCTGGCGCTGACCGATACTTTTGAATTTTTCAAGGAGATCGTGCGGCTGTATGGTGAAGAGGATGCGAAGTATATTTCAGAGAATAAAATGCGGCGGATCACCATGAACTATTTGATGAACAACAATCAGTTTGACTTGTTCCAGCAGTTCTCTATCACACCCGAATGTCTGGACGATGTAATCCATGATGCTCTTGCTGATCAACAATGCGAATGTGTGTGCAGACCGCTATTGTAAGGAGGGTGAAATATGGAAAGAATATTAGCGCCACGATACGGTGGACGTACATATGCGATATGTGAATACGCTGTCAAGAACAATTGCAATATCTTGGTGCCGATGGGCGGGACAGCTATATTATGTGCACAGGACTATATCAAGGAAATCGCAAGGAATCTTGATATTCAATATTAGGGGTATAGGGTTGATCATCAATGTCTTATAGTGGATTTACAAAGCAGCGAGCGTGGAGAATATGCTATCCATATACTGACGGCGACTCGCCCTCCTGATAACTACAATGGATTACGTTTTGAATACAAACCACTTGTTGTTGATGATATCGACCGATGTTTTAAACTCATGTGTTTTCCGAATGTACAAATCGATGCCTGTTCTCTGATGACATATGATCCGAGCGAGGTTGCGTTTACACCACCAACTGCGCCTCAAGAAGTGCAGCGGGATGAATGCGTGTGTAACAGCTTGGTATAACAGAGGTACCCGCAATGAACAAATTTGATGCGCTACATGATGATCGCACGCTGCGATGGTGTAAGTACAGATATCCCGATGATATCAACAGTGGCGAGTTTACTTTTGACTGCACGAAAGATGGATTCACATGGACTCTGCCAAGTGATAAACCACTGCGAACCACAAATGAAATCGTATCTTACATTGACGCAAATGGTAACCAGTGTAAAGTTCAAGCTGAAGTAAAATACTATGGAATGGGACACGATCCGCTGTGGACGATTGCAATTCCTAATGTTGTCGAGGCAGAAAACGAATGCGTTTGTGAATCACTATTATGAGGCACGATATGAACAATCAATTATTGATACCTGACGATAAGATATACATATATCCATCGGATTGGAAGCAACCTGTGCGAATTCATTTTGAAAATGGATCGACTATCGACACTGTAAATTATAGCGATTCACATCATACTATTCAATTCGATAAATAGGTTGATTATAACACCATAGTTATTGATGAAACTTTACAAAGGTTTATCAAAGACTATGTATCGAAAAATTTCCCAAAAGAAGAATACAGTGTATCTATTCACAATGAATGTTACTGTGAGAGTCTATTATGAAAAAATATATCAGTGAAGAAGTACAACAACAAGCAGCCCTACAATTACATATCGAAATTGAAAATGATTGTAAAATAGAATTTGATAATTTTAGATTTCAAATAGACGAAGATGATATGACGGTTTGCCGCTATGGAGAACCAGATGAAACGTTTGTAGTTAAAAGGAAAGTAAGACTTTTCTTATTAAATAACGGATTTGAATTTGAAATTGCTGGGCCTTATGCTGAACAGATGTACAGACGATATATTAAACTGATAAATGGAGATATCAATACAAATAGTGAATACTATTGTGAAAGTCTATTGTAAAGGAGATGAAAATATTGGATGAACAAGAGCTAACTGTAAGAGTTGAAGAAATAGATAATCGTTTATTTTCTATGCACGATACAGTGAACCATGCGATTGCCAAAGTCAATAAAGCAAATGATCTGTCGCATTTTGCAGTTGAACGTATAGATACTATAAGAGAAACGACAACTTCGTATCAAACTGCGATTGATCAATTACAAGTTCGGATCGCAGAACTTGAACATAAAATCGATTTACTGACAGGGCCATGTATTTGTGAGCCGCTGCTATAAGGAGGAACTATATGAAAGAAAACGACTTTTCAAAACAGGATATTTATAATATTGGATTTGCCGTAGCTGATGCTGTGCGCGATTATGATGTAACTTACGAGGATATCCTTGACGCGATTCAGGTATACGCAGAATAGCAGGAACTGATCGGCAATGCATCGCTTTATGATACGTTGTGGATGGAAGATGGTACGCCTATGTCCCCTTCTTTGACACGATATTTATTCCATGAGATGTACTGCCCAGATGATTATGGTTATGATGAGGAGGACGGCGACGATGAGTGATCGCAAGCGTGATAAGGTATCTAAGAGCAGCTATATGCGTAACGCCCGCAAGCAGCGTATGATCGAGAATCAGTTTTTGCAGGAAGTTGAAAAGGCTCAGGAAAGCGGCGAACGCCAGCGGCAATCAGAGCGGCGGAAGCGGCGCACAATGTGGGACGACGAAGAAGACTAAGGAGGTACGCAGTAGTATGGACAAAGAGCCTAAGAAGCCGGGCGGAGAGAACGATACAGAGCGAGACGATATTCAGGAGATCCGTGTTAACTCTATTCCGCTGATGGTACTTATCGCTGGTGTTTTAAGTTCCGTTGACTTTGTTGATTGGATGTTTACTATCGCAGAAATGCTTGTTGTATTCGTGCTTACATATCAGATTCTAGGGCGTGTGCTCTTTACTGCCCTAGTGGTTACGCCCATTTTGGTTGTGTTTATCAGTAAGTGTCTGGCGGCCTACGATGAGATCATGTATGGCGACGACGATATAGGTGGCAGCGATGGCGAAGATGACGGTGATGACCACTTTAACGACCACTGGAATAATTTGATTCATTGAGGAGTGATATTATTTGTTTAGTCCACCATTATATAGCGTACTAAAATTCAACTTGAATTATATCGTTTCTCATAACTATAATTTTAAACTGACACCAGAAGAGATGGAGCAGTATAAAGTCTTACAGGGCGACGATATGCTGTTCAGACAGATTCGGCTCATTTCCGATGACTAGAATAAATTCCAGCGCTTTATTATCTTTGCTGATGCAACAGGCGGTCAGAACCACCCTGATGCTATCGATCATTTAGTAGAGCATGGATTCAAATTTAATGGCCAGAAATATCTGTTCTGTGAACGTAGTGCAAGTATGGTCCGTCAGAGTATGTTGAGTTTTGTTGAGAGACATATCTACCCTGAACTCGACCGCCGTGTGAGCATGGAACTGGATTTTTCTGAGACACCAACCGTCCTGAGCAAGTATTATGCTTATCGTGGTCTGATGCTGAGCAGCTGCCACTGCCTGGAGAACTGGTATCCCAAAATGATTGTTGTTCCAGACTATATGACAACGATCAAGAATCAGTGGATCGAGTATCTGGTAGACAAAACTGTGACGTTTAATGACCGCAAAACAGGCAAAGAGCGTACCTGGACTCAGAAAGATATCGCCACAAAAACAGTTGACATTGATATCAACGCCTTTGATGGCGCTGGAATCTGCCACCCAAGTATCATGCGCGAATTTGAAAAGCGTATTGGTACTTCTGAACGGATGAATAGCTTGATTCTGCGTGCTCCATATATCAAGGGTTGTTTACACGAGATTGATTACGAGCGTTTTTTTGAAGAGAACGGCGTTACAAAAATCAAGGATATCTGGGGCATGGAATATGATGTAACACCTGGCAGCGAACCAATGATCATTATTACTGCTTCAATGTACAAGGGTCTCAAATATTTCAAGAAAACTGGTACCTATTCTGACTGGGAGAGATACTGGGAACTTTTCAAGAAGTACGATAACTGCCTTGGTGTAGCTAAATGGAACTTTACGCTTGAACAAGAACCGCTTTCCACCCGTAGTAACTATCAGGTCATTCAAGATCTACAGCTCGACAATGAGTCTTTTAAGCATCTAGCTGACGACAGTATTACCTGGTATCAGAATATTGTCAAAGGCGACCCAATTTATACATACTGTTTTCTTGGTTTACTTGCTGAGAACAACGATCCGATGAATCATTACATGGCTGCTGCCCTGCGTAATCCAGTGATGGTAAAAGAGCCGGCAATCAAAGATTATATTCACTCGCTGCTTGATAAATATCGCAATGAGATGAAGTGTGGTCGGCTTTGGATGAATGCTACTTTTAAGTTCTGGGCCCCTGACCTTATTGCACTGTTGCAGCACATTGGTGGCCTACCTGTGACTGGCTGCCTTGAAGACGGTGAGTTCTACAGTTTTGATCGTCGTGGTGTGATGGAAGGAGACCGCTTAATTGAGCGTAATCCCCATATCTCTGTTGCAGAACATGTAAAGGCCAAGGCCGTAGACAACGAATACACCCGCAAATATTGCAGCCATCTTCAGAATGTTGCTATGGTAAATATCAAATCCATCGTGGCTTCAAGACTCAATGGTTCTGATTTTGACGGCGACTTGGTTCTAATCATCGATAATCCGCTGATGATGAGTGGTGTTCCTGATAATATCCCCATTACACTCGATGTTGAAGATAAGATCACTGCATTAGCAGAATGTGATATTGTGAAGAACAAAGTCGCCTGCACCATTCGTGGATTGAAGAGTTCTATTGGCGAGATTTCAAACTACGCAACTGCATACCATAATAAGGTTCCGACCATGGAAAAGACCAAGAAGCTCTATCACGATAATATTTCGCTTTTGAGCATCTGCAACGGAAAAGCTATCGATTATGCTAAAACCGGTGTTCTGTATCCGATCCCGCGTAATGTAGCAGCTTATGGTCGTCCCCTACCCTACTTTATGAAGTATGCAGGTTCTTACTACGCACGTTTACATAATCTCAGCAAGGCACATAGCAACATGAACCTGCTTTGCATGAGTCTGGAGCGTTGGGAGCGCGGTGTGCGGTGGCGCAAAGAGCCCGCAGGAAGCTTTGATTGGCATATCATGTACGATCCAGAGGTCTCCTATGACCAGGCAGTCTTTGATGAGATCGAAGCCATTTTCTTGGACTTCAACAAATGCCGCAAGGAACAGCTTGAGTTCGAAAAGAAATGCCGCAACTGGCAATTGTATCATAAGGACATCGAGTCGCGTATTACCAAAGAAGAGGCCAAGACATATGAAACGAACTGGCAGGCGATCTACAATGTCTACCGTAACAAGTGCAAGCTGGTGTGTCCTGATGTGAGAGAGCTGGCGAATATTCTTGTAGTGCTTTGCTATGAGAAGTATCCCAATAAATTCAAAAAGTTCTTGTGGCACATGGCCGGCGCTGGTGTGGTCGAAAATATCAAGCCGGTTCCTGTTCAGCTGCCAGTTCACGACCCAAACGGCGAGTATGAATATCTTGGTCAGCGATATAGTCTGGCTGAGCCGAAAATCTATGAAGCAAGAGTAAAATAACAAAGGAGTTTATCATGCTTAATCTATTCAAAAAGAAGAAAACGCAACAGGAAGAACCACCACAGCAAATGGAGTGCCCCAAGTGTGGAGGGACAATGACGCTGACAAATGGGCTGACATATAAATTCCACTGCAGGGGGCAGGAACTCGAAGCTTCAAATGTTACCGCCATGAAATGCGCGAATTGTGACGAGATGATGTTCAGCTGGGACGAGGCTCAACGTATTCAAAGATTCGCTCATAAATCTGTAGGCTGGGAGGATAAATCAGAATGAAGAGGGTTTTTGTCATATTGATTTCCATCTGTTTGATAGGATGTTTGTTGACTGGCTGCGGTACAAAAGAAGACCAATATGGTAATTGGGCTGACAATCATAGTGATGATTTTTATCATATTTTGAACACTTCTATCGTGTACGCCAAGGATACAAAAGTTATATATTATTACATTAGTGGTGGTGCAGGAGCGAGCTATATGGCTCCATACTATAACGAACATGGACAGCTTTGTCGTTATGTTGATGGCGAAATTACGCCAATTGAATAAGTAGGTGTTACAATGAATATAGCTTAGCAGATCCTTTATTGGAAATCAAAACCTTATTCTTTTATTGATACATATTTTGGCTCTTCACTATATTGGTACCAGAAAATTTATCTATGGATGTTTTGTAATAGGAGGTTAAATGGCATATACAACTTTCTACTGCAATGAAAATATACTGCTTGATCATTGGCAGGACTATCACGAGTCAAATCTGATGTTGCGAAACCTGCTGAAGCGAACCTCCCTCTCTCCTATTGAATGTGCCACGATTTATTATGAGCGGATGAAAAATCCCGAATCTGTCAGCTATGACCGCAGCCACTTGATCCAGACGTTCAGCAGAGGCCGCAAAAATAATGCACCAATACTTGACGTACATCAAGTTGTGCTTTATCAGAAAGATCTGGACTATATTACAGAGGCACGCCGAAAGTGTCATATTAACTACGCACAATTACGTGTTCTGTTTGGGGTAATATTCTTCTGTCGACTGTATGGAAGTGATACCTTTGCCTTGGATACTGAGTTTAAGATGAAACGTTTTGGTGGCTGCTTTGAAGAGCAGACAGAGATCATGTATTGCGCTGGGAAGAACTAGGACGACGGCTATAATACAGTGCGGGGCATGAAAGAGATCTCTGACGACTATCATCTGCTGAACAGAACTGGCACTGACGACATTGGGTGCTTATACCAGTACCCAAATTTTGCCCTTGATAAGAATGACACGATTGCGTACACGTTCAATGTAACGTTTGAAAACAATCGGCTGAATCTAAGCGCCATAGTGCGAGAGCTGTTCGACCCGAAGGAATGTTATTGCATCGTGTGTGGCGAACAGTATCACTCAGAAAAGCCAAATGCCAGCAGATATTGCAAAGGATGTGCGGCAAAAAAAGAACAAGTACGTCTGGCGAAAAAGAATGCAAATCGAAACAAACGACCGAAATGAACTTTAAGTTCTTAATATATGAAAGGGTGTTGTATATTTCCCTTTCGATTATAAATTACAAAGGAGATTTATTATAATGGTTGAAATTACTAAGCGTGAGGCAGAGTATCTGCGTAAGGTTATCCCCGGTGTCCATATCACCCGTACCGTTCACCACTGGTATGCGGAGGAGATCAAGTCTGTTCTGACTCAGCTGCCCGGCAATCCCGAGGCAGAAGATGCGCTGCGCGAACTGAACCGTACCCAGCGTACCAACACCAATTTTGAGATCTGAGGTGGCGCATGGACGAATTTAAGAAAGCGGACGGCGAGACCTTTGATGAATATATGATGCGAATCGGTGAGGCATGCAGTGAACGTAAGCTGACCTAGGATCAGGCAGCAGAACTGCTGAATGAAGCGACCGGCTCAGACTATGGTGAATGCAGATACCGCAAGACCTATAAGTCGTGGAAAGCTGGTTATGACTACGCTATTGATCACGCCAACGAAGAAATGATCCAGGACGAACTGCAGCGACTGAAGATTGAGAAGATCAAATTACAAGATGAACGCAATGCAACAAACAAGGTGTATCGCGATGTTGCTCGTGCCGAATCCGTCAAGGAGTTGATTCTGAAGAACATTGCTCCGTATAACCCTGATAATTTTCTGAATGTTGTGCAGTATGAAGACAGCGGTCACGATGTGATTGTGTGTTTGTCTGATTTACATGCTGGCGCTGGTATTGATTCTGCGTGGAATAAGTTCAACAAGGATATCCTAAAGGCTCGGCTTGAGAGCTATGCTGCACAGGTATTCAATATCGTAGCGCGACATACAGCAGAAAAAATCCATGTGCTGCTGTTGGGAGACCTGATCAATGGGCATATCCATGTTAATACCCGCGTGCAGAACAATGAAAACAGCATTGAGCAGGTTATGACGGCTGCAGAGCTGGTAAGTAATTTTGTTGCTACATTATACGAGGTATGCCAACATATTGACGTGTATTCTGTGAGTGGTAATCATTCACGAGTATTCCCCAGCAAAGAGGATCAGGTAGCTGGCGACGAACTTGAAGCACTGATTCCGTTCTATATAAAGGCACGGCTACAAAATCTGGCTGGCATTGATGTCAAGACGGAGAAACTCGATCCGACTTTTGGTGGCTTTAAAGCCAGGAATAGTCTTGTGATGTATGCACATGGAGATAAAGACTCCCCTGCTAACGTCGTTGAGCACCTGACACTGATGGTGAAGCAGCCAATCGATATGGTGTTCCTTGGTCACCGCCACACAAATGGCATGACAACGGTGCATGGTACGAAGGTTATCGAGAGCGGCTGCGTTTGTGGCAGTGATTCCTACGCAATTGGACTGCGCAAGAACGATGTGCCGCAACAGGCAGTGGCTGTAATTGATGATAGCGGCCTTGAATGTCTGTATGATGTCAAGCTGGAGAAGCCAGCGAAGATAGTAATTTAATAGAGATTTTGATACCCCGGGCTACGGCCTGGGGCATTTTTATATGTCGCAGGTGACAGCGCCGGTGTGCTGACCAGCCTCATAAGCTGTGTTTGGATGCGTTCGACTCGCATACCTGTACCCACAAAAATAAATTAAAAAGGAGGGTTTCAAATTAGAGATGGAAGAAAAATATCACAAAGATTTAGGAGGCGATTACTTCTACTGCTATTCCAGACGGACAGCGCTGTTTGTTCGCGCTATGGGAATTTTTTACGAAGAGATTGGAGAGCACCCGGTAACTGGCTCTGTATATACAAAATTCCGCAAGACGAAAAAACTAAATGAAGTTTTAAAACTATAGGATCAGATCAAATATCGCTTCGATGATATGATGGACGATGGAACGGTGGTGATTGGCTATGGCCAGAGTTGCCGCAGATAAGAAACCGCCTCGTATCAAGGTTCCGCCCTCTTGGAGCGGTGGCAAGTGTATGTGTTGCGGAAAGATCTATGACGTGCGCAAAGGGAATTTCTCAAAAACACAGAGCCAATGGTTTATGGGTAACGATGGGTATCTTCCATGGTGCAATGACTGCCGCGAAAAGATGTTTGAATTCTATGCCAAAAAGTACAACGACGAGGACGAAGCTATCGATCGTCTTGCTATGATGTTTGATACTTATGTTGATGATAAAGTGCTGGAGGCTGCGGAATATTCAAGTACATCTGCACCGAAGATCAACACCTATATGGGTCGTATCAATATGCGTCAGTTTGCAAGTAAATCCTATGATGATGTAATCGATCAGAAGAAAAAGGACGCACTTGCTGCCGGTGATACTAAGGGAACGAAGGTTACTCAGAGAATGATCAAGAACTGGGGGCGTGGTTTGGATGATCAGGATTATCTATTCCTTGAAGATCACTACCAAAACCTTATTACACGCCATGAGTGCAAGACAGCCGCACAGGAGATTCTGTTTAAGCGCATCGCAAAGGCAGAGCTTAACTGCGAAAAGGCTGACGCAACTGGTGATACCAAAAAAATCAAGGAAGCAAACGACAATCTACAGAACCTGATGGGATCTGCCCAGATCAAGCCGAATCAGACGAATGATAATGCACTGGCTGAAACGAATACTTTTGGCACGTTGATTCAGAAATAGGAAGAGGAAGAGCCGATTCCAGAACCGTCTCCCGAGTGGCAGGACGTTGATGGTATCGGTAAGTATTTTAGAGTGTGGGTGCTGGGTACGTTGCTTAAGATGTTCAACTTGAAGAACCCATATCAAGACGAATTTGACGAAGAGTTTGAACGATATACTGCTCATAAACCAGAGACGAATGAGGATGATACCACAGATACTAGCCTCCGCGAAACTATTTTCGGTATTGGCGAAGGCGGTGGTTCCGCATGAGTAAAGAAAAATTAACAGATAAGGAAGTAGCGAATACAAAATCAGAAAAGATAATGAATGCAGTTGCCCTAAGGGCGAGTTTCTATAGAGCGAATCCTCAGCGGTTTGCAAAAGATTATTTAAACCTTACATTGAAACCATTCCAAGAGCTACTATTGTTTTTGATGGTGAGATGTACCGGTTTCTGCTTCATTGCTGCTCGCGGTCAAAGGCCGCCATTCTATTGTGAATGAAAAAATCGGGCAATATCGGTGAAGGCTTAACTGCTAATACCGAGATAAGCGAGGAGATTGCGTAAGGCTTCTCGCCATCGTAGAGCGTAGTGGGTGAATAAATATAATCCCACCAAGAGTGTCCGACACGAAAATGTACGCCAATCTGGGGCTGAATAGACAGTCCGATGAAAATGAAGGAAACTTCCAGAACAGTAGATAAAAAACTACTGGTTAATAACTAATTGCTAGGCAAATCTTTTCTAACCGCAGTTTTCTGTGTGATTACATGTATTCTATGGCCTGGTTCCAAGGTTTGTATTGCCTGTAAGGTAAGAAGCCAATCTATCAGTATTTTGGATGAAAAGATAATGAAGGAGATCTACCCCAATAGTCCCCTTCTACGATCTGAAATCAAAAAGGTCGATATCAACAATCAAAAAGCAGAGATTATATTTAGGAACGGCAGCTATATCAAAGTTGTCACTGCAACAGATAGCAGTCGTGGTAGTCGAGCTACACTTCTTATCTGTGATGAATATAGATTACTCTCTAAAGATGTTATTGACTTGATCTTGAAGAAGTTCCTGAATATTGTTCGTCATCCTGGATATTTGGACAAGCCACAATATGCACATCTTGCAGAGCGAAACAAAGAATTCTATCTAAGTTCTGCTTGGTTCCAAAACCATTGGAGCTATGAAAAATGTCAGGACTACTTCGTAAATATGATCGACTTTAATAAAAAATATTTCTGCGTATCCTTCCCGTATCAGATGTCAATCAAGAGCGGCTTGCTGTTGAAGGAGGCTGTAGAGGACGAAATGAGTGAATCCAGTTTTTCTGATTTGACGTTTGCAATGGAGAATGAATGCAAGTGGCTTGGTGCTACTGAGGGTGGATTATTCCAATTTGATGACATCAACAAAACGCGCGTCATTGAAAAGGCGTTCTACGCACCGAATCTTTTACTTAATCAAGCTGCTATGGACGTGCCGAAAAAGAAAAATGGCGAAGTACGAATTCTCACCGCTGATATTGCATTGATGAGCAGTCGCAAAAACGACAACGACGCAACCAGTATCTTCTTGAACTGTATGCTGCCGAATAAATCAGGACGCTACACCAGCAACTTTGTCTATTCAGAGAACGTTGAGGGTATGAGTGCGCAAGACCAAGCACTAAAACTGCGACGGTATTTCGACTACTTCAACTGTGATTATATCGGGGTTGACTGTAGAGGCGTTGGATTACCTCTGGTTGACTTGCTGATGCGTGATATGTATGACCCAGAAACAGGCGAAACATATCCTGCGATCAGCTGCTGTAACAATCAAGAAATCGCATCTCGCTGTGCTGACAAAAATGCCCGCAAGGTCATCTAGGCCATTATGGGCAGCTCCCAGTTTAATAGCGATGTTGCTATTGGATTGCGCAGCGGTTTCCAGCAAGGACGTATTCATCTGCTTCAGAGTGAGTATGGATGTGAAGACCAGTTGCGCAAACTCTATAAAGGCTATGATAAAATGTCGCCTACTGAACGAGCCACGTTGCAAATGCCCTATATCAATACCGGGCTTGCTGTAAACGAACTCGTGAACCTGGGCTACGAAACTGTGAATAACGTTATTAAAGTCAAGGAGAAATCCGGCTGCCGTAAAGACCGCTACTCTTCCCTGTCTTACAACTATTACATTGCGCAGCAAGTTGAACGAAGCATGGAGAAGAAGAATAAAAAGCCAACTTCGCTCACGTTTAACTTTAGAGCGCCTGTATTAAAGAAGGGAGGACTGTAATGGCTGAAGATAAAATGCAGAAAAAGGTCCGCGTAACAAATGCCAAAGATGGCAAGACATCTTATGTAACATATCAGGATCTTGTCAATGGCGTTTATGCGAACCTGTCACATATCGGTATTCGCAATCTGGCATCGAGTACCGACACAAATCCGACATATACAAAATATACCAAGGATCAGATCGTTACATATCTTGGCAATCCCGCCAACTATGAGAAGCAGCTGCGAAATATGAGTAAATATCTATTCAATATTTCAAACTACTACCGCCGACTGATTCAATATTTTGCGAACATGTCTACATACTCTTATACGATCTCTCCGTATGGACTTGATCGGTCTAAGACAATTAACGCCAACAAGTTTAAGAAGGCATATTATTCTGCTGTAACCGCAGTTGAGTTGATGAATATCCCACATGAAGCCACAAAGATACTGACAATTGCATTCCGCGACGATGTTTACTATGGCTATGCGTGGGAGACAAATGACAGTTTTGCCTTCCAAAATCTTAATGCTGACTATTGTAAAATAAGCAGCATTGAAGACGGCGTTTATAATTTTGCTTTTGATTTTTCTTACTTCGATTCAAATAAAGACAAGCTGCCCAACTATCCTCCTGAGTTTGAGACAATGTATAAACAATATAAAGCTGACTCGCAGAACTACAAGTGGCAGGAGTTGGACAGTTCCAAGTCCATCTGCATCAAAATAAACGAGCACGATTATATTCCCATTCCCCCGTTTGTGAGTTTGTTTAGCGCGCTTGCCGACATTGAAGATTACCGCGCCATCAGTAAAAACGCAAGTGAAACCAATAACTATAAAGCACTAGCGATGGAGATCCCCGTGAATGACGCTGACGGCTCTTTCCTGATTGACTATGATACAGCAAAAGAGTTCTATGACATGATGAGTAATGTACTGCCGCCGAATATTGGCGCAATTCTTACTCCCATGAAGATCAGTAGCTGGAACTTTGAAAAGAGCGGCGTGAATAGTGACTCTAAAGAGGTCTCAAATGCTGAGGCCACATTCTTTACAGGAGCTGGCGTGAATAAGAATCTGTTCGGCGGTGGCGAAGATCCTTCTGCTACTACCCTGCAGCTGTGTACTGTGAATGACCAGGAGATCGTGTTTGCAGTGATGCGACAGTTGGAGCGCTGGATCAATCGCAAGCTGAAGAGCGTTTCCGGTTCTTATAAGTTCCGCCTGAACTTCCTACCAGTCACTCATTATAACGTAACTGAGATGCATGAAAGATATCTCAAGGATGCTACTTATGGTATGCCGACTCGAACCGCCGCTCTTGCAACTACTGGTTATGCGGGCAGCGATTATGAGAACATGACTTATCTTGAAAATGAAATCCTGGGACTTAGTGCTGGTGAAACACCGCTCAAGAGCTCCAATACTCAGTCCGGTTCCGCCGGGGATGAAGGTGGCCGCCCAACAAACGCAAGTAAGGGCGAGGGCCTGTCTGATGCTGGCAATGTAAGCGCTGATAGACAGGAGGCATAAGATGAGTCAGGAGATTTATGAAGTTATCGTACACGGAGCACACTCCGCCGGGATGGCAAAGTTCCTGACCGACCGTGGCGCTCTGATGCTACGAATAGACCCAACAAACAAGTATGTTTTTGTATACGATTCTGTGTTTGAAAATGCTCTGGCTGAGTTGCAGGTTGCGATTCGCCAGGGCTTTTATTTTGCTGACGAGGAGGTGAAAACAGAATGAATCAACGATATCCGGTTTCTTTTATTAAGAAGGGCGAATACGAATCTTCTGATTTTCGCTTCATTGATGTCAGCATTGATGTAATGCACACTGGAGCAAACCTCAATAAGACAAGTTTCACAAAAGACGCGATCAACAAAGCAGTACCGACAATCCGTAATACGCCGATCCTGGGCTATGTTGTAGATGAACTTGACGAGGAAGACAAGGACTTTAAAGGGCATGAACATGAACTACGGATCACCGACAAGGACGTGAAGTACGTTTATGCTGGTCAAGCTTATGGTGTTATCCCTGAATCTTGTAATCCTCGCTGGATCGTTAAGGATGACGGCACCGGTATTGAACGGGAGTATCTGCGTGTTGATGGTTTGATTTGGACAAAATTTAGCGATCCTGTAGATATTTTTACCCGCGATGGTACGAAGAATCACAGTGTTGAGCTGACCGATATGGTTTGTGGCCCCGCAGATAAGAACGGCAACGTTCCTGTGGGGTCTTTTAAATTTGACGGTTGCTGCATTCTGTCTACGACTGATCCGAGTATCAAGCCCGCTATGACAGGCAGCTGCGTTACTGCCAATTTTTCTGTTGAAGATATTACCGCTCAGATCCGCGACCGGCTCTATGAGTATCAAGCAATTCAACAGAACTATACTGCGCAAAATGATAATCCATCCGATGAGGAGAAAGGAGATACAACGCCAATGAATGAAAATGAAAAGAATCCTGCTATGACTGAAAATGCCGTGGCAGAAGGCGCTGTGGAGAATCCTGAGATTGAGACTCCCGCCGCAGAGAATACTGCGACAAAGACCGAATCTGAGGCTGCTCCTGCCGAAAACGCCGCACCTGAAGAAGGTGTAGAAAATGCAACAACTGAGGTTCCCGCTGAGAATACTGCGCCAGCCGAAGAGGGAGAGCCCGCTGCATCAAGCGAATTTACTCTGACCACTGAGCAGCTGCTGAATGAAATCAGCGGCGCTCTGGGCGCATACAAGATCCAGTCTTCTTGGGACCCTGAGAATATGGTTCCCCGCTACTGGATGAATGATGTCCAGGGCGATGAGGTGATCGTGATTGATTGCACCACTTACAATCTGATGGGTATTCCCTACTCCATGAACGGCGACAACGTTGTTCTGGATGTGGAGAACGCCAAGCGTAAAAAGGTGACTTTTGAAGATTGGGACGAGGGCGAGGTCCTGCCCGGCATGAATGCAGCCTTTACTGAGATCACTAATAAGGTTGTCGAGATGAATGCTAAAATCTCTGACCTGACAAAAGAGTTTACTGAAGCATCTGAGACCATTGCAGAGATGAAGCCGAAGCTGGAGGCATACGAAAAGGCCGAAGCTGACGCAAAAGCCGCTGAGATGGAAGCAAAGCGCAGCGCTCTGTTTGCCACCTTTGACGAGAAGCTTGGCGCAGATGCTGAGTATATTGCACTGAAGGAGAACAAGGAGATCAGCTACTCAGATCTGGAAACTAAGTGCTATGCGCTGGTTGGCCGTAAGAGTGCTGAATTTTCTTATGTTCCCAATAAAAACAACAAAAAAACTGTCCGCTTTGGCGTGGGTGGCACCCAGAACGGTTCAGATGTCGCGTATGGTGGTCTGATCGAACACTATCTCGGCAATAAGTAATTTACCAAAAATTAGGAGGTACATAATTATGGCTAATAATAAGCATGCTGTTGTGCGCATTGACAAGCTGGGTGGCACCCTGGATGGTGCTCAGCTGGAGAGTGCTATTTTCTACAAGGAGTCCGATGCTGCTGAGATCGATAACGCTCAGCTGGTTGTTCTGGGCGAGAAGCTGGGTCGCGAGGTCTACAAGGCTACCGCTCCCACCGCAACTTCCACCGTTGCTGACCTGTATCTGACCGCTGGCGTCGAGCTGTTCTATGATCAGACCGTGGCACACTATCTGCCCGAGTGGGTCAATGAGGCAGGTAAGCCCGTGCGCGTTTACGCTCTGAATGTTTCCAAGGGTGGCTTCTCTGCTACTGCCGAGGCATTTAACGGCACTCCTGCAAAGGGCAAGTATGTCGGTTTTGCTGCAGATGACACCAAGATCCAGATTCAGGAAGCTGCTGATGACAAGACCTTTGGCTGCATTGACTTCGTTGAGACTGTTGGTTTTGGCGATGGTCGCTATACCTACTACATGATCACCCTGAAGTGATTCCGAAGTTTTAAGAAATCAACATAAAGCCGTCCGTTTAAAGCGGGCGGCCATTTTTATTATAGGAGGTTTATACCATGGCTATTGATTCTAATCTGGTCAAGCTGGCTCTCGATGGCTACAAGGGCCACGTTGCTGGTGATTATTCTGTGAACGACACCCAGGAGGCTCTGCGTAAGGCTCTGGTTGAGGCAAATGGCGGTTCCACTAAGCTGGACATTAAGGCTCTGCGTGACGGCAGCTGCTCCAAGGTGTTTGCTATTGTTGAAGAGCTGGTCAATGTTATTTCTGAGGAAGGTCTGAAGGGCGACGAGTTCTTTATGAGCATGGTCGAGGATCGCAACCTGGCTCTGGGCGACACTCCCAAGTTCCACATCGAGAAGGAGTGCCTGTTTGCTGTTGCCGATATTGCAGAGGGTACTCAGGGCGTGCGCCGTCAGCGTCTGGAAGCTGGTACTGACATTACCGTCAATACTCAGCTGCACGCTATCAAGATCTATGAGGAACTGAATCGTGTTCTGGCTGGCCGTATCGACTTTAACAAGTTTGTTGATATCGTCTCTAAGTCTTTTACTAAGGATGAGCTGGATTCTGCATACGCCGCATTCGTTGGCATGTTCAGCAAGCTGAATGCTCCCTACATCGAGACCGGCTCTTTTGACGAGGACAAACTGCTGGATCTGATCGAGCACGTTGAGGCATCCACCGGCGAGACCGCTGTGATTGTTGGCACCCGCAAGGCTCTGCGTCAGATCAAGACTGCCGTTGTGTCTGATTCCGCCAAGGAAGATATGTATGCAATGGGTCACTTTGGCCGTTTCAATGGTACTGAGCTGATTGCTGTGAAGCAGCGCCACGCTACCGGCACTACTGATTTCATCCTGGATGACAAGACCCTGTACGTGTTTGCTGGCGACACCAAGCCCATTAAGCGCGTTACCGAGGGTGATGTTACTATGCTGATGGGCACACCGATGAACAATGCCGATATGAGCCAGGAGTTCCTGATGATGAAGCGCACCGGCATTGCCATTGTGTTTGATCGTGACTTCGGCGCATATAAGATGGCCTAATCGATAATTTGAGTTGGATGGCGGTGGGGCAATAGCCCTGCCGCTTCTTTTATTAAATAGGAGGAACGAATGGCAAGACGTACAACTAAGACTACAGCCGCGAAAGCTACTGCTCCCGTAGCGACCGAGCCCGTAGTCGAAATTACAAACGAGACCATGGTGGAGTGCCGCAATGGCACAGCTGGTAATTTGATCTATAAGTCCACCTTGAATCCCGGCTATACCGTTGAGTGGGAGGCTTTTGGCGATGTTCAGGAAATGGAGTATCGCGAGCTGGTTTCTATGCGCGGTAATCAGCGCCGGTTCTTTGAGGAAAATTGGATTTTGATCGATGATCCCGCCATTATCAAGAAGCTTGGCGTTGAGCGCTATTACAAAAATAGTCTGACCACCGACAACTTCAATGACGTGTTTACAATGCCCGCCGATGAGATTAAGAAGATCGTCCCGACACTGCCGGGCGGCACCAAGGATGCGATTGCATCTGAGGCTAAGAAAAAGATCGAAACCGGTGAGCTGGACAGCCGCAGTGCGATTAAGGCGCTGGAGGATTCCTTGTCTGTTGAGTTGGAAGACACAATTTGATGTAAAGGAGGCGGGTCATGGCAACCACTTTTGAAAGTATCTATGCCCGCTGTCGTGGGCGCATTCGAGATTATGACAAGGAAGGATATACTGACGAGATGTTTGCAGATGCAGAGAGTGACCTGCTTCAGGCCGCCATTGATGATTTTGCGGACATTTGCGTGCAAGACCTGACTGACTACGATGATGAGCTGCAGCAGTTCAATATTACTCTGACCCGCAAGGAACAGAGTATTCTGGCGTTGAGCATGATTGTGCATTGGCTGGAGCCGTATGTTTACAACTCTGACGCTTTGAAGAACGCTATGAGCACAAAGGACTTTTCTTTCTTCTCCCCTGCTAAGCTACTGGAGCAGATGAAAGACCTTTTGGCGCAGTCGCAGCGTAAATTGACTGCTGAAATGAACTTGTATTCCTTTAAGTCAAACAGTGTTTCTGAATGGACACAGTAAGGCGGTGGGATATGACAAGATCTCAATATAGAGCCATGCTGAAACAGGATGGAGAGACGCAGCGCGACAGGGTGATCAATAAGGCACTCCATGATACGCGCCTATTAGCGCCAGTCAATCCTTCTTATAAAGAAGTGACGATAGACGACGTACCACGCTGGGTGAATATTATATCGTCTACTGTTACAAATCAGAAAATATTCCGCACAAGACCTGGTGAGGATTTTGAGATCGGCAGCATTATGTACTGGGGTAAGAGCCACTGGCTGATTACCGAACGTGATGCAGACGATGAGATCACCGTGCGCGGCCGCATTCAGATCTGTCAGAAACAGATCGTGTGGCAGGATGACCAGACAAAAAAGATCGTATCTCTATGGGCAACTGTGGAAAAGCCGTATTACTCCAACCTGAGTGAGAATAAGGTAATGAGTTATTCAACCCGTGAATTCCGCATTCAAACACCGTTCGACGAGTATTCTGCCCGCCTGAACATTGGAAAACGGCTGATGTTGGAGATCGTCAATGGAGAACCAAAGACCTATCGAATCACGTCGATTGACCAGATGACTGGCCGAATTGACTATGATAATGACCAGATCGGGTTCCTCTCGTTTAACGTTGAACAGGATCTTTACAACGCAGAAACAGACAATGTAGAGAAAATGATCTGCAATTATGTGCCGGAAGATGCTTCCGATAATGTGGAAGTCACCTATCCTGACGATAACATCGTAGACGACAGAGTGCTATCGATAGAGTTTACGGGCGAACCATCCATCCCAACTGGTGGTTTTGGAAAACTGTTTACTGCAAAAATCGATGGCGAAGTATATGACAATGCAGAATGGACGCTTACCGGTGATTGTACTCCTGCGGGAGTATGTTTCAAGGGTGCCAATACGACTACGACCGGTGCAAAGTGCAAAATCACTTGTGTGGATGATTCTAAGTTGATTGGACAAGTCGTGGTACTGACGGTTAAAGCAGCCGGCCTTACCGAAAAGATCGAATTGGAGGTGATCTGATATGAATCTCGATGAGATCGGGGTATTCAAAAATCGGGTCGTTTCCAAGTTGATCAATAACGAAAATGTCCTTGATGTCCTATTGGGCAACACAGATGATATCGACGATCCCGAAACTCTTCTACTCGGTAAGAATGGGTCGGGTGAAGGTGGATGCGTGTTTAAGTATGAGTATGTTCCCGATACACAGGAAAACTCAAAAACATTTTTGTGTGTTGAGGTTGTGCCAGAACAAACCAGTGGCGATTCTATTACGATGATGACCATTTACGTGTTTGCATATTGCAGTAAAAACCTTATGCAGACATATCATCGGAAAGGACAAGCTGGGACACGCATTGATATTTTGGCCAGTGATATTGATAAGCTTCTGAATGGAAACAAAGAATTTGGAATTGGACCGCTTGAATAGGCTGGAAGCAGCATCTATAAGCCGGCGCAGTGCTATTACGGACGAATGCTTGTTTATCAGGTCGGCTCTTTTAGGAGGGCTCGCTGATGAGAAAAATTTCGTACCTTGATCATCTGAGTCCATATGGTGTGCAGCTGAAAGACGTTGGACGAATCCACTCCCCTTTTTTGAGTGATATTTTGAAGATGGGTTATACCCAGTATCAATACGCACTAACCTTATTTTTATATACCCCAGAAAAATACTACCACGATGCGGCAACTATGATGAAGATGCCAGACATCTGGGAGCAAATGACAAGTGAGCAAAAAGCAAATATTGTGATGTTCGATATTCTTACATCGACAGATGAATCCAGGGCTGAACTAATTTCGGCTCTGGGTCTTTTTGTTTCTGGGGAATTGGAGTGGGACGAGCAGCATCGAGCAATTTTTATCGATAAAAAAAGCACTGGTAAGAAGGAATTTTCTATTGGCGGCTATATCGACAGAAACAACTATTCGACCGTAACAAATCTTTGCTTGCAGATGGTTGATATCGATGAAAGCGACATCCCGGAAGAAGCTCCAAAATTCAAGACCGAAAAAGATCGCTTGTTTTATGAGAAGTTCCAAAAGAAGAAGAAAAAGTTCAAACAAACAAAAAAGGCAGACCCGAATTTCGAGCTGCCGAACATGATTTCTCTCTTATGTACTTTTCATCCAAGTTTGAATTATTCAAACATCTTTGAGCTGACAGTTGGACAGATACGAGATACGTTCTCCCAGCTATTACGCGCAAAACAACTAAATATCGCTGAAATGAACTATTCCGTTTGGGGCGGTAAATATGACCCCTCGAAATGGATAGAGCGAATTGACAAAGAAAACGAAACTATAGGAGGATAACAATTATGGCTAACAAGAATGCAAATTTCGCCAACCGCGAGGTCGCCGATCTGATGCTGGTCGACTACTCCACCAAGAAGCTGTTCCTGAATGTTGACTGGGCTAACGTCACTTCTACCTCTTTTGAGGGTGACCGCGTGTTCGCAACCGGCGGCCAGGGCGCACCTAACCGCGTGCAGTTTGACGGCTCTCGTACCGGCACTCTGACCATCGAGGCACAGGTTTACCCCGTCAAGGTCTTCCAGATGCTGTCTGGCAACGACCTGGGCACCACTGCAAACTTCCTGAAGCGCGAGAAGGTCACCTGCACAGAGGCTGGTAAGCTGACCATTTCTACTGCTGCTGGCACCACCGCTATTCAGGTCTTTAAGGCTGATGACGATCTGGGCACCGAGGTCACCGCTACTGTTACTGAGGGCGGCACTGAGGTTACCGTTGCTGAAGCAACCGAGAAGACTGCTTACATTGTTTATTACTACGCAAAGCAGGCAGCAGCTCAGGTTGTGCACCTGGATAGCCGTCACTTCCCCAAGGCTTATCGTGTCGAGGGTTCTATTCCCTACAAGACCGAGAGCGACGACATCATCGAGGCACATCCCATCTGGTACAAGGCTGCTCCTCAGGCTGGCTTTGAGCTGTCTTGGCAGAACACTGGCGATCCCGTCTCTCTGACCATGACCTTCGACGTTCTGGCCGACGAGAATGGCGACATGTTCTCTCTCATCTTCCCTAACGAGGGCTGATACATAGCATTTACACGAGGCAGAGTCTTTCGGGGCTCTGCCCCTTTTATGAGCGCACCAACAGCATGGCAACTACTGTACTGCTGGCGCGTTGATATGAGGAAACTCACAAATAAAAAGAACACCCACACAGCGGACCAGCTCTCTAATTTGCATAGAGGCTTCAGTAAAAACTCGGACAGATGACACCGCTTACGCCCGGCGCTGGCTTACTTTCATAGCAAACAAGACAATGGCTGTCAAATCAGCTACAAAACCAACGATTTCTCGCAGAGTCGCAAAGTTAATCTCCATAGGGTCCTCCTTTCTACCAGCAGTTGGGCTACTGGATTTTCGGGAAGCCCCTATGATAATGTCCACATGTTTAAATAAGCCCCAAAAGGGGTGTGCAGGTGTTCTTCAAGTTTGAATTTTACCACATCCAGAAAGAAAAAGGAAGTGTTATATATAAAAATCTTAGCTTTTGACCAGGCGCTTGGTAAAACAGGCGTTTGTACTTTAGATGGCGACACTGTTTATCACTCGCTGATCGACCTGAGCAAAACCAAGGATGTCTTGGAACGCTCAACAATGATGCGCCAGATGATTCAGAGCCGCATCAAGAACAATCGTCCAGACCTTGTAGTGATCGAAGATGTTGCACTGCAAAGCTCGCCAAAAACATTGATCCAGCTGGCACAACTGCAAGGAGCGATTATGGGGGTATGCGAACTAAATAATATCCCCTATGAGATCATTAAGCCATCCGAGTGGCGAAAGATATTAGGATTTAAACAGGGTCGAGTAAAGCGTGCAGAATTAAAGCAGCAGGCCATCGACTATGTGAAAACCTATTATGGAGAAGATGTTTCGTCTGATGAAGCTGACGCGATGTGCATTGCGACAGCTGTAAAGATGGAACTTGAAAACAATAAATTAAATCAGGAGGACTAATACTTATGGATGCAAAGAATAATCTGACTTTGACTGAACGAATTTTGTTTGTTGACAGCGTGGTAAGCCTATCTGAATACAATGGCCGTTATGAACCGGCGCTGTATGACTACGCTTTCCGAATTACAACACTGATCATGTTTACTGGTCTTGAAACTGAAGAGCTATCACAGGACCAGATGAGTGAATTGGCTTTCTCTGATGAAACGACCAAGTTGATGAATGAGGCTCCGCGCAAGTATATTCTGACTACACTGAACAAGGCTTGCCGCGAAAAAATCGAGATTGCCCGCCAGCAGTATATGGCTGCATTTGAAGCCGCAGCAAAGAACCAGCCGTTTGAGCAGCTGATGCAGTTGGCCGCCGAGGTACTGAGCGGCATTGGTAATCAGTTCGACATGAACAAAATGATTGAAAAAATCGCTGAAGAAAATCTGAAGAAACCGGTAGAGAAAGATAACTATAGCGTCAAAACTCCTGAAGGTATGCTCGATGGTGCTCCTTCAATTGATACAACAGAGCTTATTTCTGCAGTCGCTGAAAGCAAGGAGTAAACTATGGGGAAGAAATTATTCAATACCGTTGAAGGGCTTCAGCGAGAAATTATGAAACGGGCAAATAAAGCTCTGAAAAATGAGGTTAAAGATTATGTGGAAGATAAGATGAAATCTCATGTAGAGCAAGATGTTTATGCAACCTATTCCCCTGTTGAATATGAACGTCGTGAAACCAATGGCGGATTATTGGATGATTCAAATATCAGAGATGTTGTACATGGTCGCGTTTTGACAATGTATAATGAAACTCAAGTTGAAGGTCCTCGCCTTGCAAACCATAAAGAATATCATAATCCAGATGGACTCCCCCGCTTGCTTGAAAGTGACAACATACGAAATCCATGGACACACAAGCGCTATAGGTGGATGAAACCGCGTCCGTTTATGACGAATACTCAGAAAGATATCAATAAACACAATAAAGATATCGTAAATATGGTCGAGCAGCGGATCAATCACGACAATACAAAATAATCAAAAAGATGAGCAGACTTATTAAAAGCCTGCTTTTTTTAGATTCGGAGATTGGTTGCTTCAGAAGGAGGAATAAAATATGGCGAGAGATCCAGAATTGAGCATTAAAGTCAAGGTTGACCCGCAAATTGACGAAGAACATTTAGGAATAGATATTCAAAATCAAATTGATAAGCTAAACAAATTACCAAAAGTAAAAATTGATCCAGACACCAAAAATTTCGGTAAAGATTTGTCAAAGCAAATTAGCCAGAATTTACGTGCTGTAAATCGTGTTCTTAAAACACAACTTGATAGAATGAGTACAAATATAAATTCATTGAATCAGGTATCTCAGGAATTATTTTCTGGAACAGATTTTTCGTCAAACATTCAATCACAAGCTGAAATTGTGAGTTCATCTCTAAAAACCATTGAGGATCATATTTCAACACTGTCAAACATGTTTGAAGCGTCCAATTCTACAAAATTAAAATTGAGTGGATCATTTTCATCTATCGAAGAGCTTGATAATTTGATTGTAGCGGTCAAAGACAATTTATTATCACTCTTTAACGATGGTCCACTAAATGACGACAATGAGTTCTCTAAAACATTTACGGCAGCATTACCATCAATAAAAAAATTGAGGGACATTATTTTCGACATTGAAGAAATATCGGATAATAAAACGGTTCTAACAAAATTAGGAATCGATGGAAAGTCTTTGGTTAATAGCCGCAATAATTTGGAGTTATTATCTTCATTATTGGATACAATTATTGATTATAATGATATTGGAGATATTAGTGGTATTTTTGATGAGCTAAAAAGCACAGAAAACATAAGTAAATATTTTTCAGCTGCCTTATCATCATTAAAGGAATTGGACACAGCTTTAGATAATACATCAAAAAAAACTACCAATATAAAAAAAGATACTAAAATATTTGATAGGTCGCAACTAGATGAAATCAGTAACGCATATTCTGAAGCAATTGGGAATTTGATTAGTAAGCAAAACGCATTCAATAAATCAAAAGAGATAACAATAAATCTTGAAGACCAATTATTACAAAAAACGACAGAAACAACAGCTAAAATCGGAGAACAAGTTCAAAATCTAAAGTCTCTTTTTTCAGAGGTTGCAAGTTCTGATATTGGTAAACAACTTCCTGCAGTTTCAGAATATATGAAATCAAAGGCTGAACTTGAAGCCTTAAAAAATATTGAAAGTGCAAAGAGTCTGAGTTTAAATGTCAATTCAAGTAGTGCCAAAGAATATGAAGCTGCGCTCAAAGGAATCAAAGATCGTATTAACGAATTAGGTAAAGAAGGAGCTTTTGACGGTTTAAATAATAATATTGATGAGAATGAACGTGCTTTTATCAACGCAAAAGAATACATAAAAGATTATGCTTCTGCTCTTGATGAAGTAAAGTCAAAAGGCAAGGATACAAGGCTTCCTCAACAAAAAACTACTGGACTTAACGTATCAAATATTGAAAATTATTCTCAAAAAGTAACCACAATAAAAAATGATCTATATGCATTAAAAGATACCGTTTTCCCTGCCGTCTATTCTGATATCAACAGAACTTATGGTCATTTATTTGATGATTCAATAATTAACGCACAATCATATATTGATAAGCTTAATGAACTTCCTACGGCAGCATCAAGCAAAGCGCCAGCAAAAACTCAACATAGCAAAAAAGTAGAAACTATTGATTCTACAAACATCAAAAATTATGCAACCCTTCTCAATGGAATCCAAGGCGCAATGAACGACATGAAAACCACTATCGTTCCAGGCTTTGATAAAGTGTTGAGCGAGAATGGAAAGAAAATCGCCGATATTGGTGGCAGTCTAGTCAATTATGTAGCAGTATTAAAAAGAGGATTAACCGCAGTTAATCAATCAGAAAAGAACATGGCTGATAAAACAGCGGCGAAGCCATCTATGGTTCCTACTAAGAGCAACGCGCCTGTAAAAAAGCCTACTGCTCAAAGAACACAAGCTGCTAAAGTGACTATTGATTCTAATGAAGTAGTTATTACAGGCGATCCAGTAGATATTCCTGGCAAAGTCGAACTCAAAGATAAGGATATCAAGAGACCTGATCCCTTGAACATCAATGGCGCTGTAAAAATCAAAGCAAGTGATATTAAAATTGATGATGTTGAGATTTCAAAAAAGAAATTTGATATTAACGGTAATCTGATTCTAAAAAATGCTGAGATTGTTGATGCGGCAAAAGAAGCTCAAAAAGCTACTGATAAAAAAGATTCAGATGATGCCGCTTTCTTTACAAAATTGCAAACAGCAGTTAATCGTAAGATCAAGGCGTATGACGGTTTTATAAAAGCAGAGCCGGGAACAAAAGATTGGGTCTCAAAGTCTGGTAAAAATAATATTGCGGATAATAATCTTCTTGATTTGCAGAATCAGGCTACCGCCACTGGTTTATCTTCCGATCAGCGTTATTCTTCAATCATGGGCCAGTACCGAAAAGATATTGATGCTATCAACGAGGCTAAACAAAAGCGCACAAAAATTGAAGAAGAAGCTATCAAGGTTCAGGACAAAGACATTAGTTCTCTACAGAAGTTTATTAAGACAGTCGACGCATATAAAGGTTCTATTGAAAAGGACAATAAAACAGATATGCCTGTCTATGCGAACGTCACGAACATTCGTGGTTCTGCAAACGATCTTTTGAATAGACTTCAAAAGGATACTTCTGGCGACAAAGATCAAGTTGCCATCGATTAGGCTAAAGACAACAAGATTGATGGTGTTAAATCTCTTGTCGATGCTTATAACAAGCTTGGAATCGCTGCTAATGATGCTGGTATTGACGTTCAAGAGTTGCGTATTGATGTTGAACGTATGAATAAGACAGCAAAGGGCAAAACCGAAGTGGCAAACCTCAAGTCTCAGCTAATGGACTATCTTGAGAAATTTCCAAAAGTCAGTAGCGCAATGGGTGATTCTGTTAGAGAATTACAAGCTGCTCTGGCTGATCCAAATGCTTATCAAAATATTGGTAAACTAAAGCAACAGATGGCCGAACTTCGTGCTCAAGCTAAAGCGCTTAGTCTGGAATCTGAAAGTCTATTTGATAAGTTTGAAAAGCTTTTTGGCCAGCATCTGAGCACTATGATTACCATGGCCGCTTTGCACAAGATGCAAGACGCTCTGCGGATCGTATATCAGAATGTAGTTGAAATCGATACAGCTGTTACAGAATTGCGCAAAGTCAGTGAATACGCTGGCAAATCTCTTGAAGAGTATATGAGCCGCGCGTCTGAGCAAGCACAAAAGCTTGGTGTTTCGATTAGTGATTACATCAATTCGACTGCTGATTGGAAGCGCCTCGGTTATTCTGATGAAGACGCCGAGAATATGGCTACCTACTCTACCCTGCTCAAAAACGTGGGAGACAGAATTGATGACGTTAACACCTCGTCTTCGTATCTAATTTCGACATTGCAAGGCTTTGGTTTACTTGCTGACCAGGCAGAGGACGTTGTTAATAAAATTGACGCTGTAGCAAATACACAACCTGTTACCGCAAAAGACCTTGGTGAAATCTTGACTCGCAGTTCTGCTGCTATGTCGGCCGCTAATAATACGCTGGAAGAAACTATTGCGCTTGGTACTGCTGCAAACGCAGTTATCCAAGATGCAGACACGGTCGGTACAACTTTAAAAAGTCTTTCTATGTATCTCCGTGCTGCTAAAAGTGACGCAGAGAATGCAGGTATTGAAGTTGATGGTATGGCCAATTCTGTGTCTGAGCTCCGTAGCGAACTGAAATCTCTGACTGGCGTTGACATCATGCTGGATAGCAAAAATTTCAAGAGTACATATCAAATCATGAAAGAGCTGTCTCAAGTATGGAGTGGTCTGTCCGATGTAACGCAGGCGAACGTCACTGAAATGATTGGCGGAAAGAGAAACGCAAATGCTGTTAGTGCTATTCTAAATAATTTTGACGTTGCTGAATCTTCCATGGAATCTGCTGCAAACAGTGCAAACGTCGCATGGGCTGAGAATGAGAAATACCTTGATTCTATTCAGGGTCGTCTTGCTCAGCTTGACGCATCTTTCCAAGCTCTTTCTACCGATGTACTTGACTCCGGTCTGGTCAAGACTGTCGTATCTCTCGCAACTGGACTTACAAAAGCCGCAGATGCAATGATCAAATTTACTGGCGCTATTCCAATGGGTGCTGGTATCGCAACCTTTATAACTCAGCTGGGTAAACCCAAAATGACGGGTTTCACGATTGTGCCCAGCAACACTCCGGGTGGTGACACGGAACAAGCCTGCGGCGCTTATTATATTAGGTGCTGCAGTGCGAGGGAGTATTTAGTAAAACCGACGAACATGGCAGCGTAAGCTGTGGCGAGTTTGGGTAATTCTCGTCCGGGAACCGAAAGGAATCCGCAGGCAAGCTTCCGGCAAAGTCTTATTAAGCAAACTGTTGGAAGAAGCTTCAGAGAGCATAATGTCGGAGTGGATCTACGTGCGTACAAAACAAGCAGATTCACTATTGGGTGCTCCAAATCACCTACGTGCGTTTAACACAGTAGGCAAAAATTACAGGTGGCATCTCCCCTGCTGTCAAAAGTGGAGAAAACAAATTTGACAGAAGCATTATTATATGATAGTATCAGGAGGCAAATATGAATGAAGAGATGCGCAAGCTTTGCGAGAAATATGCGTGGGCTTGGTATTTTGATCATCCACATCGATTAGAATGGCAGAATAAATATTTCCAGTTACGTAAGAAACTATCTATTGAAGAAAAAACGGCTATGACAGATTATTTTTACAAATGTCAGGCTGAAAACGAAAAGCTTCTTCCAGATATTGATTACTTGGGCCCATTTGAATCTTACTTAATAATAAAAAAAGAAGGATGATTATGCGTGAAGTAAAAACATACACTTATATTTATAATGAAATCGCAAGATTGATCGTCATTCCTGTGATTTTTAAAACCGATAGCTGTATGATGAAAGTCCAGACTCTTATTGATACGGGTGCGGCGGCAAGTTATGTTTCTAGTTTTGTGTCTACCTCTTTAAACTTACAATTAACAGGGAATATATATCACGTTAAATTTGGAGAAAAAGATGCAAATAGGCCTTCTGTTCTTGCAAATTTAATTCTATCGTCTGACATTTATTTTCAGAATCAAGAATTGACTGTTCTCGAAGACGAGCCTCGTGTTTATGATGCTATTATTGGGATGGATATTCTGTCTTCTATGGATTACTCTATAAGTAATTACGACAATCATACTATATTCACCCTTCGTACACCATCTCAGGCTGAGATAAAATACGGAGAACCTGAAGACATTGATTTGCTAATAGACAAAATTGAAGATCAGTTCCTTTCGACATAGTTTATATTGACACTGCTTACAGCGTAAGCTATAATAAAAGTACAATCGCGTATTCAAAATATACGGAGGTATTTTATTATGGCTAGACCCAAAGGAAGCAAGAATAAAGCAAAGGTTCTCGATGGCGTTGATTACGCAGCACAGATTGCTGAGAAAAATACTGCTGCAGAATCTCTCACTGAAGAAATTGCAGCACTCGGCACGAATATTGCCGCGCTGAACGCTGAAAGGAAAGCAAAAGAAGTAGAGCTGAAAAAACTCAATAAAGAGATTGTAAAGCTCGAAAAGAAAAAGGCTGATGCTGATGAAAAGATTGCCGCAGAGCTGAATCGCAAAAAGGCAGAAGATATTGTTGCCAATGCACTGGCCAGCGGTATGACTGCCGAAGAGATCGCCGAACTTCTGAAATAACTGCTGTGCAGCTATCATAATGAACAAGCCCGACTTCCCTACTACTGGGAGGCCGGGCTTTTGCTATTTTTATAAAGACCTGCTAATAAAAGTCAAGTCCCAAAACAAGAAAATTCGCTAACCGACC